ATGGAGACATTAGAAGTCAAGAAGCTGCCGATCATGTCCACGCTTCGTAAGCTGGAGGTCGGTGAGAAGTGCGAGTTCCCCATCGAACAGCGCTCCAGCGTTAACGTCCTGCTGAACAGGATGCGGACGGACAACATGCGCATCGGGTGGGATGCCAAGTTAGAGACTGATACCGAGGCCTTCACGGTACTGGTGACAAGGCTAAAATGAAGGCGTCACTCAGCCCGACGGAGCTCCGGATAGCGGAGCTATACTGTCACGGGTTGATAGACAAGGAAATCTCTGAGCAAGTAAACAAGCCAATATGGACGGTCAGAAACCACAAGCGGCACATCTACCAGAAACTCGGCATATCCAGTACCCACGAACTGGTGCTGTACATGGTATGCAGGTATCTCGGGAAAGAGTGGAACCTGCGGGAGCTACGCCTGCGGGGGCTAAGTGCGTTTCTCGCCTTCCTGCTGCTGTTTACGGCGGTGATGGGCAACTCCCCGGAGCGACAGATGCGCTCTGCAAGGAGGACCAATACCTCGGTGAGGGCACGAGGTGGAGGAAGCGGCCAGAGAAGCAGGACGAGGGAGTGGCTTTAGACCGCTTCGGACGTTCCGAGAGTGAGATCCGTTTCAAGAGCCTGCTCGGCAGGCTGCAGGGTGTCGAGTTCTCCTGGAACCTCTCGGTCAAGCTGCTCGGCGGCGAGAAGAGATTGAAGGACTTGCTCACGAAAGGCAAAATCCACGCCACCAAGCGCGAGGGTGCAGCCAATACGATGTGGCGCTTCAATGCCGTGGAGGTCGTAGCCTACGTCAAACCAGACAAAAGATTTCTATAATGGATGATTTTCAGGTGCCGTCATGGAAAGAGGAAGCTGCAGCCTTTGCGGTTGCATGCGCATCTGTCACGGGAAGCTGGATTTTTCCGGTCGCAGCTATCGCAGTCGGGACGTTTTGCTACCTCAAAAATGACAAAATCAAGAATTTGTGGCACAGACTCTATCGGAAACAAGGTCGTAATAATTACGATATAAAATCGTAAAATATCCAAGTTTCTGCAATCGTATATCAGAATATATGACTATCTTTGCAAAGCAAATAGGAATTGTATTACTCTTAATCAATTTTTTTAATTATGGGATTATTTAAGAAAGCCTCTGAGCTGACGGAGAAGAAAACTATCAGCATCCTCGTGTACGGACAGCCTGGTGCAGGCAAGTCAAGTCTTGCAGTAAGCGCCCCTGGGCCTGTGGCAGTGTTTGACTTCGACGGCGGAATCCAGCGTGTGAATGCCGCACACCTCTCGGAAGTCGAGATCCTCCAGGTGACGGACTGGTCTGAAGTGGGGCAGGCGCTCCAGAGTGATGAGGTGAAGGATTTCAAGACCATCGTCATCGACACTGCAGGCAAGATGCTGTCCTTCATGGACAAGTTCATCATCGCAGGCAGCCGTGACCGTAACCCGACCCGTTCACTGACCCTGAATGAGTACGGCGTCCGCAAGGTGATGTTCAACAACTTCATCCAGCAGGTGCTGACGATGGGCAAGAACCTTGTCTTCATCGCCCACGACCGTGAGGAGAAGGACGGCGAGATCAAGAAGATACGCCCTGAGATCGGTGGCTCATCCGCCGGAGACCTCATCAAGGAGCTCGACCTCGTCGGCTACCTGGAGATCATCGGCAACGACCGTGTCATAAGCTTCACCCCCAACGAGCGCTACTACGCAAAGAACGCGTGCAACCTCCCGCCGAAGCTGAAGGTTCCCGTCATCCTCGACGAGAAGGGCGACATGGCCAAGGATGCCAAGGGGCACGTCATCCGCAACACGTTCCTCACCGACATTATCCGCATGTACACGATGTCGCAGTCGGAGCGCAACAACCAGCTGGCGCAGTACGACACGTTGAAGGAGGTCATCGACGAGAAGGTGGCCACCGTCAAGGATGCGGACTCGGCAAACGCCATGTTCACGGAGCTGTCCGGCCTTGAGGTCATATTCGACAGTGAGCTCTACTGGAAGCAGGTGCTCCATGAGAAGTGTACCTCGCTCGGACTGAAGTATGACAAACTGAGTTCCAAGTACACGTCTGCGGCATGAACAGGGAAGGAATAGCATACAGGATATACCCTTCCCTGCTCGACAAGTATCAGACGCTTCTCAATGCGGAGAAGGATCTGGAGGCTCCGTGGAACATCGACCGCGAGACCGGCGACTACAAGAAGACACTTGCGCAAATAGAGGACGAGGCAACCCAGAGTCTCCTCAACTCCATCAACCGTGTGCCGTTCCATTCGCTGGCCGCCGACAACGGCACTGTGTTCAACGAGCTTGTGGACTGTCTGCACCGTGGCCGTAAGTCGTTCCGTGACGACATCACCTTCAAGACGTTCCGTGAGCACGGGCTTATAGCAGCCCGTTTTCAGCAGCCAGACGGGTCCGTGGAGTTCTTCCACTACGACCTCACAAGTGCGAGGAACATCGCCGACTTCTTCAAGGGCAGCTGCTGTCAGCTCTTCGTCAAGGGGATTCTGCCTACTGCCTACGGCAACGTGGAGCTGTACGGCTACATCGACGAGCTGAAGCGCGACGTGGTATATGACCTCAAGACGACGGGAGGCTACTACACCTTCGGCAAGTTCGAGGACCACTGGCAACGGTTCGTCTATCCGTACTGCCTGATCGAGTCTGGCCAGATGAAGGACATCCTCGCCTTCGAGTATTCCGTGCTGAAGTGGACGAAGCGCAAGTCTCCGGCTATCATGCAGGACAGCGACCTGTGGAACTGGTGCGAAATCAAGCCGTCGTACTTCGACCCTGCCACCAAGCGACAGGTGGATATAGATAAGATACTGGCGTCCGGCGGCAAGAAGGAGAACTACATCGAGCAAATACCACAGTTCACCAGTTTTGACGTGTACGGATTCGACTACTATCCCGAGTTCTATGCCTACGACCATGACGAGTGTGTGGAGAAGCTGACATACATGGTCGAGAGCTTCGTGGAGTGGATAAAGGGACACAGGGACCAGATTACAGACAAGAAGATCTTTAACCAGCTGGAGGCCGTATGACCTCCAGCCCTAAATTCAACAGAAATATGGTAAAATTCGTAGAAGGAATCCCGATTTTCGACAGACCGAAAGTCAATGGTAACGAGCCGTTCCTTAACTGTGTGGCCCGTGCAGTTCGTGAAGTCCGTCCCCGCGTGACGGAGAAATCCCCTAATTCTTTCCTCTTCATTGCCAGCAACGGCAAGGACTTGTCCTTCGGCGTGGCCGGAAAAGAAGAGGATATTCTCAAAGGCCTCGTCAACTTGCTTGACAAGAACGACACCGTGAGAGAAATGCTTTTAACCCATTATAGAAACAAGAAACAACTGGAAGAAAATGGAAGAGAACAAGAACCAGGAGCAGACGCAGGAGCTGTTCAATGAGAACGAGAACAAGGAGGCTGCTGAGGAGCAGCAGGTAGAGAACAAGGAAGAGCAGGCTGAAATCGAGTTCTCCCCGGACATGCTGGACGGCATGAATGAGGAGGAGCGTTCCAACTTCTTCGAGGAATACGGCAAGGGCGTGATGAACCGCTACTTCGACCGTGCGCTGACGGAGAAGGAGGAGAACGCAATGAAGAACGACCTCTATGAGCTGAACCTCGACCTCATGGCCAAGACGGAGGAGAAGGCGGCTGTTGTCAAGAGCCTCGGTGACCAGATCAAGTCCCTGCAGACGCAGATGAACGACGTGACGAGCAATATCCGCAAGGGCACCAAGGAGGTTTACGAGCCCTGCGTGAAAGTGCTCGACCTCAAGAACCACAAGGTGTACTTCTTCGCCCAGAGCGACGGCCACTGCGTGTTCCAGCGCAATGTCACGGGCGATGATCTGGAGCAGTCGTTCCCCTTTGAAACTGTTTACAATGTGATCGACGATGAGGGCAGCAAGGTTGAGCTTATCGTCTCACGTCACGGCGGCTTCCCGGAGGAAGGTGACGAGACCAGCAACGAGGACGGTACCTACACCATGGACGAGGAATCGGTTGTCACCGTGGAGAACCGCAAGATTATCTCCGTTGACCGCCGCGCATCGACGAAGTACGAGCCGAAGGTCGGCGACAAGTTCGACGGTGACGGTGAACACGAGCTGCCTACAGGCTACACAATCTTCGTTGAGGACAGCGAGATTACCGAGGTCTATGAGCCTGGTGTGGAGCGTCCTCAGCCGGAGGAAGAAGAGACAGCGCAGGATTCCGAGGGGGAGGCTCAAGACGCTGGTGGAGAGGAGACTGGCGGCGAATAGCCAGCTTAAACATACTAATTATCGGCGGAGCTGTCCCCTGCGGCTCCGCCTATTTCCCCATTTCAAATAGAATCATATGGCATATTCACTTCGACCCTATCAACAGCAGGCCTCGGATGCAGGCGTGAACTTCTTCCAGACGAAGGGGGACTGGCACGGCCTGGAGGTATTGCCGACGGGCAGCGGAAAGTCCCTTGTCGTGGCCGATATCGCTAACAGGCTCAATGGCGACACGCTCGTCCTGCAGCCTAACAAGGAGATCCTGGCACAGAACTACGAAAAGATGTGCTCCTACGGAAAGGAGTGCAGCATCTACTCTGCCTCGATGAAGCACAAGGACATCAGCAAGATTACCTTTGCCACCATCCAGAGTGTTATGAACGATATCGACTCCTTCGACCACTTCCGGAACATCATCATTGACGAGGCGCACAGAGTGAACCCCAAGGAGGGGCAGTATGTGGACTTTATCAAGAAGACAAAGCGCAAGGTGCTGGGACTGACCGCAACACCGTATATCCTCGGCTCCACCAGAGTCCCGGTAAAAGGTCCTGACGGAAAGGTTATCAAGAACGTGTTTGATGAGCCTGAAATGCAGCGTGGGGCCATCTTGCGCTTCCTGACGCGCATGAAGCCCAAGGTATTCAAGGAGCTGCTTTACTACTGCCAGGTGTGGGACTTGCTTCAGCAGGGCTACCTCGCTGAGGTGAAGTACTACGATGTCACACCTCAGTCGTTCCTTGATGCGAGGTCGAAGCTACAGCGTAACACGACAGGTATGGACTATGACGTGGATAGCGTACAACGCAGCTTCCGTTATGTCGGCATGTACTCATACCTTGTCAGCATCGTGCGGCGGCTGCTCAACGCAGGGCGTAAGCACGTCCTCGTGTTCTGCCATACCTTGTCGGAGGCTGAAGGCCTGACTGGCTGTTTCCAGAACTGTGCCTATGTGTCCGGCGAGACAAACCAGAACGAGCGTGACAGGATCCTGCAGGAGTTCAAGGCAGGCACCATCCGCGTCGTGGCCAACGTCGGTGTACTGACAACAGGTTTCGACTTCCCGGCACTCGACACCGTCGTGATGGCAAGACCGACGATGTCGCTGGCTATGTACTACCAGATTGTAGGCCGTCTGCTCCGTCCGTACCAGGGTAAGGAGCCGTGGTTCATCGACCTGTGCGGCAACGTGCGGCGCTTTGGTCATGTGGAACACCTATGGCTGACCTGCCCGTCTGCCGGAGAATGGCAGGTGAAGGGTTACATCGACGGAATATGGACGCAACTAACAAATATCTTCTTCTGATGGATAAGAAAGAACCTAAGAGGCCGGAAAGGAAACCGTGCCCAAGAGAAATACACAGGATGCTGAGCAGTGACACCATGCGTGTCAAAGACCTGAAGCACCTCCCAATTAGCGAAAAGCAGCTGCAGATGGTATGTGTCGCTGAGTTCCGAAGGCTCTATCCAGAGCTGGCGAACCAGGGGCTGCTTTTTCATGTGCCTAACGAGACTGCCGGGGTGTCTTACTCTAAGCCCCAGATGAAGGCTAACGGCGTGTGTAACGGCGTAGCTGACCTTATCCTGCTTGTTCCAAGACACGGCTACGGTTGCCTGTGCGTGGAATTGAAGACCCCCATCGGTGTGCAGCGTCCGGCGCAGAAAGCGTGGATGAAGGCAGTGCAGGCCGTTGGCCAGAAGTACGTCGTATGCCGATCTGTAGATGACTTCATCAAAGAGATAAACACCTACCTGCGATGAAGATCGAGCTGAACATTTCCATCCTTGACGGGACGTGGTGGTACAAAGGCTGTGCCATGAAGCTCCTGCTGTACCTCGTCGACAAGGCGAGGATCCTCGGCAAGGCTACAGTGGAGTTCGACCGCAAGACCGTGGCCAATGACCTCGGAGAAAGTGAGTGGTCAATCAGAACCGCTTTTGACATGCTCAAAAAGAAGAATATTCTCCACCAAAGTTCCGCCAAACGTGGAGTAGGTACAACTGTCGGATTTACAGGAGATTACGTATGTCTGACGGACGATACTCACCAAAGTTACGCCAAAGTACCCTCTAAGAAGCGTACTACATCACCAAAGTCTCACCAAAGTTCCGCCAAAGTAGAAGGTGGTGTAACTGACGGATTATCAGATGGTTCAGAGCATGACAATAGTACTGTCTCACCAAAGTCTCACCAAACTTCCGCCAAACAGAAAGATAAAGAAACAATAAAAGAAAATTCCCCCCATACCCCCTATATAGAAAATAACAAAGAAACAGAATGTCCTAACGGACGGTTGGCGCCAGGGCCTGTCGGCCCGCCGCCGTTGAACCAAAGGGCACGTCTTTGCTTCGAGGAGGTCTATAGGAGACTGTATAATGCCGAATACTACTGGTCGGCCAAGGATGCGGGACAGATGACGCAACTGCTGAACAAGATCCGTTTCTCGCGTGAGAAGAGGGCGACACCACTGCCGACGGATGACAACAGCCTCATATCAGCCCTGCAGCAGTTCCTCACCTCCATCAACAAGGACTGGATAAGCAACAACTTCTCAGTGTCTATGATTGCATCGCACTATAACGAGATAATTTCTGAACTACGTAACACAAGAAAAAATGGACGACAGAAATCAACTGATTCAGCCACTATCGCCAGAAGGGCTGAGATCGCTTCTAACATCGCTGGCTACGACGAGCAATGGGAACGGGAACACGGCATTGGCGGCGGCTCTGGCCAGTAGCACTCCTCCCTCCCAGCTCTATAAGCAATACAGCCCGGACCTGCAGGGATTCCTCGACGGCAGGGTGCGCGACATCACGCTAATCTCCGACAGGCCTGACGTGCCGACGCTCAGCGAGGTGGCCAGCGCATACGGCAACCAGTGTGTGGCCGTGGACTGGATAAAGGCACAGCTGGAGGTCGTCAACAGCTTCTCCAACGTACAGCAGCGTCTCAGTACCGAGCAGCTGATAGCCATAGGCGAGCAGATCTACGGACTCTACCCGAACCTCAACCTCCTGGAGTTCTCCCTTTTCTGCGGCAGGCTCCGCAGGGGGAAGTACGAGAAATGGTACGGAGCAGTGGACGGGCAGAAAATCCTTGTAAGCCTCGATGCTTTCATGGCAGACCGTACCCGTGACACAATCCGCAGGGAGGAGGAAGAACACGAAAAACGCAGGCAGGATGAGCTGAGCAAGCCTGGTATCAGTGTGGAGAATCTGATAAAGGACCACCCTGGGCAATACCCGTTCGTCGAAAAGCTTTTCAGCAAAGGCAAGGGGCTGGATGGTCTGACGAAGAAGGTGAAGCCCGTAAGGCGCAGGAATAATATGAGCAAGGTGCTTGCTGTCATATCCAAGATTGAGGAGATAGGCCAGCGATGCGTGGAGCTGGATAGATATGGTTTCCAGCCTTTGACTGTCCGCTATGACGACAGCTCCGTTGATATCATCAGCATCGGGTCGTTTCTCGGAAAGGACGGGAAGGTGGAAAGCCGTATGCCTGAAGTGAATGCAAGGACACACTCACTTGTCGGGTATGCTGAACCTGAGTACCAGGATATCCGTATCGACGACCTTGAAGAGACGGATCTAATCAAGATTATCAGTTTACTAACAAAGATAGCAGAATCAAAGAAAAAATGAAAAGACTTGAAACATCAATCGAGATAGAGCACGACCTCAGCGTCATGCTCTACAACTATGACGAGTCACGCATCATCCTCCACGGCAGATGCGACATCGTCCGTGAGAAGGAGAATGTATTCTTCCCCATCCGTGAGGTAGTGGCCAGGGAAGGAGTGGTCACATGCCGATGCTTTGCCGAGGATCTGAGTCCTGCGGACACCGCCCGCAAGCCTGTCTGGTGTGAGTTCACCGTGAAGGAACAGTTGAAAATCCACGAAGCCGTGAAGCAGGAACACTGCCAGCGCAGGTTCGGCGACTTCGCCTTTCGCATCCACGAAATGGGCAAGCTCATGCGCAGTGCCATAATGAATATGGGTAGGCGTGGTGAGAAATACAAGTTCACCGAGAGCGAGGCACCGCGTTTCTACTATAACGGGAACTGGAGGGAGGTCATTGAGCTTCAGTTCCCCGAAGATGACAAGCATTGCATCATGGCCGGCTGGCATGACGACCGCTGTACTGGCAAGGGTGTTAATGCCCGTATAGCCCTTAGCAGCTTACCAATGGAGTGTCAGCAGCAGTTCTTTGTCCTAATGGCCAAACGTCGGGCTGGATTGTATATTTGATTAACTATTTTTAGCAGATAAGATAAAATTAAACCCGTAAAAACTTGCATATTTGATTATTTATTTGTATCTTTGTAGTGCAAATAAGATAATAATCAAACAATTTAAACAGAACAACATTATGAACACTCAGAATTATCAAAACCTCGTGAATGAAATCGAGAAGCTGGTCAAAGAAAACAACCTCGCCAACGAGTTTGGAGTTGTAGACCTCACAGAGCCGGTAGCTCTCAACGGAGGAAAAGAAGAAGTTGTCTCTTTCAATGTCGAGAGTGGCGATGTATATCTTGAATACCCATGCGACTTGTTTTTCGGTATTAATGTTGATATAGAGACTGTCGAGGGTATTCTCAAATCCCTACGCAAACAAATTGCAAGCTAAATTGTTCTGTTGTCCCTCAGCCCCTTCGGGGGCGGGGACTTTCAAAGGACACCAGTAATAACAATCAAAAGCAGGAAAGTCATGAAAGAAGTAAAGTTAATCGAAGACATTATCGCCAGTGCTGAAAGAAACGACATAGACCTCGACGAGTATCTGGCAGAGTATGGAAACCCCGAGTATGTCGGTCTTGTAGCAGATGCTTACCGGAATGCCAAGGAGTGCGGAAGCGACTACCTGACTATCGCCTGTCACCTGCGGGACGATGAAATTGATCCGACACTCGATGCTTTCAGAAAGTTCGGCTTCACCGAGTTTGCCGTCACCAACAAGAGTACAGCCCTCATGGATATGCTGGGCGAGTTTCAGAAGCGTGGCTGGAAAGTCAAGGGGCTGGAGGAAATTCCCGTCAACCGCATCAACTGGTTCAGCAAAGGTGAGAAAAAGTTCAGAACCGAGCTAGCCATGATTATCAACTACAATCCTGAGAAGAACCAAGGTTAATAACCCTTTTAAATAATTATTTATTATGGAATTTTTTAATTTAATCGCATCGAAGATGCAGGACGGTCAGCAGCTGAACATGACCATCCGTAAGAACGGCGAAAAGCTCGTTCTTAGTATGATTCCCGACACGTCTGGAGTCAAGGACAAGGCGGTCTCCTCCCTGGAGCCGTTAGTGATGAACGGAACCCCGCAGGAGTTCGATGAGCAGTTTGAGCAGGCCCTCGCTCCCGTCGAGAAGGCCTTCACCCTCCTGGAGGAGGTGGGAGCTTTCGAGAAGAGTCTCGAGGAGACACGCAAGAAGACGGAGATGGAGACCAAGAAGAAGAAGGAGGAATCCGACCAGAAGCAGGTGTTCATCGACCACCTGGCACTGGCCAAGGAACTGCTCAATGAGAACAAGTTCAAGGATGCCCGCACGGTCATCGCCAAGGCGGAGGCCCTGCCTGGTGCCGACAAAGGCGCATGTGAGAAGCTCAAGAAGGAGGTTGACGAGAAGAGCGGCGCAGGCGGCATCTTCGGAGGCACCGAGGACAAGAGCGACGGCAAGAAGCTGAGTCCAGGCAAGGGCAAGGCACCTGCCGAGAAGAGCGAGGATGAACAGGAAGACGATTCAAACGGTGAGGAGGAATAACTATGGCAGCACTAAACGTTACAGGTCTGCAGCGCGTGTTCAAGCACGGCTCCAAGACACTCAAGGATCCAGACAAGTCCATGTCCCCTGACGAGGTGATGCAGTTCTATGCAGGCACCTATCCGGAACTGACGACCAGCAACGTCCACGGTCCGAAGATCGAGGGCGACAAGGCCGTCTATGAGTTCAAGACGACAGTAGGAACAAAGGGATGAAGAAGAAATGCGAACCGCAGCAACTAAACGACTTCCACTGCTCGCTGTGCAGAGCCGTCGGCGAGATAGGGAAGGACTTCCTGCGCAGGATGGAGGACGAGGGCGAAGAAAACAATCACCCCGTCCTTCTTCCAAGGGAGGCCACGCCTTTGCTTTTCTGAACGAGGGTCTGAAGGATATCCCCATATCCGGCCACCTCGACAAGTATGACATCGACTTCGCAGGCAGCTACAAGGTGATCCGCAAGGCCATGAACCGCTTCCTGGCTCCCCATGACCTCAAGATAACCTACAGGCCCAAGAGGAGTGAGGACAGCGTGAAGCGCCTCGAATACCTCATGGAGAACTTCGAGGCACTGCTGGACCCGATGGGTTTCGGCTGCATGCTCCACAAGGACGAGTACGAGCCTATCCTGGACTGCGCCGTCTATGCCTGCAGCGATGCCATGGACTACACCATCGGCGAGCTGTACGTGAGGCCTGCAGATACACTGCCAGAAACGGAGTCGATGCTCTTCAAGCGGTTCATGTCGTTCTTCTCCAGCCAGACGAACATCGGCCTCGGACTGAACGGCGACAGCTTCTTCCTGGAGGCGCAGGCCGACTATTTCTTCGACGAGTACGGGGATTATGCCAACTTCGACGAGCTCGACGAGGACGAGAAGAAGGACGCTCTCTTCAGAAAGCAGGTCATCACGGACTACAGGACAGGCAGGTACAAGCAGCTGTTCGACGAGATAGACAGCCTGCAGGTCGACGGCGAAGTGCTGGCCAGCGATCTTCTCCACTACATCGAGAAGTACAGGGATGTACCGGAGAAGTCCGACGTGTGGCAGCTGATGAAAGTCCTCTATGAGGGAATTGACATCGCCTATCACATAAACATCTACGACTGGACGTGGAACCCGGAGAGTGACGGCGTCAGCGACGATGACGACAACTACTATACGGCCACGAGCCTGCTCAACTTCATCTTCTACAGCGAGTACGACACCTTCGGGGAGTCCGTCCTCGATGCAGTCAACAACGGCTGCGACGAGATGCTCGGCTGGTGCAGCATGATGACAATCACACGTGACAAGAATTTCCATGACCGCCAGGAGTACTTCGAGTCATGTATCGGTTACGTACCGAAGTTCCGTGACTGGCTGAGGGATTTCTATCAGACAGCAGAAAAGTTTGACACTAATGAGTATGACAACACTGAGAGACCTAATGAGGGCTAACATCAAGCCCACCGACGCCCTGATATTCTACAAGCCGGACGTCGAGCTCCACGGCGACGGATGCTATGTGGAGCACCGTAAGATACGAAACGGGAAAATGGAGGCGGCGCACCCGCTGACCGTCGAGGACTTCTCCAAGCTGGTGGCCACCGTCAGCAAGTACGCCAAGGAGGATGCAGGCAGGACAGCCCTGCACGGCATCATCCCGAAGAACCTGCTCTATGCCTCCAGCGACCTCACGAACAAGCGCCTCGTATGGTACCGACCGCCAGAGAAGCGCAAACTGTACTTCACGAAGAATGCAGGCATCCCAGACGGGGAAATGTGGGTACCAGGAATGGTGTACTTCGCCTCCGGCGGCGCACTGCATGTCTTCGCCTTCAAGGGGCACAAGCCGAGGAACATCCTCTATGAGGCCCCGTTCTTCAATGTCAACAAAGGCTCCGTATGCCTCGGCTCGGCGAAGATACGCAAACCGAGACAGGACACCTACGAGGCGTGGATCGCCTACTGGGAGGAGATGTTCTGGAAGTCGGAGTTCTCTCACATCTACGGCGACAATCCCGTCAACTGCAACCTCGCCGTCATCACCAAGAAATGTATCAAGGAAGGGTGTCCGTTCCCCACCGAGGTGCTGAAACGCAGCAAGACGACACTCTCCAGTTTACTGAAAAGCCCGATATGATGAAAAAGAAAGATACAAAGGACGCACCGCGCTTCATGAGGCACTACGTCCATAACTACATACTTGACCCGTACCATCAGCTGACCGTCAACGTCATCGGCTGCGGAGGAACGGGATCGCAGGTCCTGACTGCCCTCGGGCGTATGAGCTATGCGCTGAAGAAGCTGGGACATCCAGGCCTCCACGTAACGGCCTTCGATGCGGACATCGTGACAGTGGCCAACTGCGGCCGCCAGCTCTTCTCCGAGCAGGAGATAGGTCTGAACAAGGCCGAGGCACTCATCACCAAGCTCAACTTCTTCTTCGGCACGAAGTGGGAGAGCATCGGCGAGTACTACAAGGAGGGAAGCCAGCTGGCCAACATCACGATATCTTGCGTCGACACGGTGGCTGCAAGGCTTGAGATACGCGACAGCCTCGAGCACCCCTCAAACTCACTCGACGAGCAGACTACTTACTACTGGCTCGACTTGGGAAACCTCGCCGACAGGGGACAGGTAGTGCTCGGTACCACGCCAAAGCGCAGCATAGGCCAGCCGAAGGGTCGCAAGGACTGTGTGGCCAAGCTGCCAGATGTGACTGAGCTGTTCGACCTCAAGGCTGTCAAGGAGAAAGACCAAGGCCCCAGCTGCTCGCTGGCCGAGGCGCTCTCCAAACAGGATCTGTTTATCAACTCGACCATTGCCAATGCCGGCATGGCCATCCTCTGGAAGATGTTCTCCATCGGTTATCTCGATGTGCAGGGAGCGTTCCTCAACCTTACAACCATGCAGATGAATCCAATCAAGATTACCGAAAGAAAGTAACGGTTTACTTCTTTGTTGAAGTGGACTTTTCTGCTGTGGCTGCACCTCCCGTGAAGGGCCGTGCAGTCCTTCTTTTTACCCGCTTGTAAATATGATTAACTCATTTTAACGTATTGGATTATAAAATAATATCGTAATTTCTTGCATATTTGATAATTTCTTTGTATCTTTGTATTGCAAATAAGATGATAATCACTCTAAAAAAGTCCGAACAAATGGAAAAATCAAGCAAACAAACGCTCTCACAGAGCACTGAAGCACAGCCTAAGTCTTCGACAAAAGGCGTATTCACCGGCAGTCCCGGTGACGTCATCGTCAAAGTTATCTGCATCGTCCTCGGCATCACAGCCCTGGTAGCAGGAGTATGGTCTGGCACATGGCACAATGTCATGTTCGCCGGTATGTTCTACGCAATCTATCGTGCCGTCAAATATGAGGAGGACAAATAATGGAAGGCGGATCTAATATCAAGTTGCTCGGCAAGGTCGGGCATCCTGAATACATGGCAGAATGGGAATATTTTGACTTCTTCGAGCGCAAGAAGGTTGTCGAGCGCTCATGGCCGAAGAACCCGGGAGAGGTACAGCAGTTTCGTGAGAGCTTGGCCACCCTCGACTTCAACACCTTAAACAAGGGAACGAAGCTCGACGGCCATAAGATTCTCACGGCCATACGCATCTACAAAGGCGACGAGATTATCCACGACCGCTATTGCCAGTTCCACGAAAAGGAGGCTTTGAATGTCTTAGCAACAAAAATAACAAAGTTCAAGAAATAACTTTTAGCTTATGGAAACCAAGAAAATTGAAATCTCGCAAGAGGATGCTCTGAAAGCACACGACAATGCTTCAGACGAAGGGAAAGAATTGCTGGAGAACCTCTTCGGCAAGGATCTATTTGTAAAAAAGGACATCACCGAGCGCATCAAGACATTTGACGATGCTTATCAAGCGCTTGGGGAAAATCATCCCTATTGCAGAGCCTTTGACAATTATGGCTATGCCGTCAAAGACACTGATGTGAAAGATGATAAGGACATTTGGGCTTTCCTCAAACTCCGAATCATCTGTGCCGCCCTCAATGAAGGTTGGGAGCCTCAGTTCACCGTAGATGAGTATCGCTACTATCCCTGGTTTGAGCTCTTCACACAGGAGGAGATCGACAAGATGAGTAAGGATGAGAGAGGCCATGTGTTGGGCCGTTCGTACAACTACGCGTATGCGCACGCGTGTGTGGCTTACTCGAACACGAATTACGCTTCGCCGTACTCGCTCACGAACTACGGCGCGCGTCTCTGCTTTGTCAAGAGAGAGTTGGCCGAATATGCTGGCAAGCAGTTCCTCGATATTTGGGCTGACTTCATTTGGCCAGAATCAGAAAGTGAGAAGAAATGAGCCAGAGAAAGCCAGTGTCATTTGACGAACTTCTCATGCGTGAGAAAGCCACGAAGCACAAGAAGGTGCAGGGTCACCAGGAAAGCGATATCCAGATTTCCTGCGTGAAGTGGTTCAAGCTCCAGTACCCGAGGTATGTCATCTTCGCCGTCCCAAACGGTGGTACCAGAGACAAGAAGGAAATGATTTGGATGCTCCGTGAAGGAATCCTCCCTGGAGCTGCCGACCTCACCATCTGCGGAGACAGAGGGAAAATCCTCTTCGTGGAGATGAAGACCCAGACAGGAAAGCAGAACCAGAACCAGAAGATCTTCGAGCAGAAGGTAACGGAGCTCGGCTTCCAATATGTCGTCTGCCGTTCACTGGAGGACTTTATGAAGACCGTACGCGAGTGGGTGAACAAGATACGCTGGGAATAAAGATACTACTACAATGGACTTATCATTAATGTCAATCCTGTTCAGCAGCGAGGTCAAGAACGCCGGATTTGTCGGCCTCCAGATGGTTTTCGACCCGAAAGGAAAGAACGCCATCGCCATGGTCGAAGCTCCTGGAGGAGACTTTGAGGGGCTGGCCAAGGCCATCGGAGCCTCTATCAGCACAGGGAACGGCAAGGGAGACTTCGACATGATCTACGACCTGTTCGCCCGTATCGTTCTCGAAGGAGCCAAGGGAAGGCCGGACAGGATGCTGAAGCTTGCAAATATTATCAAAGAATCATATGAATTATAATTATGAAGGAAAAAATCATTAACATCGGAGTGGATATAGAAACCCTCTCGACTCTTCCCACTGCCGCCATTGTCTCCATCGCGGCTAAGGAGTTTTCTCTGGATGAAACCGACGATAACTATTTCGTCAAACAGTTCAAGGTAAACATCAACGCTACGTCATGCGCTCTCAATAACTATCATATTGAGACGGAAACATGTCAGTGGTGGTCGGAACGCTCCGATAGTGCAAAGGATGCAGTACTTAACGGCGACCTAAAGAATATTAAAGATGCGCTGCAGATGTTCCGGAATTGGGTACTGGAAACACTGGAAGAAAGTAAGTCTGACGAGGTTCACGTCTGGATGCAAGGCACCGACTTCGATGGCTCCGTCCTACGCTATGCATTGCGTAAGGAGTTCCCGGAATTGGGACGCAAGGCAGTGCCTTGGAAGCATGACGCATTGCGTGATTCCCGCACCTATATCCTTGAAAGTGTTCGTCTTTTGTACGGCGAGGTCGAAGACCCATATTCGGTGATACCAAAGCCGAAAAACACCCTCATCTTTCATGATCCTATGGGTGACGTGGACCAGATGATTTGGAACATCCAATATATCCATAAAGCGCTTAAAGAGAAAGTCAAACAGGTTGTCGATTTCGAGCGCGGAGAAGATGATTCAGCCCCAACAATTGATAAGAAAGGAGGCCAGTCATGAAGAAGTCGCTAAGAGGAGGTACCATAATGATGATGGCAGCTGCAATGATGGCAGCCAGCAATAATCATTTCGACCTCCGTCATCCTGCAGAGGTCAAGCCCCGTGACAATACGAGGGCAAAGAAGCTCTACCATGTGGACTGCCAGGAGCATGAGTTCATTATCCACGGTGAGTCTATCATGGCACGCAACCACAAGACAGCCTTGAAGATTTACGCCAACAGGCACAAGAGTGAAATTCATAAATAACAATTTGTTCGGAGCCGTCTGCCGGCCGTGAGGTTCGTGGACGGACATTTTAAGATTATTCATTCATCTAAAAGCATACAGAATATGAAATTTACAGCATCAAGTTCTGCCCTCGGCGCAAAGCTTATCGCCCTCGGCAAAGTGATCAACAGCAAGAACTCCCTTCCGATACTGGGAGACATCATGTTTGAAATCAGCTCCAGCGAGCTGCACCTCATGGCCTCGGACAGCGAGATATGGATGCAGACAGGTATCGAACTGACGGAGGCGGACGGTGACGGTGCCTTCGCCATCGGAGCGCACGACATCATCGAAGCCGTCAAGGGTCTGGCAGAGCAGCCGCTTACCTTTGACGTCGACACTGTGAAGAACGTCGTCAAGATCAACTACCTCAACGGCCAGTTCTCCCTTCCCATCGAGAATGCCCTCGACTTCCCGAAGCCTGTAGCGATATCCGGCGACGTCCATAAATCTCTCGACAAGGGTATCTTCAACGAGTGTATCAACCGGGCCTTCTTCGGTGTTGCCCAGGACGAGCTGCGGCCAGTTATGAACGGTGAGTATCTTAACTTCACGCCAGAGCATATGGATATCGTAGCCAGTGACGGTCACAAGCTAATACGCAACAGACTCACACAGGTCAAGAGCGAGACCATCGGCGCGTTCATCATGCCGAAGAAGGTTGTCTCCTTGCTTCGAGTCACATCAAACAAGGAATCAGGGGAGGTGCAGATGCACTTCGACGATCGTAACTGCTGTATGACCTACGACACAACGGTCATCACGTTCCGTCTTATCGATGGCCGCTATCCCAACTACAACTCCGTCATTCCGGAGGGCAACCACAACCAGGCACGGGTGGAGCGCATGGCACTGCTGTCAGCATTGAAACGTGTCATAAACTTCTCAAACATCTCCAGCTATCTCATCCGCTTCACCTTCGATGGTGGCAAGATCCAGCTGGATGCCGAGGACTACGACTTCTCAAAGACGGCCACCGAGACCGTGAAGTGCGAGTATGACGGACAGAAGATGAGCATCGGATTCAAGGGTTCCACCTTTGTGGAAATCCTCAGCAACTACACATGTGCCGAAGTTGTCATCCAGCTCAAAGATCCGACGCGTGCCGCACTCGTCGTCCCTTCAGAGCAGAAGGAGGACATCGAGGTAGTCATGCTTATCATGCCAATGTTGTTAAACGATAAATAAACGCAGAATTATGGAAAATCAGAATGTGTTACAGCCGATATTCGGCAATGAGGTGATTATCACCAAGGTAAAGCAGAAGGAAGTAGCTGAGGCTCTTGTCAAGAAAGTCCTCGACGGTAACGTGTCGCCCATCAACGCCTACGTGCAGCTGAAGGGTGTCGCTGATGCACTGACTGCAGCCATCAAGGATCCGAACCTTGTGGACCAGGTTCTCACGGAGCGCATGAAGTGGGGCAAGGAGACCCCCGTGTTCCATGGTGCTATCGTGGCCATCAGCGAGGGAGGCGTGAAATACGACTTCGATGGATGTGGCGACCCGGTGTTCAACGACCTTGCCGAGGAGAAGGAGAAGCTGGACGAGAAGATCAAGGAGCGTCAGAAGTTCCTCATGGGCCTGCCCGAAGAGGGTGCCGTCATCACCGACACCAGAACAGGAGAGACCTGTGAGGTCAGACGTCCGTCCAAGACATCGTCCACAGTTGTCCGTGTAACCTTCCCAAAGGAGTAGAGAATGACCAAGGTAATCCTCATAGGTCCTGACAACTGGCAGTATAACCAGCTGAGCATCGCCAGGCATTACGGAGGCATCCGTATCGGTGGAGAGGAGTACTTCATCGACGGAGCCTCCAACTACCTTGTCCGACATGACTGGGTAGGTGTTGTAAAAGCCGCAGGCATTGAGAGAACGAAGTTCCTCATACGCTCCGGCTATAAGACAGCCTCTGGCGCGATGGCCGTCATCCGCAGGGATAAGGCTGAGGAGAAAGCCAGGAAGAAGACACATGATGACAGACAAACCAAACTCTTTTAGCTATGGCAAAAGGTAAAGCACTCTACCAACCAGAAGGAAAGGCTGCTGAATACAACCGCTGGGCAGCGAACTTCTTCACCGGCTGCTCCCATAACTGCGACTACTGCTACCTAAAGCGTGGCAGTCTCGCCCGCGTCTGGGACACCAAGCCACATCTGAAGAAGTGCTTCAAGAACGAGCGCGACGCGCTGGAAGTGTTCAAGAAGGAGCTGCTCGACAACCGCCTCCGTGTACGTGCGGAAGGTGGCGTATTCTTCTCCTTCAGCACCGATCCCTGCCTGCGGGAGACGTTCATGCTGACCCGCAGGGCAGCGCTGCTGTGTCTCGACTGCAGTATTCCCGTCACTATCCTCACCAAGCGGGCAAGTTTCCTCTCAGAGCGTACCGGCAGTACCTATGAGGACGAGCTGTTTGGGGAGGAGGACGAGCGGGATATGTTCGACCCTGCAGTACACAAAGGACTGCTGGCCGTCGGCTTCACGCTGACAGGCCACGATGAAATGGAGCCCGGGGCATCGCCCAATGATTCGCGTATCGGTGCTATGGCGTTCCTCAAGGACCACAATATCCGCACCTTCGCCTCGGTGGAACCAGTCATCGACACGAAGGCATCCCTGAAGGTGATCGAGACAGCCGCACCGTTCTGCGACCTCTTCAAGATCGGGCTGCGTTCCGGAGTCGCCAAGGACTACTACGACAAGAAGGTGACTGACAAGGACGACTTCATCAGTCTGGAGCAGTTCATGGCCAAGGCCTCAAACATCATCCTCGACGCGAAGAAGAAGGTTTACTGGAAGGAAAGCATCCGTAACAAATCCTTCGCCGCCAAGTATCTAAGCGCACCGATATCAGTCAGTGCAACGTATAACCTATTCAACAGATAATATGATGTCATACATTCTAATATTTGCAGGTGGAGTATTCTTCACCGTCATTGCAGAGTTCATCGCCGTGTATTTCTATGGCCGCAAGGCTGCTAACAAGAAGGCACAGGAACAATGAAGAAAGTGAGTTTAGTAACAAGAGTATTAGCCGGACTGCTGGCACTCCTGCAGGCCACGGTCGTTCCTCCAAGCATCATCCAGATGGTGACTACCAGACTGGAGCGCAGGTACAAGAGGGAGAAGGAGTTTGAAGAGCAAGAACGGCTTAACCGTAAAAGCAAGAAGAAAAGATGAAAGCACTGAGTATCATACAGCCGTGGACGAGCCTTATCGCCGTCGGCATCAAGGACATCGAGAACCGTACATGGAGGACCGGCTTTCGTGGTGAGTTCCTTCTCCATGCTTCCGCGAAGCACCTGAAAGAGGGGTGGAACGCGCTGACAGACGAGCAGAGGAAAGCTGCAGAGAGGCTCATCCAACCCTTCGGCACAGTCAATGATGTCAAGCTGCTGCCCGTGTCTGCCATCATCGGCAAGGCACGGCTTGTGGACTGCGTCCAGAACCACCCGTCCGTATGGGCTGAGAAGGGAGTGTGGAACTGGGTGCTGGCAGACGTACAGCTGTTCGACAGGCCCATCCTCAATGTGAAGGGTAAGCTCGGATTCTGGGAGTTTGACGATGCCATCCTGAAAGACGTGAAGCCATGTGCCGCCTCGACCATGTTTTCACGAGTAATAACAACCCCGAAAAACTGAAAAGTAAGATTATGAAACTGTTTTTATTCGACTTAGAGACAACAGGAACGGACGCCATCAAGAACGGCGTCCACCAGATTAGCGGCAAGATCATCATCGATGGTGTCGTCCGCCAGTGTTTTGACTTCAAGGTACGTCCCAAAGACGGTGCCGAGTACGACCCGAAGGCCCTGGAGGTCGGTAAGGTGACACGCGAGCAGCTGGAGGCCTACCCTCCCATGCACGAAGTGTTCGGGCAGGTCATGATGATGCTCGACCAGTACATCAACAAGTATAACAAGTCCGACAAGTTCTTCCTCCTGGGCTTCAACAATGCCCATTTCGACAACCACATGTTCCGGCAGTGGTTCACCGACAACGGCTTCAAGTACTTCGGTTCCTACTTCTGGAGCAACAGCTTCGACTGTATGGTACTGGCCACCCCGTTCCTCTGCGAGCGACGGGCCTCGATGCAGGACTTCAAGCAGTCCACCGTAGCAGCTGCGCTTGGTATCTCCATCGATCCCTCCAAGCTGCACGATGCTTCATACGACATCGAACTGTGCCAGGCAATCTATGACAAGGTCTGCGGGAAATACTAAGGCGAAGACAGACGGGATCTCCATCCTCTGCAAGAAATGCACAAAGCTGAAGGAGTGCCAGAAAGACAGGACGAAGACAGCCTTTATGGCCTGACTTACTGCAGTGCCTTCGACAGCAAGGACAAGGAGCCTCGTCTGTTCCCATTAAAATAAAAGTTATGGAACAGTACATACCAAAAGCCGCTGTAGTAGCGGAGATAAAAAAGAGAATAAAAATAAATAAAGAATGTATGCTTGGCTTGAGAAATCTCGACTACTACCAAGGTAAAGTAGATGCACTCAAGGATACAATTTCTTTCCTTGACCACCTTGAAGTGAAAGAGGTGGACTTGATGACACATACAATTATAGCAGAATGTTGCGATTGGCTTGCAATGAATACTAATCTTAGTCAGGATGAAATAGAAAGTTGTCGCAACTTAATGCTTACAGTAAAAGAAGAACAATGTAAAGCACAGAAAAGAGAATAATATGAGCAAAGCAGAAGAAAGGGCAAAAGAAAGATATAATATCGTTAGAGGCGATGATACACAAGAGACCTCTGGTATTGATATGCAAGGGTCATCAGATTTTATCGAAGGCTACCGCCAAGCAGAGGAAGACCTTGCGCTGACATGGGAGGACATAGATTGGATTGTTGGAGAGGCTGTGTGCCGTGTTTCAGAAGACAGCGAGGCGGAGCAAATTTGTAAAGAAGTGTTGAAACGATTTAAAGAAAGGAAAGGAAAGTAATATGGAAGCAATTGAAGTCAATATGAGCCGTGTTCTCTGTGAAGCACTTTGTCAAAAAATTAGGAGACAATGAAGGAACGATTGCCAAGAAAGCTGAAAAAGGAAATGCCGAAGCTCCGCAAGGTCGGAATGATGCAAATGCAATTTGGCACAAGAAAAGGCTTTGGCTTAAACAAATGGACGTGGAAACTCTATGCCAGAGTTTGTAGATATCTGATGAAGAGCTACACGGAATCTTTTCCACCGATTGGACCACAGCCAACAAAAGGAAATAATAACATTCTATATAGAGGGTATGAAGACGAATACGGACATATTTGGTAATGAGACAAGCAAGAAGGACTCCCTGCGCGAACAGTTTGGTGCGAACCCTTTTACGGTGTTCGACACGAAGGAGCAGTCGTGGCGCGAAAGGAAGCAGTGGTGGAACAACAAGGGCATCCTGCCTCCGCTGGAGCCCATGCAGTCCAAGAGCCAGGCCAACATAGCCGACGAGAGGCTCATCAAAGGTGCGTCAGTGTTTGACCCTGTATTGTGTGAGCTGATGTATCGCTGGTACTGTCCGGAGGATGGATCCATCATCGACCCCTTTGCTGGTGGCGCTGTCCGTGGCATCGTGGCAAATTACCTCGGTCGGCACTATACTGGTATAGACATTCGTCCTGAGCAGGTGGCCTGCGACATCGACCAGGCTTCACGCATCCTGCCGGAAAGCAAGCAGCCGGAATATATTGCTGGCAGCAGCAACGTGGTTCTTTCCGAAATGATAATGGCCAATCGGAGCTTTGACATGCTCTTTACCTGTCCTCCTTACTTCAACCTGGAGGTATACTCGGATATCGAGGGCGACCTGTCTAATATGGACTGGCCGTCGTTCATCGGCACTTACCGCAGCATCATCCGTAAGGGATGCAACCTGCTGAAGAAGGACGCTATGGCTGTTATTGTGGTAGGTGAGGTGAGAGCAAGGAATGGTGCCTTGTACGGACTTGTACCAGCTACCGTCAACGCCTTCACGAGTTGCGGGATGCAGTATTACAATGAAGCAGTTCTTGAAACTCCTTTTGTTAACGCATCGAGACGTGCCTCCAGCACTATGAGACACGGCAAGCTCGTCAAGGTGCATCAGAACGTGTTAATGTTTAAGAAACCCTATTGATATGAGAAGGACAGAACTGACAGTCAAGTACGTTGATACCATGCCTGAGACGAAGGAGGAAGGCATCCTGTATATCTCCAAGACGCACGGGCTGGCCATCCACCTTTGCGCTTGCGGGTGTGGTGAGCAGGTAGTGACGCCTCTCAACGGCAACTGGCCATACTGGCACAATAAGACGGGAGGCTGGGATTTCACCGAGCATGAGGACGGCACGGTCACGTTGTCGCCGTCCATCGGCAACTTCCAGTTCCAATGCAGGTCACACTACTTCATCCGTCGCAACAAGATAATATGGGTATAGGTAATTGCTGGAACACCTGCAGGAAGTAGTCCGGCAGGAAAAACCAGCTCATCATTCAAGATAGAAACATATGGATACAATCAAGGAACTAAGAGAAAAAGTACAGGAGCTCTACAAAAAGCTCCACAGCCAGAATATCCACCAGTACACCATCGACTTCTTCGATGATCTTGACGAGGAGATTTTCCTGCAGGAGAGCGGAGAGGGTGGTGTGGAGAACAGTACATTCTTCAGTGCGGAGTCATACAGGATATGCAATCTGCTGGAGATCATCGACAAGGAAACTGAGGACTATATCCTCTACGAGCGTCTATTGGAAATCATTGATGAAGGAAGGAAGTTATGAGAACGGAAGAATTGATGCAGAATGACTGGGTGCGACTCGTCAAGGTACCCATTTACTGCAAGGTAAGAACCATCTATCCGGACTGCCTTATGGGTGAGTGCGGTGGCGGTGGTCACTTTGAGCAGAAGATTGGCCACTTCTGTCCCATCGTGCTGACACAGGACACCATCCTTTGCACCTCGTTCTGGCTGAAGAAGAAGAACGTGTTCTGCAAGACCGTGCGTGGCGTGGCCAGCTTCACCTACGAGCTGCCGGACGGCAGGCTGACCGTGACGATGCAGGAGACGGGCATCACCAACACGCACTTTATCGCCTTCATGCACGAGCTGCAGCATCTCTACCTCCACTATACCCACCAGGAGCTGGAGGTCAATATGCCCTACAGCAAGCGCAAGGAATACAACAAGAGATACTACGGGAACAAGAAGGAGGAGGGCTATGAAAAGAAATAGCAAAAAAAAGGCAGCGTGCTTTATCCTTGGCCTCTTCTTGATGTCCGTCGGCAGTTTCATCGGAAACGATGTTGTAAACCTCGTTGGCTGCACATTCTTACTGGCCAGCCTGCTATTCTTCTGAGCCATGTTCTTCGACCTGACGAATGACGCACAGCGCCAGCAGTTCCGTGAGTATGTCGAGCGGTTCCTGAAGAAAGGCAGTGTGGTACGGCTCACCGACGAGCAGCCGAGGACGCTGGAGCAGAACAGCTTCTTCCAGGTGCTCGTCACCTACTTCGCCAGCAAGTCCGGCATCCACCCGAAGATGGTGAAAGAGCTGATAAAGGTCGTCATCTGTCCCGACATCTTCATCAGGGGCACCAGGCTCCGCTCCACTGCCGATCTGACAAGCACGGAGATGCAGACCGTCATCAGCCGGTTCCAGAACTACGCCGCCATCGAAGCAGGAATCGAGCTGCCGGAGGCCAGCAAGTACAAGACGGTCATCGAGGCTATCAGACAAGTGGAGAAGGACAGGGACTTCATTCAGCAACCGTCCATCAGATGGAAACCGAAATAAGCGTTATTGTTATATAAGTAACCAGTGAACGCCTGCCGCGAGGTCCGCAGTCACACGCATTTTTACATGGAGAGTCGTCCAGCCGAGAGGCCAGGCGACTTTTTTCCTTTGCTCTGCATTGCATATTTGATTAACTCTATTTAACGGAAGTTTTTTCGTAAAAGCTTGCATATTTGATTATTTTTTTGTATCTTTGTATTGCAAATAAGATAATAATCAAACTTTAAAAACAGAACAGTTATGAACACTCAGAACATCAACAACAGCGAGAATCAGAACCGCGTGAACAACTCCAAGACCAGCTTCTACAGCAAGCGTCTTTTCATCGCCCGCGCCACGGCTATGATGCGTAACAACCACATGACCCGCAGCGAGGCTTTCAAGAAGGCCTGGGAGATAGTGAAGTTCTACCGCCGCCTGCTGACCGAGACCAGCGTATCGTTCATCTACATCAAGAAGGACGGCAGCTACCGCAAGGCCACAGCCACGCTGACCGATCCGATGCGCAAGGAGAACCCCTACTGGAAGGCCAACGAGGTAACGTTCCCTTACTATGACGTGAACTGCAACGGCATCCGCTCATTCATCTGCGCCAACTTCGTGAAGTGCTGCTAAACACCCCAGGGACATGGAACAGGTAATGAAGAACCGGCAGGCGAGCCTCGACGACGTCGTGACGATCACCTGCTACAACAAGACCGAGCAGAAGGTGAGGCGTGAGGCCCTCGCCTTCTACTTCGAGGCAATGATGTGCTGCGAGGGAGCCGAGCGGGAGAGATACACGAACATCTACCAGAAGCTCATGCTCGGGCGGATGGAGTGCGACGACAGTGACAAATTCTAACCAATGACCGATATGAATACCCAGACATTTACAGGCTTCTGCCAGAGGGTAGCCCAGCTGATGGACCTCGACCTCGTACCGATGAAGGACGACGCGCGCCAGGCCAGGACCAGCGAGGCTACCGTGAGAGTACCCAACCCGAAGGTCACCGTCGACTTCTCCAACTGGACGGACAGGGACGGAGGCCATCCCAACTACATCGCGGAGTTCTACGACACCGCCACGAGGTTCTACCTCGGTGCCATCCAGACCTGGTACGACGAGAGGACGGGCAGACAGCGCTACGAGCATTTCGAGATAGGTGTCAGCCCCTCCGGCCAGTACGACGGGGAGAACAACCCCGTGGAGGGTGACGGCGAGCTCTGGCAGTTCTACGATGGCGTGAGCCTCGCATGGGCCGTCAAGTCCTTCCAGCTGGGAGGATCCAAGGACGGGCGCAAGCCGATCCGCAAGTGGTAGTAAAGTTTCACCATATAAGTTCTGTTGACAGGCGGATGCACTCCTTCGTGGATGCGTCCGCCTTTTCGCGTGCCTCCGCAGGCCTGCTGGATTGCAAATTTGATTAACTTTGTTTAACGAAAATAATTCCGTAAAAACTTGCATATTTGATTACATTTTCGTATCTTTGTATTGCAAATAAGATGATAATCAAACAATTTAAACAGAACAACATTATGAATTACAGCTCGAATTACAACCCCGACAAGATCGAAATCCTCGTTTGCGATTTCCAGTACTACAACCAGAGTCCCGACCCCTCTGAGCGGGAGCTTGCAAAGGTCGTCCACGACCAGCTCATGGAGCTTATGAGTGAGGAGGAACTCGCCAAGCGTACCAAGGAGTATGAAACATGTTCTTAACCGAAGGAGGATTCAATCATGACAACAATCGACTATCAGAACGACATCTGCATCTGGTTCATTGAGGGCCAGGAGATAGGACACCGTGAACATCACTTCGACTGGGCCGAGGGTGACACGATAACCACTGACGGCAAGAAGACGGAAATCTACGCCATTGTCAAGAACACCCCGAACAACGTGGATCTGATGTATGAAACGTTCCATGCCATTGATGGACTCTTCCGTGGTGCAAAGATGCAGAAGAAGTTCTTTGCCAAGGAACTGATGGAACAGCTGAAGAACCCTTCGACTCCTTCCAAATGGTTTAAGGGTATCAACTTTGAGGAACGTGACACCCGCTCCATTCTGCAAGAGAAATACAAGGAAGTGAATGAGAAGACGTTTGACCGGGCCTTTGAGGTAATCGATGAATACCTGGAGGATGTTGAAGAATAACCCTAAAAAGCAATACAACTATGGGAGAATATGCAAGAAGAATCTCTGACGGCCAGAAAGTCAAGATTGGAACCTGTGAGGAAATGTTCGCTTGCAGGTATGAGCAGCTGAATGAAATTGAATATGAGTACCGCACTGACGGCCTCCTCTGGCGCATCCCCATGCCCGAGGAGGATGGTATCAAGCCAGGGGACTTTGAATATCCGATAGTCCGCAAGGACCACATTCCTTGGGACTTACAGATAAAAGAGCAATACCTATCTGACAAGGATGTAAAATTCCTGACGGAGCATCATGGAAACCGCCAGTTGTGGGACCAAAAAGACGGCTTGCTGGTGAACCTCAGATGCTATCACGGGTTATCACTGCCGAAATCTGCAGAGGGAATGTGGGCCCACTGGAATGGCAAATCAAACCCTCTGTATCTTGCCTATATAGGCAATGAAAAGAAGGAAATGGAGATCACTGTCGAGTGCCGAGTTTGCCGAAAGAGCTGGTCATTCGGCTTCAACGAGATTGCTCCGGCCATCTGCTCCCTCTGGATGAAACTGCGACTTTGGCATATCTGCACAGAATATTGGTACAGCCGTGTGGAAAAAGACTATGATGCCAAGCCTCACGACATAGCCCTCGAAGGTATTGGAAAGCGCCTCTACCGGCTGACAACCAACGAACAAGGAACTTTCAGATTGCTCCGTTTCAATAAAAATGATAACTGCTGGACGATTGAGAAAGAAGGTTCTTGGCCGGAGGTAAGAACTAAGTTGCTGCAGGTGCTTCCATATAACATCAGCACAAGTTCGATGAAAGAAAGATACCTCAAAGGAAATGACGGAGTATGAAGAAGCTGATTATCGACGTGATGTTGTCTGGGGGGGGTAAGTTCTACTGCCAGCTTGAATACAGATACAATCCCCTTTTCAAGCTCGACCTCTCTGATGTAGTGAAGTTCGCCTACGAACAATGCCCCAGCCTGAAGAACAAGAAGGGCGTGGTACTGGTAATGGATAAGAATAACAAACGAGTTTTTATATAGTAATTATGGCAAAGAAAATAGAAAGCAAGTTCCTCGTTATCGAGGCAACAGGAGAAGAGTTCATGAGTATCGGCTTCGGTTGTGGCCAGGTTCAAGACCTCGGAGTGGTGAACGGAGGGGTCTTTGACGGATTCAGCGTAATCAATGTAGAGCCTGGAGGCATGATGTGTTGTGATAATTGCAATACTGGAATACTTCCTGCAGACACCTGCTATTATGTGGCGGTTCTTAACCAGGTGATGTGTAAGGATTGTTTCGAGAGCTGGCACAAATACGCTAAGTACTATCCGGAGGACGTTCCCTTTGAAAAGAGGAACTACGACAGAGTGGCTGGTAAACTGGATATCGCAAGGATAGGAATGACGGTATGACGTAAACAAAGAAAAAAACAATATGGATAAGATAGAAAATACAAGTATCGCAAACAAGGCCATGCTCTGCTTCGCTGCGGAGTACGCCCGTATGAACTGGTACCTGGAGGGCTGGCTGAAGCCGGACGACTTCTGGGGCAACGAGTACGACAGAAGGCTCCATCCCGACAAGCCGCAGGTGGTGCGCGTCAGCTACGTGGCACCCGTCTTCGAGGAGGACAGGGAGGAGCTCTACTACTGGAGCATCCCAAGGGTGGAGATCGACGGCCACTTCGGCAACCCGCGCATCTGCGTCGTCGACAGGGAGAGTAACTTCTGCAGCCTGTCCTATGACAGGGACACGGGCGAGTTCAAGGAGGCGCAGGCCTGGGGCAGGAACGGCATCGACCTTGCAACGAGCGTCAAGGTTCAGCTGGATCGTATCATCATGAGACATAAGGACGGCCATGGCACTGGAGAAGTTCGAGGATAACGAGTACCCGCTCACCGAGCAGGGCTCCTTCCGCAAGGGATCGTACAGGGGGCACGCCTACTGCTTCCGTTTCCGGAAGTTCAAGGGCGTCACGGTGTACGTCAAGCGTACGGACAGGGACGTGCAGCAGGTCTACACCAGCGGCTATGCCGATATCGCCACCCTGGAGCGCGTGGCAAGGAGCAGGATAGACCTCTACATCAAGGGTGAGGAGCAGCAGAGGCTGCGCTCGGAGGCCCTGAAGGGCTTCGTCGCCAGGTGCAGGGACAACAGGAACGGCTTCTGCCACAGGTGCCCGCCGTACAAATGCTCCTCCTGCAGCTGCAAGGGCAAGCACGACTTCCTATGGGACTACGACGAGAAGCATGGCCTGATGCACACCTTCGGCTAAACCACTGGCGGGGGCCGGGATTATTATCTATTTGCAACTGGAATGTTCTGTTACCCCGCCACGGGCAGGCTGTCACTACCGACGGTCTGCCTTTCTTTGTCTATGAAGTGGACGTAAAAAAAGAAAGGACGAGCTTCACAGCCAGTCCTTTTTTAAGCAAATAAGATAATATCAAATCGCAAAAAGTGACCTCCCGCCAAACGGCATCGAGGCAGAACAGTTTGGAATTGTATTAATCTCATATGCAAAATTAGGCACTTTTGCCCGATTATCCAAACTTTAGACCTAAAAATTCACAAAAATAATCATTTTATATCGTAAAAAGTCGTAAAAGTTACGATAAATGATTATATTTGCACCGTTTTTCATAATCAAATCTCAACATTACAGCAAAAAATGGATAAGTTAGTAAACGTAAGGGAGTTAGTCATTAACCCGCTGAACCCGAGGACCATCACGGAGTTCATGCAGGAGAAACTGACCCAGAGCCTCCTGCTCTCTCCCTGGATGATGGCCATCAACCCCATCAAGATCGACAACGAGAGCGTAATCTGGAGCGGCAACCACCGCTGTAAGTCCCTTCGTGCTATCCTTGAAATGGACGAAGACACAATAGAGGACATGCTGGTCCAGCAGACTATCTACCGTGAAATGGCAGAGGAGCAGCAGCGTAACCTCATCCAGTACTGGCTACAGTGGCAGTCCAACCCGGAAGTGCCCTGCCGTACCATAGAGACATTCAGCGAGGAGGAGAAGCGTGAGTTGCTGATGAAGGAGAACCTGCACTCCGGAGAGGACGATCCCGAAATGCTGCGTAAGTTCTTTAGCCGCGACCTCATCTGCGACTTCTTCGGAAGTGTCAGCTGGGACCTCTACGACTACGCCGACAAGATCAACGACGTTGAGGCCGGCAAGAATAAGATTACCATGAAGACCTTCAAGTGCGGCTATGTCGAGTTCTTCCTCACCGATGCCGAGTACGAGAGTCTGGAGCAGCTGGTGGAGGAGTACAAGAGCAGGCACGGCGACAAGACCGACGGATTCCTCGCATGGCTGCTGGGTGACACGGAGCTCCAGGAGGCCATACTCTACGGAGAGAAGGACGAGGACACCGAGGCGGAGGAAGAGAGCGAACAGGAAGTTGAACCCGAAAACGAACAGGAGGACTAAGCCATGATACAGCAAATAAATGTCAACGAGTTAAAGCAGAACCCCATCAATCCGCGTAAGATAACGGCGGCACGGCTGAAGAGGCTCCAGCAGAGCGTCATGCTCTTTCCCAAGATGCTCAACGAGGCGAAGCTCATCGTCATCGACGAGGACAACGTTGTCCTTGAGGGCAACCAGCGCGTGAAGGTGCTGCAGGAGGAGATACTGGCCAAGGAGCCTTTCGCATGGAAGGTGGTCCTGCAGGACAACGACCGCTACCAGGCCATGAGTGAGAACGAGAAGGAAGCCGTCATCGGCTATTGGGAGAAGTGGAAGGAGAACCCTGTGGTCATCGTTGACCGCCACGAAGGTCTTACCGAGGAGCGGAAGAAGGAGGTCATCATCAAGGGAAACAGGGAGTTCGCCGAGTTCGATTACGACAAGGCCGAGATCCTCTTCGACGAGGTGACGCTGGTGAGCTTCGGCGTGGACGAGGGCGTGTTCTACGACCCCGATAAGGATCCCACCGTCGTCACCTCCATCAAGGGCAGCCGCGTGAAGAAGATAGACATGCTCAGCTTCGGCAAGTATTCGGTGCCTGTCACCCGTGAGGAGTACGACCTGTTGCGCGAGAAGTACGAGGAGTATGTCGATACCGCCTGTGTGGACTTCGGCTTTGTGAAGGATATTGTAAGCAAACTTAACGCTAGATAACTATGGAGTACGTAAAAATCAGTGAAATCCACCCTGCGGAGTACAACCCCCGCAAGCTCAGTGAGGCTGCCTTCGTCGAGCTGCAAGGCAGCCTGAAGACCCTCGGCTTTATCCTGCCGATCATCATCAACAAAGACAACATGACAATCATCGCCGGCCACCAGCGCACGAAGGCCGCTACGAAGGTAGGCATCGAGGAGGTACCCTGCTTCTACGTCCATGGTGTAGAGCTGCAGGACGAGATGCTGTTCAACCTCATCCACAACGGCGTGGAGCATGAGCCTGAGACGCTTGGCAGGTTCAAGGGCGACCTTGCACCGGCACAGTTCTACACGGAGATTCCAAACACCGACTTCGACCTGCCCCAGTGCCAGCCGACCTTGGTGAAGGACATGTGCGGCCTTATCATGCGCTACAAGGATGCCCTCTGCGCCATCATCTGCGACGGCGAGGTTGTGTTCGGCAACAACTACGTGTATGCCTGCCAGCGGCTCGATATCCCCGTCCATGCCTACGTTCTGGAGGCCGAGAAGCGTTCTGTCTTCGACTACTACTTCAAGCAGGACTATGGCGTGTTCTGCTATGACGCGCTCGACTGCCCGGAGTTCCAGCAGGGACTTGCACAGCCTCCCCGCCATGCCGCCATCGACTGGTCGATTCTCTACCGCCAGGTGGTGAAGTGGCTGCTGGAAGAGCCGAAGGACATCAACATCCTTGACTTCGGATGCGGCAAGGCGATGTGCATCGACAAGGTGCGCATGCAGCACAACTACAGGAACGCCATCGGACTGGAGTTCTTCAACCACAACCGCGTTGGTATCTCCGTAGAGAAGGGACACCAGATGATCGACAAGTTCTTCTCCCACTACCAGAAGCACGGCCGTTTCGACTACGTCATCTGTGATGCCGTCATCAACTCCGTGGTCAGCCAGTTCGCGGAGGACAGTGTGCTGACGTGCCTCAACCTGTTCTGCAAGATGGGCGGCAAGGTGTTCTTCTCCGGCCGCATGAGGGCCAATGTGGAGAAGCTGATCGATGCCAAGCGCTGCACCACCGACGGCGGCCTGTCCGTCCGTTTCCTTGATGACAACGGCCTCACGGCGTATATCCTGCAGGGACAGTGGTTCTTCCAGAAGTTCCTGCGCAAGGAGCAGTACGACGCGCTGCCTGCGAAGTTCGGCCTGGAGCCTTTCGTCACCTACGAGAAGTCCGGCTACTTCGGCTTCGGCTGCACGAAGGTCCGTGAGCTGACCGAGCAGCAGTACCGCGAGGCGCTTATCTATGAGTTCAATATGCAGCTCCCCAACAAGGTACGCTACGGCCGTCACCAGGACGCCCTCAAGGTGTTCGGGTTCCCCGAGGCCACCGACGAGGAGGTGCAGGAGATATCCAAGAGAAAGTAAACGTTCCGAGGTCTTGGAAAGTTGCCGATTAGATTAAAAAAGAGTTGCTGAAAAACTTGCATATTTGATAATTTCTTTGTATCTTTGTCTATGCAAATAAGATTTTAATCAAAACCGTAGAACAACAAGGAATTAACGTATGATTACAATAGAATATGCTGAGCTGAAGGGCTTCTACAAGATTCTGTGGCTCCGTTATGTGAACGGGGTTGACCTGAGTAACCACTGCATGAAATCGCTCCTCGGTCATAACGACCGTCGCGTACGCGGGTTCATGCGCCAGCTGCCAGCCAACCTCCAGCTTGAGGAGTCGCCCTATTATTATCTCTGTGGCGTGGATGCCAATTTCGTGTGGGAGAAGAACCTGCACCTGGCCTTCACCTACAGCTGCGGTAGCGTCATCGAGGTTGACGACGCGTTCATCCGCTGCAGGATCCTGAATGCCCGCAGGCTCGAAATCAGCAACAGGTTTATCGATTGGTCACTTCCCCAGTCCCGGAACAAGTTCTTCAACACCTGCCGTAACTGGTGGTTCGCAAACATGATCGCCCGCAATCCGGGCGTGCGCCACCTTCCTCAGCAGGGAAGCTTGTTCTGAGAATATGACGAAACCCGACTTCAATACATTCAAGGAAATTGCGGATGCCTGCCAGGGAAACCTCACGAGGATAGCACAGGCGCTGGGATGCTCCCGTCAGTCCGTCTATAACTGGATGGCTGAGGACAAGGAGTTCCGGGAGGTCGTGGACGACTATAAGATGCGCCTCTTTGATGAGGCCCTTACAGCCGCCCGCGCCCTCTGCGTCGGTATCCCAAAGCTCGACAAGGCAGGGAAGCTCATCGGCTGGATAGAGCGCCCGGACCCCCAGACAGTCCGTTATATCCTATCAACCCTCGGCAAGAACGAGGGCTTCACAGAGCGTCACGATATCACCTCCAACGGTGAGTCGCTGTTTCCGAAAGTCATCAGCCTCTCGCTGGAAGGTGACGACCTGGAGGAGAAAGAGACGAAGGTCAAGATTGAAACGGAATAGGGAGGAGAGCAGCCGTGACACCCATCTACCTCATAGAGAAACCCGACGCCATCGCCGTCTGCATGGAGGCCTCGCCCCTGCTGGCACACTATGCCCGTATGATTCCGGGCATGGAGTTCTCGCAGGACAGCAGCCTGTGGACGGTACCAAAGGAGCAGAGGTCCTTCGTCATGGACTTCTGCCGCTTTGCCGTGAAGCGTTCGCTGGCATCGGACATCATCGACATCGACGGGAAGGTGGACGTACATCAGCTCTTCGCCGACCGCATGCCTTCCATGGAGCTGCCTGAGAACATCCCATTCAAGCCCTACGACTACCAGGTGAGGGGGATGCGCTATGCACTGGAGCATAAGCGCACGTTCTTCGCCGACGACATGGGCCTTGGAAAGACACTGCAGGCCGTGGGTACCTGCTGGCTGGCGAAGTCCTATCCCGTCCTCGTGGTGTCGCCGCTAGCCATGAAGGAGACATGGAAGCGTGAGTTCGAGAAATGGACGCAGAAGCGCTGTCTCGTCATCGACGACGACCACCGCTACGACTGGTGGAAGTTCGTGCAGGCAGGCAGCTACTCCGTCGTCATCGTAAACTACGAGTCCATCCGCAAGTACTTCATCGAGAGGGTGCGCGGCAACAACTATGCCGTGAAGAACATCATCCCCAAGGAGCACGCAACCATGTTCCGAACCGTCATCATCGACGAGTGCCACCATGTCAAGGAGCGTTCCTCGCAGAGCAGCAAGTTCCTCGAGAGGCTGTGCCAGGACACCGAGTATATCTTCATGCTTTCCGGCACTCCTGTCGTGCTGGGCAACGCAGACCTCATCCAGCAGCTGAAGATCATGCGCCGCATGGACGACTTCGGCGGCGTCCGCAGGTTCAAGCAGCGCTACTGCCGTGACGGGGCCAGCAACATGGCGGAGCTGAACATGCGCCTGTGGCAGACCTGCTTCTTCCGCCGTGACAAGTCGCTCGTGCTGAAAGACCTCCCGGAGAAGACCCGCCAGCACTTCAGCGTTGAGATATCGAACCGCCACGAGTACGCACTGGCAGAGCAGGATCTCGTCACCTACCTCAAGAAGTACGCCCGCATGTCGAACAAGCGCATCCGCAAGTCCATGCGTGGCGAGGTCATGGTTCGCATCAGCCATCTGCGCCAGATTACCGCCAAGGGTAAGATGCACGTTGCCATCCCCTTCATCCATGATGTCATCGACGGCGGGCAGAAGCTCATCGTGTTCGTGTTCCACAAGAGCGTGACGGAGGAGATAAGGAAGCACTTCCCAGATATTGTCACCATCACCGGGGCTGACACCGCAGCGGAGAAGCAGAGGGCCATCGACACCTTCCAGAAAGACCCGTCCTGCCGCCTTATCGTCGTGAACTACCGTAGCGGGGGCTGTGGCGTGACCCTCACCGCCGCCTCACGCCAGCTGTTCGTAGAGCTGCCGTGGACGTGCGCCGACTGTGAGCAATCAGAGGCAAGGGCACACCGCAACGGCCAGAAGAATGCCGTGAACTGCTACTACCTCCTTGGCAAGAACACCATCGACGAGAGGATCAACGAAGTCATCGAGCAGGAGAGACTGGTGGCGAAGAACGTCATCGGTGCCCGGGACGACGCGAAAAAAGATTCAGACATTGAAAGAGCAATGGAAATCCTAAAAATAGAAGACTATGACACAGAATGAAATGACTCCCATCCGGGAGAAGATCGCCCTGCGCATCAAGCAGCTCGGCATCACGAAGAAAGCAGTTTGCGAGGACCTGGGGCTCACCCTCCAGAACTTCTCGTCATTCCTCACGGGCAAACGCTGCTTCCCCATCGACGACCTCGAAATGGTGCTGATGTACCTCGGCCTCACCGTGAAGCCGAAGGACTACAAGCCCAATCCCGTCACCGTGGAGCAGCCGCCAGTGGACGTCAATGCCATCAGGAGCAGTCAGCACGCCCTCATCCGCCAGAAGATCAAGCTGCGCATCGGGGAGCTCAACCTGCCCATGAACAAGGTGGCCGCCTCCGCAGACATCAACGCCAACAGCCTGTCCTCGTTCCTCGGGGGCAAGCGGGGGCTCAACATCAGGCACATCGAGGCGCTGTTCGCAGTCCTCGACCTCGCACTGGTCGACAAGGAAGGCTTCACCTTCGGCGGGGCGAAGAGTCCCGGCGTGGAGGGTGGCGGGCTGTAGGCCCTGGAAAGTGGACGTTTTTGACAGTCCACCAAATACTGGGGCCTGCTGAGGTGCAATCTGAGCCTCCTGCGCACACGTGCGCGTCGCCAGCCCCGACGTTAAACAACTAATGAAATGGCAGCTGGAGAGGTAAAGATAAAACTGTTCAAGAAGCAGGCACTGGCATGGAAATACCTGTCGGCCAGCGACACCACCGTCAACGAGGTTCTCTATGGCGGCGGTGCCCGTGGAGGCAAGACGTGGTTCGGGTGCCTGTGGATGATACTTCGACGGATCCAGCTGCCTGGCAGCGTAGGGCTGATATGCCGTGAGCAGTCGGTCACGATGAAGAAGACCACGCTCATCACGTTCTTTGAAATTCTGTCTAAGCTGGGGCTCACCGACCTGGTGCAGTACAACGCCACGACGATGATCGCGGAGTTCAAGAACGGCTCCAAGATATTCTTCGTCGACCTGCAGTACCGCCCCTCAGACCCGGAGTATGACCGTCTGGGCTCACTCGGCATCACCGACCTGTTCATCGACGAGGCCCAGCAGGTGAGCGAGAAGGCCGTGAGCGTCCTCAAGGGACGTTTCTCCGTGCTGACGGGCTTCCATGAGAACGGCAGGCCGTGGCGCACCATCCCGAAGGCCCTGTACACCTGTAACCCGAGGCGCAACTGGATATACAACGACTTCGTCAAGCCTGCCAAGGATGGCACGCTGCCACCGACGCGCAAGTTCGTCAAGTCGCTGCCTACCGACAACCCGCACCTCGACCCGGCCTACATCGAGAACCTGCTGAGGGCTGACAAGATCACCGTCCAGCGTCTGTACTTCGGTAACTTCGAGTATGATGACGACCCGTCTACGCTGTGTGACTACGATGCCATCAACGACCTCTTCACCAACGACCATGTGGAGGCGGTTGGTGCACGGAGCGGAGCAGCCGATATCGCAGGCAAGGGCCATGACCGCTTCATAGCAGGCTCATGGGTAGGCAATGTCTGCCACATCGCCATCGACATGCTCTACTCGCCTGGTGCTGAGGTGGAGAAGCAGCTCAAGCAGCTCATGATACGGGATGCCATACCACGCAGCCTCATGGTGGTGGACGCCGATGGTATCGGCTCGTTCCTGGAGTCGTACCTCAACGGCATCAAGGAGTTCCACGCCAACGCCAGGCCGACGGACCCCAGATATGCAAACCTCAAGGCGGAGTGCGCCTTCAAGCTCGCAGACCTCATCAACCGCAGGGCCATCAAGATAGTATGTACCCCTGAGCAGAGAGAGCGCATCACCGACGAGCTGGGAGCGCTGAAGCAGGCCTACATCGACAAGGACACGGTGAAGTTCGACATCATCAAGAAGGAGACGATGAAGGTCATCCTCGGACACTCACCGGACTACCTCGACATGCTGATCATGTCAATGCTCTTCCGACTGCAGAGGGTGACGAATACGGGAATGGTCGTCAAGACGAAAGTAAATGTACCAACGGAATAAGAAAGATGAAGCTCAGAAACAGGAAACACCTGACAGGGAGGAAGTTCCTCTCCTTCAGAGAATACATCACCATTTTCGCCACGGTGGCGGAGGAGGTGAAGCGGGAGCAGTACGGGGTCATCAGTGATTTGCCGCGCCCGGCGTTCGTCTGCGGTGTCGAAACGCCGGAGAACCTTAATCTCGTCACCTACGGGCAGCTGGACGACCTGCACGACAATCCTGAAGGGCTTGGTGCCATCATCAACTGCTGCAAGGTCATACTCGGCGTGGAAGACAAGGACATCATGAGGGAGCGTGCAGACCGCATACTCGGATTCGTGTCCTTCTGCAACAGGGAGGTGGAGCGCATCAACGGCTACTTTTCCTCCATCCGTCCTGAATTCGATGCAGAAGAGAAGATGGCGGGTATAGAGAAACTGAAGTTCGGCTCCTTCGGAGTGCTCGACTGGTACGCCAGGCGCATGGGCATAGCAGACCAGAACGAGGTGCGATCAGTGCCATGGGTGCGCATATGGCAGTGTATGAAGAACGACAATGAGCAGGGCAAGTATGAGAAGCGCCTGCGCGAAGTGTATAAACGTAAGAACCAGAACAGGAAGAGATGAAATTAGACAACAACGACCCAAGGAAGAGGTCTGTCGCCTCATCTGTGGCAGCAGACTCTGTAGATCAGCTGGGGACAGTGGAGGGCAAGGTACGCTCCATAGTCCTTCCGCTCGGTGTGAACTATGCTTACAATGACTGGACGAGGGTGAACATGGACTTCGACCACCTCAGCTATCCGGCCATCGTGTTCATACAGCCCGTGTCGGGCAACCTGCGCGTCAAGAACGACCAGATCAAGGACCAGCCGGACTGCCAGTTCGCATTCCTTGACAAGACGGCCCACGACGACAATGCCGTCAGCGAGGACTGTGTCATCGAACGCATGAAGCGTCTCTGCTACCGTTTCATCAAGGCTTTCAACGAATCCCGCCTCTTCGATGCACTGCCGGAGGACATCCCTTACCAGAGTGTCATCGACCGCCTTGACCAGGGAGTGAGCGGGATTATCATCTCGCCACGCATCAAGGAGCAGAAGGGAGTAAGGTTGTGTGACATAAACATACCGAGAAATGGCTGACGTAAAGACCATGCTCACAGATGAGCTCAACCGGCTCAAGACTGCCATCGAGGAAAAGATTGCCTCCTCCGGCGTGAAGGCGTCCGGTGCAACGGCCAGGTCGCTGAAGGTCACCGTCAGCGGCAACGAGGGTACGCTGTGGGGATCGAAGCACCTCCAGCAGCTGGAGCACGGGCGCGGCCCAGGTAAGGTCCCTGCGGGCTTCTTCGGCATCATCGAGCAATGGGTACGTGACAAGGGCATCAGCGCCGACGGCTACTCGCCGAAGGGCAGGGACGCCTCCAAGATGACCTCAGACCAGAAGGTCCGGTCCCTATCGGGTGCCATCGCATACACCATCATGACACGGGGGACTGTGCTCTACCGCAGCGGAACGCCGCGTGATATCTATACGGAGGCGCTGAACGAGTCGCTGGAAAGGCTTTCGGCGGACGTCGGCATCTACTTCGCAGACCAGATACATACTATCAACGACAAATACAGTAAAGAATGAGAACAGCCATCTTCAGTTTCGGCAACATCACATATCCAGACGAGATATGCTTTGCCTTCAACCCGACCTATGTGAAAATCACAGGGTTCAACAAGAGCAGCGTGGATATAAGGATCTCCGCTGCAGTGGATATGGACGTCACCTCGTACACCTTGACGTATGCCGCCTATGGCGGGATGGTGACAGCGAACATCGCAAGGATCCTCCAGCTCTTCTTCGACTCCTACAGCATCACCGAGAAGCGTAGCGTGGACGTGAACGCCCAGCTCATCGTCGACGGCAGTGTCGTCTTCGGATTCCAGACGGTGGCCATCTGGGGCAACATCGCCCCAGGGGAGACCTTCAACGGCAAGAGGACGGTGCGCTGGTTCGACAACTGGCCGCAGCGCGTCAGCGTCTTCACAGGCGGCATGATACAGGATCTGGATATCCGCAACGACCAGTACATGACCGTCTCTCCCTTCGACTATACCTTCGACTTCACCTTCCGCGCAGGTGCCATCGCCAATATCTCCTTCATACACGACGAGAGCAGGGACGGCCTCTTCCTCCGCTGGATAGACCGCCACGGACTGCTGCAGTACTGGCTGTTTGACAAGGGCGTCCGTGAAGTCCGCAACAATAAGGGAGGAGCTGAGATGACGATGAACTATGCCGACAGGCAGGGAAACAGCTTCCGCAACATCAAGCGCCAGCAGTATTTCTTCGGGGAAGTGTCACAGGAGCTGTGCGCACCGAACGTGACGGAGGAGGAGTACACGATGCTCGAGGGTATCCTCACATCGCCTGTCATTGACCTCTACCACCCGAGCACCATCGTGGGCTGGGAGCCCGTGCGTATCGCCAAGGGTACCATCAAGCGGTCCATGGACGTGCTGCAGGACTTCAAGTTCGAGATAGAGCTGCCTAACGTAAACGCACAGTCGCTATGACAGATTTCAGGAAATCGTTCTGCCGGCTCATGATGCTGGCAAGGAAGGTGAACAGCGGCAAAGCCACGGCAGATGAGGCAATGGAGTACGACTACATCCTCATGCTGATTGTCAGCGGGGTGTGTCTTGTCGGCATCGTAGCCTGCATCATCATTTCCCACGTCATAAAAATACAATAGTCATGAAACAGTACGAGGAGTTATTCATCAACGGGAGCCGCGTGAATATCGGAGATACGAACATCACGCTGGAATGGAAGAGTGTCATCTTCAGCGACATCAGCAAGTATGTCGCCTCCCACAGCTATACAGTGAAGCTGCCGATGACGCAGCACAACAGACGTATCTTCGCAAGCATGGAGACGATGGAGAAGGCTGAGGCGGAGGACACCAGGGCCGTCGTCGGCAAGCGCATGAGTGCCCGCTACTACTGCAACGGCGTGGACCTGCTTGGTGACGCCAACGCCTATCTCATGGGAACTGACGGCGAGAACTACAAGATAACGCTGACATGGAACGCGGTCACCGGCTTCAAGGAGATGAGCGAGGAGGAGCGGAAGATACCGGAGGTCCTCAGTACCGACCTGAATGGCAACGAGGTCATGCACACCGTGCCCTATGAGGATTACTACAACTCCATTATCGACCCCAACCTGCATGACAACGTCCTCGCGCTGGACTACTACAACGGCGTACCGCCCGTCCGATACATCGGAACGCTGCCGTCGTTCAAGGTGACGTGGATCATCGCCAGGCTGCTCGACCACTATGGAATTCCGCACAGCCTCAACACGATGATCGCCACGGAGGATGATGATGACCTTCTCAACAGCCTCTACTGTCCGATGACGACGCTGAATGACACCGAGAAAGGACAGTACTACTCGGTATTCCGTGAGGACTTCGGCGCCACCTGTGCCGATGACGGGCATGTGAGGATCCTCGGCTCTGGCATGAGGACCCTGAACTCCTTCTCACCCGTCTACTCATCCCCGTTCTTCAATCCAAGGGTTACGGGAGCCTACGACGGTGACTACTCGCAGTACTTCTGCGGCTGGATAGGAAAGCATGAGCTGATGAAATACAAGGTCAAGCCACACATCCGCCTGTTCGTTTGCGAGGAAGACGTAGAGCTCAACACGAGGGTGAGGACAACCGAGTGGATGGAGGCATTCCTGCTGCAGAACCTGACGCTGGAGCTGATGAACGGCACAGGCACCGAAGACGTCACCTCCGTGCTCTCGCTGAAGCCAACCTTCGTCTCTGGGGAGTGGCGCAGACCTGTCGACGCCACCCATTCCGTGACGTACTTCGAGGTACGCTTCGAGAACGATGAAGAGGAGTCTGAGAGCAATGACGGTCTGGAGATTGGGGATATCACGGGCATCAAAAGCGTCGATGCACTCAAGTCACTGCGCAGGATCCGCCGCTTCATGCTAAAGGGCGTGTCACGGGCGTTCTTCTACTACAAGCCTGCCTTCGACATCGAGAAGGCCACGCTGACCTCCATGAGGACAGGGACTTATCCGCAGGCCTACGACAACTACGCGACGGTGACGCCTGTGTTCACGGAAGGGTCGTACATCGAGCCCTACAGTAACGAGAAGCTTGTCGGCCACGAATTATACTTGGAGCCGAACATGCCGGACATGAAGCCGATGGATTTCATCAAGGGCGTGCTGAGACTGACAGGCATGTTCCCCTACATGAAGGACGGCGAGCTGTGCTTCGCAAGGTACGGGAAGCTCATAGACAACATGCCATATGCCCCTGACTGGTCGGACTTCGTTACCGGAAACCCCGTGCTGCCGAAGTCGATATCGCTTTCAGTGTCTAACTTCAACAGGCGCAACTGGATGCGCTACAAGGACGATGATGAGGACAACCCGAAATATTCCGGCTACTTCGACGTGGCCGACGAGAGCCTTAACGATGAGGACGATCTCTTCACGCTGCCTTTCGCCTCCCATGGCCAGATGGATGACGGCAGGGCACTGGTTCCGGTCTTCGAGAACGGCACGGTTCAGACATCGTACTCCCTGCCGACAGGCTGGATGCTGATACGGTTTCAGATTCTCAACATCTACAGGAACTGTGTGGAGGACGTGGCGGGATTCGTGTTCAAGGAAGCCAAGCCCCATATAGGGCGCAGGGTGAAGAGCAGCTACTGGTCGATGCCGCTGACCACGGAGAACCTGTTCACCAAGAATCTCGACAAGCTGTCCTTCGAGGGGCTGTCCTTCGCAGACCCCGACAGCATAGTCCGCCAGCGGTACAGGGTCTTCGAGGAGATCCTGAAGACGCCGTACATCATCAAGGTGACGATGGACATCGACGAGGTGACGCTCCGTGACCTCAACTTCACCGTCCCCGTATTCCTCAGACAGTATTCCAGCTATTTTGGAGTCATCTCAATCAAGCGCAAGAGCGAAGGCGAATGTACCGTCGAGCTCGTGCGAATACCCAACTCACTTTTAAACAACTGACATTATGAACAACAAGGAAGCAGTAGAGAAGATCCTCAGCATCCGCGTGGACTACAACAACGCCATCAAGGGCATCGCGGACTACCAGAAGAAGATCGAGGGCCTGAAGGAACGCGAGAAGGAGCTGAAGATGGAGCTCAATGCGGGCAAGGTGTCCCGTTCCGAGTACCACAGGGAGCTCGCCGCCATCCGTGAAGCCACGAAGGAGTACCAGACGGAGGTGCGCAACCTCTCCAAGGAGATCCAGGACAACATCAAGTTCGAGAAGTCGCAGGTCGACAGCGTGGATGCCCTCCGTGCTGCACTGGCCAGGCAGAAGGCTGAGTACTACGCCCTCAGCAAGGCTGAGCGTGAGAGTGCGCAGGGAGTGGCCCTGCAGAAACTCATCAAGGAGACCAACGATGACATCAAGCAGGCGGAGGAGGCCATAGGCGTATTCTCCCGCAACGTCGGCAACTACGAGGAGGCCATCAAGAACGCCTTCGGGCTGAACAACAGCTTTGCCTCCTCGCTGCTCAACATGACCAAGAGCGGTTCCGGCCTGTCCGGGATGTTTGACAGTGCCAAGACGTCTGCGGCTGCTTTCCTGAAGACGCTGGCAGGCTTCCTTGCCAATCCAGTGTTTCTCGCCCTCGCAGGCATAGCAGGTGCGGGTACGGTTTTCAAGTGGTGGTTTGACTACAACCAGGGGCTGGCTGAGGCCACGAGGCTGACGAAGGAGTTCCTTGGGCTTTCCGGCAACAGCCTCAAAGCCGTCCGCAATGAGATACAGGCTACGGCCGATGTCTATGGCAAGGACTACAAGGAGGTGCTGGAGACCACTGATGCCCTGATGTCTCAGTACGGCCTGACGGCAGAGCAGGCCATGACCGTCATACAAGACGGTTTCCAGGCCGGAGCCGACGAGGGGGGCAATATGCTCAGCAAGATAAAGGACCTTGCCCCGCAGTTCCATGACGCAGGCATCGCAGCCGACGAGATGATGGCCATCATGGCACAGACCCGATCCGGCATATTCTCTGAGGGAGGCATGGACCTCATAGCAATGGCCTCGAAGAAGATCCGCGAGATGGCCACTGGCACGGAGTCAGCGCTTAACGGTATCGGCATCAGTGCCAAGCAGGTGGAGGAAGACCTCTCCAGCGGTGCGAAGTCCACCTTCGACGTCATACAGGAAGTGTCGGCGAAGCTCCGTGAGCTCCCGCAGGACTCGCAGGAGGTTGGCAACGTCCTCAAGGACGTGTTCGGCAGACAGGGCGCATCCGCAGGCCTCCAGTTGATTGAGCAGCTCGACACGATGACCAAGGACATCGAGGAGGTGAAGAAGGTCACGGGCGAGTACGGCGAGGCAACCCGCAAGCAGATGGAGACGCAGAAGGAGCTGAACAACGTCGTGTCCGCTATGTTCGACGTCACCGACAAGGGCTTCGAGGCCATCACTGTGCAGGCCAAGACCTACATCACCGAGGGGCTCATCAGTCTGCTGAAGTGGGTCGTGGAGCTGACGAACAAGTTCATAGACCTCTATAACCGCTCGTGGGCTGTCCGTGCCCCGATACAGGGTATCATCACCGTAGTGAAGGCAGGGTGGGGCATCATCTCCAACGTCTTCAAGGCCGTGTTCAGCGTCCTCAAGGAGCTCATCAACACCCTCATGGGTCTGGGCAAGGTCATACAGGGCGTGCTCAATGCCGACTGGAGCCTCATCAAGGAGGGTGCCATAGAGGCAGGCAAGGGCGTGGCACAGGCCGTAGCAGACGTGGCCAAGGGCATCGGTGGAGCCATCTCCGACACCGTGATGTCCGCCATTGACGGCATCAAGAACACAGTGAAGTCGGCCGACGTGCCGCCCATCGTCATCCCCGTGACCGTCGACAACCCCGATATCCCGGACGTGAACAAGCCGTCCGGCGGTACCAAGCCTACGCCAGTCAAGTCCGACGCCGACGAGAAGAAGGACTCCGACGCTGCGAAGAAGGCCGCCAAGGAGCGTGAGCGCGAGGAGAAGGAGGAGGCGCGCCACCAGGCGCAGATGGCGAAGATCCTCGCCGACGGTGAAAAGCAGATGCTGGCCATCATCACCAGTAACCTCGCACGCCAGAGGGCTGCCATCAATGTCGAGTACGATAACCAGATAGCAGCGCTGAAGACGAAGCTTGCCACCGAGGCGAAGCTCACCGAGGATGCCAAGAAGAGCCTCAACGAGCAGATCATAAACCTTGAGAGGGACAAGCAGCGCAAGCTCCAGGAGTTCGATGACGGGCGCGTGAGGGCACTTGCCGAGGCACGCTCACAGGAGCTTTCGAAGGAGATAGAGCTTACCAAGAAGGGCTCAGAGGAACGTCTCGCCCTCGTACAGGAGCAGCTGACGGTGGAGTATGACAACCGCCGCAGCATCCTCGACGAGAAGATCCAGGAGCAGCAGAACCACGTGCTGGAGCTTTCGAAGGAGATGTCCCGTGCCGTGGAGGAGGGACGCTCCGAAGAGGAGATATCCGCCATCGAGGCACGAATGGAGACCGAGCAGGGGATCCTTGACTCCTACAGCCAGCAGCGTGAGCAGGCTGACGAAGAGCAGCGCATGAAGATGGCAGAGGCGCAGGATGAGTTCGACAATGAGCAGATCGAGAAGATGAAGCTCGTCTACCAGAACCAGATCGACGAGCTGATGCTCAAGGACGACCGCACCTATGAGGAACAGCGTGAGATGCTCGACCTCCAGAGGGAACAGGCGCAGGAGTACCTTGACATGCTTATGGAGCGCGGGGAGCAGGAGAACCAGACTACCGAGGAGTACAACGAGGAGCTTATCGAGGCCAAGCAGCAGCTTGCCGAGAAGGAGAAGGCCGTCCAGGAATATGAGGCCGAGGTAGAGAACGCAAGGCTCAGTGCCGCATCGCAGGTTACCGGCGGTCTCATCAAGCTCATGGATGCCATCGGAAAGAACAACGAGGCCATGGCCAAGCTGTCGAAGGTCGTGACCCTTGCACAGATTGCCATTGATACAGGTAAGGCGCTCTCCAGCGGTATCGCGTCGGCAGCAAAGATGCCTTACCCGTCCAACCTCCTCGCCATCGCCCAGACGGTTGCCACCGTGCTTGCCAACGTCGCTACGGCCGTCAGCACTGTCAACAGCGCGAAGTTCGCACACGGAGGTATCGTCGAGGACGATGACCCGAAGAACAACGACGACAAGGTGCTCATAAGGGTCAACAAGGGCGAGATGGTGCTCAATGAGGACGAGCAGAAACGCCTCCACCAGGACCTGACTGGCAAGAGCGGGAACTTCACCAAGGCAGACCAAAAGGAACTCTTCGGACTTGCCGCTGGCACCGTCCAGCAGCCCTTGGATTTTACCCCTGTCACGTCCTCCTTCTCAGAGATAGGCGGTGGTGCACCTGTGAACTCCCGCCAGATCAGTGACGGCATCGCCGCTGAGAGCGGAATGGTCGAGCAGATGGCTGACACCATAGAGAACATGCCGGCACCCGTGGTATCGGTGGAGGACATCAACGACGGACAAAGAAGGGTAGAGGTAATAGAGAACATCGACTCAATTTAAAAGCTATGAATATCGCGGATTTTCTCAGAAAGAACAGCGCCGTGGTGAGCGCAATCACGAAGAACCACATATTGCCGGAAGACGTGGAGCTCCTTGGCATGTACGACGAGGCAAGGAAGCTGCTTGACGAAGGGGAGAAGACTTCATTCGTCGCTGCACTGATGGCTGAAAAATACGGCTTCACAGAGCGTCACTATTACCGTGTGATGGGACGCCTCGCGCAGATAGTAAGATAAGAGAGGGGTAATCCTCCCGCACATCCTGGAAAGGGGAAGGCTGGTATCCATGACGGTGCCGGCCTTCCCTTTTTCAGTTTCAGATGTCTATGAACTGTGCCACATGGTCGCTGAAGCCGGCGTTCCACTTCACGAGCCTGTACCTCTTCACAGGAATGTTCGTGAACGTGTAGTCAAGGAAAAACGGCTGGCTTTCGTCGAACCTGTGGTAATAGGTTGCCACCGACTCCTCGCCGAACAGCTCATGGGTGAAGTGATGGTAGGCGCTTACCATGCCGTAGCGTCTGAGGAGGGATGCGAAGGACAGGAGGGAGTATTCCTCCGTCTCGTCCTGCTGCCCCATGTAGAGGTTGAGGTCTCCGCTGATGAGTGTCGGAAATGCGTCAAAGTGCACGGCATACTCCCTGATGCCTTCCAGCGCTATCTGAGGGTAGCCCTTCGGCTCATTGGACTCCCTGCGCGTCGGCCAGGCTGCAATTATCAGCATGCCTTTGACGATGAGGGGGATGAAGTACTTGCTGGATGGGTTAAACCAATCCGGAACCCTTGCCTGTATGCCGGGACGGACGATGACGCCGAGCCCTTTCCAGCTGATGTCGCCCGTCCAGAACGCATTGAATCCGGCTGGAATGGCCATCGTTGCCGGATCTGACATCTCGGGAAGGATGCACACGTCCGCCCCGCGTCTGATGATGTTGTCCACCTTCTCCTGTGTGCAGTGGTGGATGTTGTAGGAGATAATCTTCATAAAAACCGCAAAGTTCAGTTGAAAAACGGTGCAAAGATACGAAGAAAAAAGGAAAGGTGCAAGGAAACACTGCGCGAATCGTTCAGCGGAATATTCGGAAGTTTTTTTCACCCCTTATCCTATTGTCCTAATTTTGCGGGAAAATCATACGCATATGATACTGAATATATTCCATGACATCGTAGACGAAGAGGACAAGCTGTGGCTCCAGTGGGAAGGCCTGGACGGCATCACGTACAAGGATGTGCGCGAGGCCCTTGCTGCCATGCCGGAGGATGACAGCGTCATCGACATCCGTCTGCATTGCGACGGCGGCAACGTCGTCGAGGGGTGGTCCATCTACGACGCACTCCGACAGGCTGCTGGCAAGACCATCAGCGCGACCATCGAGGGCAAGTGCTCCTCGATTGCTACCATTATCCTGCTGGCCGCTCCAAAGGAGCGTCGCTTTGCCTACCGCAACGCCAGCCTGTGTATCCACAACCCGGCCCTGGCTCAGTACCCGGACGACCTGTTCTGCTGCAGTCGCCTGACCAGCGGGGAGCTCCGTAACCAGAGCGACATGCTCAAGACGCTTGCAACGCAGCTTGACAACGAGACGGCCAAGATCCTCAACCTCTATGTCGAGCGTACGGGGGCTGACCTGAAGGAGCTGAAGAAGCTGATGGAGCAGGATATCTACATCAACATGGATAAGGCCCTGGAGCTCGGCTTCATCGGCAGTATCCTTCCCGAGATGACTGACACCAAGTCACATAAATCAAATTTTAAATCATCAAAGAGTATGCCAGAGAATGTAACGATTGATGCTAAGACCGCAGCGCGGATCTGTGCATTGTACGGTGTGAAGACGCTGGATGAGCTGAAGGACCTGAAGGTTCTCGACCAGTACATCACCAGCGCTTCGGGCGAGAGCTTCACCGTAGAACGTGAGGAAGGTGACCCACAGGTAGGCGACGTGGCCTATCCCGACGGCACCTACACTATGGAGGATGGCACTGTCGTCGTTGTCGCCGACGGGGTCATCACTGAGATCAACAAGCCCGCTGAGGAAGGCACCGAGGGTGACGGAGGCGGCGAGGGCGGTACACCTACCGAGGAGGACCAGCTCAAGGCCCAGATTGAGGACCTGCAGACCCAGCTCGACGAGCTGAAGAACAAGGTCAACGACAAGGACACCCAGATTGCCGACATGCAGGCCAAGCTCGACGAGGCTAACGGCCAGATCGAGGCGCTGAAGGGCGAACAGAAGACTGAGGACGAGAAGGCCATCCTCGAAGTTGTCGGCAAGGCCGGCGGCAAGGAGTGGCTCGACAAGGTCTGCGGCATGAAGTCCACCTTCAGCCCGAAGAACCGTCAGTTCGTGGCCCACAAGGACCGTAACGCTGACGTCCCTGAGAACGAGACCAAGACCCAGCGCAAGATCCGCGAGACCAAGGAGGCCTACGCCAAGCGTAAGAACAAGGAGGTTAGCGGCAAGAAGGACTAGGTCTTCCGTGAGAGTTTTATCAACATTAGTAACAATTCAAAAAAACTTTAAAGGATATGATTAATTGGGAACAGTTCACCGTTGACAACGGTGCGATTACCGACCTGAAGGACCTGCTCTTCCTGCAGACCTTCGAGGATCCTGACGTGGAGAAGGTCACCACACAGAAGACTGAGGTGGAGAACGGCCAGAAGCTCGATTATGTCGACACCATGCAGGACGTCGGCGTGAAGGGTGGCGGTTGCGACCCTGAGTATGAGAAAGTGAAGATCACCGGTGTCGAGAAGGAGTGGGAGCTCGGAACATGGGAAGTGGCCGAGTACCTCTGCTACACCGACATCGAGAACACCATCGGCAAGGCAGGCCTCAAGGCCGGCACCGACAAGGCCGACCTGCAGGACACCCCGTACTGGGACACCGTCCTCATGCCGCTGCTGCAGCGTGTCATGAAGCAGATGTTCTGGCGTATGGTGTGGTTCGGCGACAAGCAGGCCAAGAACGTGTCCGACGGCGGTGTCATCACCGACGGCGTGAAGACCAAGCTCTTCACCACTGCCGACGGTCTGTGGAAGCGCATCTTCGCCGTCTGTGCGGCTAACAGCCGTCAGCGCACGACCATCGCCGCCAACGCACAGTCCACACTGGCAGCCCAGATGGCAGCCATCAAGGTCGAGGGCACTGCCATCGGCATCGTGGACGACCTGCTGCAGGATGCCGACTCGCGTATCTTCGACGACGACCAGGCATGTCTCATCATGACCAACTCGCTGTTCAAGGCCCTGCGCAACGACGTGTACAAGCGCGTGAAGTGCACCCTGACGGTGGAGCAGATCGCCAAGGGCATCGCCCTGTCGGAGTACGACGGCACGCCCATCATCGTCCTGGACATCTGGGACCGCATGATCAAGAAGTACGAGACCATCACCACCACCACCGGTGAGGGTGACAACGCCGTCACCACGGAGCGCGTGAACAACCCGCACCGTGCCATCGTCGTGTCTCCGAAGAACCTGTTCGTCGGTACCGAGGACAAGGACAAGATCGCCTCTCTGTCGATCAAGTTCGACGATATCACCCGCAAGAACCACATCTACGCCAGCTCTACCATCGGTACGCTCATCGGCGAGGATGCGCTCCTGCAGGCAGCTTATTAACCGTTAAACGCTACTGTAAATGGGAAACTGTGATTTCAAGATAGCCAAGAGCATCGAGTTCGACTGTGAGAACCTCCCACAGAAGGGTGTCGAGAAGATTGGCTACATCGTGAACTACGAGGATGTGCTGAAGGCTTCCTGCAACCGTGCAGCGAACATCATCACTGCCCTTGCCCTGGCCAATGGTGCCAAGGGCTATAAGATCATCGTACCAGAAGGGACACCGTTCAACGGTACGCTGATAGAGGCAGTGGTTGGGACATACCGGACGAAATGGAACAAGACCGTGTCGTTCGTCATCCTCAACAGCGGTCCTGATGTGAGCCACGACATCATCGACAAGCTGGCGAACGGCAAGTTCGTCATCGTGCTGGAGAACGTGTTTGCAGGCTCAGACTCCAAGAACAAGTTCGAGGTGTACGGCTTCGAGCAGGGTCTGAAGCTCACTGCAGGCACTCGTGACCTGAACTCTGACGATACCGACGGCGGATGGAGCGTCACGCTCCAGGAGCAGAACGCACCGTCTTCCGGCCTTTTCCTCTTCAATGAGTCTGAAACGGCCACACGTGCGCTTCTCAACGCCCTTGGTAACGCATAATCCTCTCGTAGCCTATGCTTACCTATAGCGGGGTTATGGACCGTCTGGCAGAGATGAGGAGCCGCTTTGATGACGGCTTCTCTTCCTCTGACAGGCTTTTCTTACAGGAGGCGAGCATCGCCGTTCTCGGGAGGCCCGTACGCAATACGGCCTGCAGGGACTGCTACCGCGACGCCTACCTTGAGATTATCAACAAACTTAAAAAGCAAGGAAAAATGCAAAAGGAAAAGTTATTCATCCTTCGTGCCGGAGTGCTGCTGCACTTCGCCGGGGAGTCGTACGTCAATGACAACCTCACAGACGTTATCGCCATGGACGCACTGAACGACAACATCGGTCGTCTAGACCTCTTCCAGAAGGTTCCCGACAACCTTGATGAGGTATTGGCAGCACGCAAGGCCGTCAAGTCTGAGCAGAAGACTGCCGCCGACGAGATCAGTAAGGAAGAGCTGTTGAAGCAGGTAGAGGGCCTGAAGGCCGTCAACAAGGAGCTCTCCGAGAAGATGGAGGGAGCCGAGAAGACGTTCGAGGCCAAGGAAGCCGAGATCGCCGCCCTGAAGGAGGCCATGGAGAAAGGTAAGGCCGAAGCTGGCGAGGAGGTTGCCCGCCTCAACTCCGTCATCGCCGCCAGGGACGCAGAGATCGCCGCCCTGAAGGAGGCTGCCGCCAAGGCCGCAGCGCAGCCTGCCGAGAAACCTGCCGAGGAAGCCGCCGCATCCGCTGATGGCAAGGCTGCTGAGGAGGCACCGAAGGAAGGCAAGCCAGCTGCCAAGAAGTAAGACCGTTTTTCACCCAATCAATAGCAACCGCCCTTTATGAACATCCATAACGTAAAGAAAGCACAGCGCCGCTTTGACGTACGCTACTTGTCGACGATGAACATCCAGTCATACGGCAAGGATAACCTCTATCCGCAGCGTATGATAGAGCTTCTGAGGAACTCCCCGACGGCAGGGACGTGCTGCAAGCGCTACAAGGACTTCATCGAGGGCGGAGGCTTTGCCGACAAGATGCTGGCCGACTTCGTGTGCAACCGCTCGCGGGAGACCGTGGCGGAGCTGCTGCACCTCGTCGCCAAGGACCTCGCGGAGCTCAGCGGCTTCGCCCTTCATGTGAACTACGACATGATGGGGCAGATCGTGGAGGTCCAGCACATCCCGTTCGAGGCATGCCGCCTGGAGGAGGAGGACGACCTCGGGCATGTCACCTACATCAACTACCACCCCGACTGGACGGGCAGGAAGACCCGCTCCGGCAACCGCATCAGCGTCACGGCGGAGAACGTCAAGAAGTTCTACGTATTCAACCCGAACCCCTTCGTCGTACTCGACCAGGTGGAGGAGAGCGGGGGCATGGACAAGTACCTCGGGCAGATCCTCTGGTACTCCATGGACGGACGCTTCAAGTACCCCACGCCCATCTATGACGGCGTGGTGACGTGCATGAGCACAGACGACGGCCTTGACAACGTGAAGTACCGTAACGTCCGCAACAACTTCCTTCTTGCGGGTATGTTCATCCACAAGAAAGCCATGCAGCTTGGCATCGACCCGGAGACAGGCAGGCAGATCAAGGAAGAGGACGATGGCAACGCCATCAGCGACAGCCTCGACATCTTCCAGGGCGACGAGAACGCCTGCGCCATCATGGATGTCACCATCAACCAGGATGAGGATTTCCCGGAGTTCAAGTCCTTCGAGGCCCAGAACTTCGACAAGAAGTTCGAGACCACGGAGAAGTCGACTGAAGAGCGTATCTATGCCGCCTTCAACCAGGAGGTGTTCTACTGCATCCGCACTGGCAAGCTGGGATTCTCCGGCACCGTCGTGGACGATGCCTTCGCCTACTACAACAGCTGCGTGACACGTGAGCGTGACGAGATAGCGAAGATCTTCCGGAAGGTATTCTCACGCTTTGCGACGAGCCTTAACGGAGGGAACCCTGTATGCCCGACGGACGACTACTCGATACTGCCCGTACGGCACATCAGCAACGAGAACACTGACAAAGAATAACCAAAGACTGGCAAGGAATGGAACACCTTATAACTATCGAGGAACTGAGGCAGCTTGGCCGTCCCATCAGCAAGCAGATAGATGACGAGAAGATACAGTCGTACATCTACGAGACGGAACGGCTCAGCATCAAGCCAGTACTTGGGGACGAGCTCTTCTCGCATGTCCTCAAGGCCGCTTCCGAGTGGGAGCAAGGCAAAATAGATGAGAAAATGAAGACGCTGCTCGACGGCGGTGAGTACACCGACTGCGACGGGCGGTACCATATATTCAGCGGCCTGCGCATGGCAATGAGCTATTTCGTCTATGCGCAGTACGTCATGGACGGCGACTTCCAGCTCACAAGGGCTGGTGTCGTCATGAAGAACAGCGAGTATTCCTCCCATGTATCATCCAAGGAGCGCAGCGACTGCTACAACAACGCGCTGTCGGCAGCACAGGGGTTCCTCAAGGAGACCATGGGCTATGTGCGCCATGCCTTCCCCGAGTATTTCAAGCGTGGAAGGAACAGCGCCGGGAGTCCGCATAACGCAGTAGTCATCAGAAAGATCGGTTGATATGGCATTGTCGATGCAGGAACTTAATCAGCAGATAGAGAGCCTTGAGAGCGAGTACAAGGTCATCAGGGACGAGACGCAGGCCGGGGCGAACACCGCGGCCCGCATCGGTAAGGCGTTCCTTGACCTGCTCTACCTGTTGAGGGTGTACGACTCCATGTATATCTCCAAGGCGCATGACGACGAGACGCACCATCTTGTGACATTCCTCGCGGGGCTCATCGTCGATATGTTCGCCAAGTCCCCAGACTTCCATCTGGGAGAATGGGTGAAGGATGCCAGGGGCAGGGACGTGAACACGGGCGATGGCTTCAGCATCTGGAAGAATGCCGTCGACACATGGAACATCGAGATCGACTATGCCACTGTCCGCAACCTCATGAGGGCAAGGGAGGTCTATGCCAACACCGCCCATATCGACGAGGTGACGAACCAGACCATTTTCAAGGTCGGCCTCCAGACGCTCGGCAATATCCTCATCGGCTACTATGCCGAGGGCGTGGAGGGCGGCATCATCACCCCGGAGGGACACGTGGAGATCAAGACGCTCATTACCAGAGGCCTCGCCAAGCTGCAGGAGCTCTTTGTGGTGAACGACTCGACCTTCGGCGGCAACCTTTCGTCGGTGGAGTTCATCAGTGCCTTCCTCGGCGGCAAGGGCTGGGCCATCCAGAAGAAGACACGCATCAATGCCGTTGGCGTGGAGGAGGAGTACTATACGCTGGAGATAGACAACGTCACCGTCCGCGAGACGCTGCGTGTCTACGAGATGATTGTCTCGCAGCTGAGGGGCGAGTTCGACAACTACGTCTTTGCGGCGATGATGGAGGTGCATCACTACGATCCCGACACTGGCAAGGTGTGGCTTTCCACGGAGTGCGGGCGCATCAAGGCAGTCTCCTTCCGCAAGGGTGACTACATCAAGTGCCAGCAGTACCAGCCAGGCAACGACGTCGTAGGTGGCGGCGACGGCTACATCACCAAGAGCTACGAGCTCGTCATCACGGACTCCGGAACGGGAGGAATGGAGGATGAGAACGGAGACCGCTTGGACTGGGTAACCTTCAAGAACTTCACCACGTCCATGAGCACCGAAGAAGGAGGCGTGGCCGTGAAGGACGTTCCCGTAGAGATACAGACGAAGACCTCCGAGTACCTCAGCCATTTCGTCAAGGCTGCAGGTATATCCGTTCCTGCATGGACGAAGGCGTTCCAGTATCTGTCGGAAGTGTTCTACGAGACATACACGCAGTACTACAGCGGCAAGTCCGCATACAATCTTCCACTGCTCTTCAAGAAGTCTCTCTTTCCGAACGTCATCGACTATTACGGAAGGGACGTCGACAAGAAAGCGTTCGACGGTGTGGCAGGATGGCTGCTCGCCTCGGTACTGACGGAGATGTTCCCAGCCAAGAGGAACATCATCATGGAGACGGGCTATAACCTCGGACCCGGAAAAGATGCCTACATCTACAAGTACACCTTCGAGAGTGACCCGAACGTGGGACGTATGGTAGCCTCGGTCATCTGCTCCGCCATGCGAGGAAGGCTGAAGCCTGACATCCAGGAGCTGCGCTCGGAAATCAGCGCGCCAGCTTTCAACTATAGTGTGGCTGACGTCTACGGATCCTCCTTCGACAACTACAAGGACTCGTTCTATGTAGACCTGTCGCTGTTCATGCCGACAGCACCGGGCCCGTACCTCAAGGGTTATACCGACCGCTCGTCCATCGGAGGCGTGCCATATGACGACAACGACCTCGACGACCACAACCTGCAACCAGACCTTGACATCCACAACAGGGTGGTGACCTACTATAACCTCAACAACCCCACATACAGCCAGGAAACGGCACAGGCCATTGCCAACAAGGAGGCTACCGTCGACCACGTCTTCGGCCCGAACCGTCACGGCGGTGGCTACACCTTCCACCCGGTCTTCGGTGAGGAGACAATCGGCGTGGAGATATCCGTCAGCGGCGGAGTGGCCACCTCATACGAGAAGATCAGCAAGCTCGGCACACACAGCAGGAGCCCTCTCCTAGACGGTAAGTACTATGGCCGCAGGCGTCCAGGACAGGGCGACAAGGACGGCAGCTCACCGACAGGGCAGGAAGGCGTGCTAGTGAACCTTGACATCGAGAATTCCGACGGAACGCCGACAGGCTATACCGACCCGGAGCTCTTCGACAGGGACTCACGCGCCAGCGTCTTCGCCAATTCCTATCCGAGCGGCCATTCCTCGACGACCTTTGCAGGTGCCCTGTTCCTCGTGGAGCTGATGCCTGACAAGGCCGACCTGATACTGAAGGCTGCAAACGAGTACGCCATGGGCAGGCAGATAACTCGCTACCACTGGCTCAGCGACACAATCATAGGCCGTCTGGCCGGAGCATCCGTCGTACCTGTTGCACGCGGCTCCGTCGACTATGGTACACTGCTTGAGGCAGCGAAGGCCGAGATAGGGGAGGAGCAGCAGGAAGAGGTTGCCGTCCAGACAGATGAGGACAGTTATACCGCTGGTCAGCTCATCAAGAAGGGAGACACCTTCGTCCGCCTTGACAACGAGACGGATCCGGAGCGAAAGGGCCTGATGCAGATCATCACCGTAGGACCGAACACACCTTACCAGGATGTGTACTACGGAATGAAGACCAACCCGAACGATGCGCTGAAGCTCCGTGAGGGAAACCTGCAGGGCATCCGCACTGACCTCTTCGGATGGCTGGAGGGCTTCGGTGCCTACTTGCCGAACATCTACGCCGTCGGAAAGCTGTATAACCGCCAGACTGGCGAGAGCCTCAACTCCAGTATCGAGATAACCCGTGAGCGCCTGAGAAGCGTCTACACGGAGACCACGTTCAACATACAGGACGAGGACAACTTCCTCACCAACGGCTTCTTTTCAAGGGACATGGAAGGATGGTCGGAGTGTGCCTGCGACGGCAGCGCAGCCCCGGATAGCCCAGCGCAGCAGGTCATCGACTCCGGCAACGGCACGCCACTGATGGTCAACGGTGCCGTATTGGCGTATATGAGCCGCCTCACAGCAGAGGTGACGGATTACGACGGAATCAAAGTTCTGCACTTGCTTGGAATGGGTGTATATCAGGATTTCTCTGACATCAAGGCCAATGGTACTCACAAAGAGAACAAAACCGACAATGATCAGAGTGATGACTATACTGTCATGGAAGACGTGGAAGATACTCTGTATATGGGTGTCAGAATGATTGCTCTGTCTGCTGGTACACTGACTGTATCTTTCGTAAACTCAAACGGCCAGTCAATTGCTTCTTGGAGTGAGCAGATCAATGCTTCGCGTGAATGGACTCTTGTTCAGGCAAGAGATTCTGAGGCTATGCCTTGGGCTTATACTGGCAAGCAGGGCCGTATGATCCTTTCATATACTGGTGAGTGTTATATCAGATTTGTTGCTTTGCGTACTGATCCCATCGTTAATAGCAAAGAGACTTATCAGACTCTCTTCGAGCAGACTTCTCGCCATATTCTATTGCAGGCCGCAAAGCAGACCGCCGATCTGAATCAGGCTGTCGCTGAGATAGAAATAGAGTTCGATAATATCAGAACCACTGTTACGGATAACAAGGATGCAGCAGACAAGGCTTTTGAAAATCTCATATCTGATCTTAATGATGAAATAGCAGACCGTCAGAGTCTTGAGGACACATACAAAGCTACCTGGGTATATCAGAATGATCGTCTTCTGTCGTTAATGGCAGCAGAGTTCAATGCCGACGGCACTATCAAAGGATATGCAGATCTGAAAGTACAGGTAAATAATATTTCCACCACTGTTACGGATAACAAGGATGCAGCAGACAAGGCTTTTGAAAACTTACGTGATTATATCGAAGATGTTGACGATGAACAAACTGCTTCGGCAACGTGGATTTCCCAAAACAAAAACAAGTGGAGCGTAGTAGCCGCTTCGTTTGACAGCAATGGCAATGTCGCTGCTAATGGCAAGGTTGGGTTGTATGTCAGCGATAAGCTCTCCACTTTCGAAGTAGATGCCGATAACATCAAGTTCACGACTTTCGACTGGAGCGTAAAGAATTCGTCCAAACAAGAGATTTTCCACCTTGACAGTAACGGAAATCTGTCTATCGCAGGTACATTTCATGGAAAAATTGATGGCAATACAACTATTGGGACAGGTAATAGGAAGGTGCAAATTTACGTTGACGAGGGAACATCCATCAAACGCTCTGGAATCAGAGGAATAGACAACAGCTATAATGAATTGTTTGACCTTGGATTCTGGCAATATTCTTCGGGAACGAATATGGAACCGAGATTAAGATTGTATGATCCTTCAGGAGGCCAGACTTATATATATCCTGGTGAAATGAAAATCGAAAGCAATTCTTATGGCGGGGCAAGTGCCGTTCTTACAGTAAAGATGTATAACAATAAATTACGCATTCTTGCACCATTTGATTCATGGTTGACTTTCAGCGATGTAAACACAGGAGAATATAGCAAGGGAGATGTCTTTGTCGATAGTGATGGTCATCTTTGTGTAAAAAATTGGGAAGGAGTACATAATGGTTAAGTTAAGGCAGATAATAACAGGGAGTTTCCCATTTAAGTGCTACACGGCGTTGACGATATATCCATTCGTCTTTGTCCGTAAAGATCGTGCTGAAAAATATACTAAAAAGGTTGAACGTCACGAGACGACTCACGCATTACAGCAAGCGGAATGTCTGTTCCTTCTGTTTTTTCTGATTTACGTCTTGGAGTGGATCATCAAGCTGCCGTTCTGCAAGTTCAACAGAGATAGGGCCTATATGAGCATCAGCTTCGAACAGGAAGCATACGAACATCAGGAAGAGGTCTATTACAACGAAGTACGCAGGCACTATGCCTGGGCCAAATATTTATTCACCCTAAATTCATAGAAGAATGAGAAAGATTGACTTTTCAAAGATTGTCGTAAAGGACATCGACGGCAAGCCTTATAAGGTGGCAGACAAGGCGGGGGCGAAAGTGCCCTATGACTTTGCCAAAGCACTCGGAAACGGTCTGTTCTATGGCGGGAAGGATATTCGTATCTCCGAGCTGGGACAGAAGGTCTATCACCACGAGGAAGTGGAGCTGACGGATGAAGAACTGAAAACTGTTCGCGATCTCATCAACGCAGGCTTTGCTCCCTTCATCCTGTTGAGCGTGAACCCGCAGCTCGACGAGATGCTGAAAGAAGTATAACCCCTAAAAAAGTAAGATATGAAAGAGATTCAGTTATCAGAGAAGAACAACAACATGCACGTTGATTACGCGCCTGTTATGATCAGTGAGAACATTTCCATCGAGTCGAGCCAGAGCGTAAGGAACGGCAGTCTCGTCATCGAGGGAGTTATCAAGAAGGGCGAGGATAGTCTCGGACGCTTTGTGATGGACAACAGGGACGGCCGCCTTTTCCTTAACGCACGTGTCGAAGGCCTGAAGAATTCCACCAAGAAGGATATCACTGAGACCGTGGCTTCCATCATCATGAAGCTGATGCCGGAGGACGAGGCAGTAGCTGAAAGTTAATAACGAAACCCTGAACGGCTATGGCAGAGATTGACAACACCATGTCAGGAATCATGTGGCAATGGTTGCGCGGACACAAGCAGGATATCCTGGACTACTTCTCCACGATCATGCGGGAGGCGTCGGACATCCAGATTGTGAACTTCGACTCCGAAAGGCACGCAGGACTGCTGGCGTCGTATATCTACCAGGGGATACGCAGGATCGAGAATGTGTCGCCTACCTCCATCGTGGAAGGCCTCAGCCGTCTCGGAGAGGATGTGCGTGAACGCTGCGACAATGCCGCCTCCAGCGCAGAGCGTGCCGCAGGCTACGCCCAGTCACAGGGAGAGCGCGTGGAGAACGCACTGGAAGGCTACCAGACGCTCTACGAGCGTGTCAGCCAGCAGGGTAACACTGCCGAGCAGCAGGGTGCCGAGGCACAGCAGATCCATGACTTGATGTTCGCCTGGTTCCTCGGGCAGAACAACAACGGCTTCCAGCACGACGCAGAGGCACTCTACACCCGTTTCGAGGGGTTCGTTGCCACATCGCAGCAGCAGTGGGAGGACTTCTATACGGATGGCGTGGTGCCCGACTGGGATGCTTTCTGGTCGCGCGTCCTTGCCAACTGGCAGCAGTGGGAGGAAGAGGAGGCCTCACGGAAGGGAATCCTCTGTCTCGACTTCAGCTACAACTACGAGGAGGGTGAGCTGATCATGGAATATGTAGAGCGGGACAGGCTCACCATGGATATGTTCAGCTTCGATAACGGTGATTTCATTGTGGATTACAACATATAAGCAATACAACAGTATGGAAGGACAAGAAACAAGCACGCAGCAGGAGATGAACGTTATCTACCCGGACACGGACCTGAAGTTCCGCGTGGACTTCAGCCTTGAGGGCTTCGACCCGAAGACGGATCCGTGGCTGCTGCAGCTCCGCAACGAATTCAGGAAGCTTCCCATTACGAAGGACGATAGCCTCGTCGACGAGGAAGGGAACTTCTACATCACCGTACGCGCCCGCATCGGAAAGACTTTCGTCACCACCACCTGCGGCATCCCAGACGGAGACTATGCTGGCGGCTACCGGCAGGAGACAGACGAACAGTTCCTCTATGAGCCTTACTGCACGATGCCCGGCTATGCCATGGGCTACTGCAGGCACAAGCACTGGGTGACCTTCACGAGAGTATGGATGACCAGCGTCAACGACGACGGACTCATGCTGCTTCTCGACCGCAACGGCCAGGTCATCCATGACCGAAACGGCAATCCAATTTTTGTTCACAAATACAGGAATCAGTAGATATCATGGCATTGGAAGAAAAGAAATGTATCAGCGAAAGCGTAGAGGAAGTTGACCAGCTCCTCGATGACATGGCCGCCATTTCCAGACAGCTGAAGGAAGGCAAGAGGCTGTACTCCGAGGAGGAGGTCAAGGAGGCTACCAACAATGCCGTCATAGAGATGGTCTGCGAGATCACTGAAGAGGACATCGAGAACTTCTTCTATGACCCTGAATACAACAACATCACGGCTGAGGATACCGAGGGCGGCGTCATACTTACCATTGACGGCAGATTCATCGACGGCGAGGATGCGGCCGAATGGCTTCTGACCCTTGACGGAACGGAGCACCGCCTGGAAGGTGAAGGTAAGACGGTTACGCTCTCAGAGGAGGATTCTTCGGCTTACAGGGCTGCCGTCTCAGCGACTGTCAGCGTGACCATAGACGACTGCACGAGCAGCGTCTACACTCTCAAGTAAAGACTGAAACTGGGATTCGTCCCGTCAGTATAGTTCACATTTTATTAACATTTTAATCTTTATTGCATTATGGCTAAAAAGAAGCATTCTGCTATTGGGCTCGTGCTCAAGAAGATTTCCAAGACCTCGAAGGGCTACACCGACGAGCAAATCGACCTATCAAAACTTCGTAGGTACGAGAAGGGTACCGCCAACACCGGCTACCTGAAGACTATCATCCTCTCCTCAGCCAAGACACAGGCTGCAGCCGAGGCAGACGCTAACCGCATCGAGATCGACATCCCGAAGGATTTCCTCGTGAAGAAGGGTAAGTCCCACCTGCTGACCGTCGTGGCCGGAACAGGCGACAACGAAGGCAAGTGGATGGTGACGAAGGTAGACAGCACAGCCGTCGCAGAGCCTTACGAGGCTCCCTCCACAGTGACTGGTGCTGGCCAGTGGATGGACCTGGTGATCAACACCAAGGACACCGAGAACGGATCGGAGACCGACGACCACCTGAGTATCAACGTCACCGAGCTGATGGACATCTACACCAACGGTGACGGCCTCAGCCTTGACAACAAGGTATTCAGCATCAAGCTGAAGAAGGTGGACAACGCTGATGCCAGCGGTCTGGAGGTGTCTTCCGACGGATTGGCCATCAAGATCGACAGCAGCAATGCCAACGGTCTGTCAATCACCGCCGAAGGCCTGAAGCTTGCCCTCGCCACTCCTTCTACCAACGGAGCGGGCGGCTCGAACGGTGCCATGTCCGCACAGGACAAGGAGAACCTCGACAATCTCGTTGAGGACATGGACCTCTCACTGATCTCAGACGCTGAGATCGGCAGCTGGTACGGCTATGCAGCCGACAGCGAGATGGTTACCACCACTCTGCCCGGAGTAAGTGATGACTCTATCACCGACGAGGCTTAGGCTTTCTGACGACGTGGGGGACGGTCTTGTTATCCTGCCGTCCCTCACGCTTACAAGCTTATAATGCGATAAAAGTTTAGGTAAAAAAAAAGCAAGGAATTGATATGGCCAAGAAACTGGGCGCCCTCGGGCTGTTGATGAAGAAGCTGTCTGTACTGTGCGACGGTCGTCTGGAGAAGATCGAGCGTAAGGTAGAGATGCTGGTGGAGGGCCTGCCGTATGTCAACTTCGAGTATTCCTTCAGCGACGGTGAACTCATCATGGAATATGAGGAGGGCACGTCCATCGTAGAGGACAACATCGACTTCGATAACGGAGACCTGACCATACAGACCACAGATTAACGATCACTGATAATTCAAAAAATACAATTATGGCAACTAAGAGATTTACTATTGGTATCACTGCAGGAGGTGGCTACGACCCTACCATGGAGTACAAGGCCCTGGTAAGGGTGTATGACGCCGAGACGGATTGCTCCTACATCAGCCGCAAGGCCGGCAATGTGGGACATCCCGTGACCGATACTGAGTGGTGGCAAAAGGACACTTCCGATCCACGCATGCCGGAGCAGCAGCAGTCTTCCGCCACCGTCGGCATCAAGCCGAATATCCTGCACAGATGGGCTTCGCCTATGACGGAGCTGAATATCACGCTGCTGACGGCTACCGGCAGCGGTGCGAGTGAATACATGATGGAGTTCACGGTCAGCGGTAACCTGTTCGAACTGAACTTCGCCTCGGATGTCCGATGGGCTGGCGGCGAGGCTCCAGAGTGGGAGGACGGCTACACCTACCAGGTGAGCATCCTGCACGGCATGGCCGTGGCAGCGGGATGGGAGGCCGCCCAGTCATGAGCATATTCCGCAGAGCGATAATGATGGCCTCGGTGAAGATTGCGGCCATTGCAGACTGGTTCCGCTCCGACGGCTTCTTCCGTTCGGAGGCGTGGTAGAATATTAAAAACCAAAAGCATAAAGAGAAATGGCAAAGAAAATTACTATTCCAGGAACGAACATCCTGACAAGCAAGAATGACCCCTGGGGCGGCGTGAACAACACCAACGCCCCCATCACGGTGCATGGCGTGACCATTCCCGCAGGTGCCGAGTGGGGCATCAACAAGGGGGAGATAGAGCGTTTCCTCCGTGAGCAGCACATCAGCGCTGCTGCAGAGACGGCTCTCGCAGGCAAGGTGGCAGGCGTGACAGTGAACAACTCCGAAGTGGAGAAGGATCCCAACGGCAAGGTGAACCTCAGCGTTCCCGTCGTGGACCAGTCGCTCAGTGCCGTGAGCCCGAACCCTGTGGCTAACAACGTCATCACAAGCGAGATCAACGCACTGAACTCAAACCTGCCGGTAGAGGCTGAGGTGGACGCCACACAGGAGTCTGGCGGTATGGTGCCGCTGATCTTCCGTAACGCTCAAGGTGATGAAGTGTTCTCTGCACAGATTCCAGCAGCGCAGGAGATAGGTGAAGTTATTGCCCCGAAGGTGACAACCGCCTTGCTGACCCCAGCCGTGACGAAGCTGGGAGACACGATCATCATGACGTGGAAATACGACTGTCTGAGAACCTTTGAGGGTACCTCGGAGCGTGCCAACTACCCAGCCCAGACAGTGGAGATAACCGTGAAGGTAGGTACTACGACGGTCCACAGCGAGATGCACTCACTGGTGGCTCCGAGCGACACCGTCCGCATGCTGACCCTCGACGCATCGAAGATCACGTCAGCAGGCACGGTGAACATCCAGGTTATGGCTACTACGCCTATCGACGAGGAAGTGAAGACCAGTCGCAGCTCAAAGACCGTGACGGTCATCACCATGGACCTGGCTACTACGTTCGACCCTGCCTCTCAGCTTGCGCTGAGCAATGGCTACGTGAACGGACAGACCGTCAGCATCCCTTATACCTATACCGTTCCTACAGGCACGACGCTCCGTGTTTGGGTGGACGGAGTCCTCGACTCGACGACCACCATCGGCGGTACAGGAAGAAACTATATCTATCTGCAGGCATCGAACCTCGCGGCAGGACGCCATAACATTCAGCTGCTGGCGGAAAGCGGAGGCCTGCTCTCCAACGCAGTCATCGTCGACCTGCTGAAGGCAGGCTCCGAGGCGGAATACGTCGGTCTGCGCATGTCGGCTCCCGTCGCACAGCTGAGCGATATGCCGCTGCCGTTCGCCTATGGCAATACCGGACTGCCTGCCACGGTTGCCCAGTTCAGTGAGCTTGTGATGGATATCGCAGCATGGAATGCCGATGCACTGACGAGCGAAATAGTAGTGGCCGTCGATGGCGTTACTACCCAGACACTGGCCGTAGGCCGCACGATGCAGTCGATCATCCAGCGCTTCGACACCTCCGGCAACCATGCCATGACGATTACCTGCGGCGAGAGCGTTCGTACTTTCGCAGTGGCCGTCACTGCCTCCGGCATCTCCGAGACGGAGACCGTAGGCTACCGTAAGAAGCTGACTGCCACAGGCCGCTCGAACAGCGAGGCCAACCCCGCCGACTGGGGAGGCATCACGAAGTTCTACGGCGTGGACTGGCGCACAAACGGCTGGGGCAAGGACTCACAGGGCGTCGATACGCTGCTGCTCACCAACGGCTCGCGTGCCATCGTCGGCCTGCGCCCGTTCGTGCAGGACGTTGAGGATGGCGACTACTCCATCCAGGGTCGCGGTATGACGCTGGAGATGGAGATCATGATATCGCAGGTCATGGAGCGTGGCGCAACTATCATGAGCTGTCTCTGTGATAACAATAACTCTGGATACCCAATGGGTATCAAGATTACGACTGAGGAAGCAGGCTTGTATTTCGGAGGCGTGGAGGAAATCACCACTGCCGAGGATCTCGTTGACGAGAACGGCAACTATATCGACTACGAGGGCAATCCCGTGGAAGAGCCCGTTAAGTTGAAGATCTCACGCCCTCACGGTGTGGCAAAGAATATCGCTATTGACCGTTGGGAGCATGTGGCATTCGTGATTCAGCCTGTTACAAGCGGCTACGGACTGGCCATGATGTTCATCAATGGCGTTCTGTCGGCAGCTAACAGATATACTGGCTCTCTGAGACAGAACACACCCGCTGACCTTACTTTCGATTCAGATAAGGCAGACATCCGCATCCGTGGCTTGCGCTACTACCGCAATCCGCTGAGTGCTGACGAAGTTCTGTCAAACTGGATCATTGACCGTCCGACGGCTGCTGAGATACAGAGCGCATCCGAGGACAACAACGTCGGTGACACCAACAAGACAAGCGATGCTGACGGTAACATCGCCATCAGCCGTGACACGCTCCTGTCAAGGGGACGCGGCGTTCTGACTATCATCAGAAGCGGTGACTCCGGCATGGGCTTGTCCGACTTGTTCGCATGTGCCGACAAGAAGCAGAACTTCAAGGCCGACCTCGTTCGATGGGAGCCTCCTCTCGACAGCAATGGAAACCCTATCGGTGAAGGCTTCGAGGCGCGTAACGTGAGAATCCGCATACAAGGTACGTCATCCGTGAAGTACCCATATAAGAATATCCGTATCTACCTGACTACACAGCAGGGCGACGTAGCCCGCGTGCTGAAGATCGGTGGTGTGGACGTAACGGCAACGGCCAGTGGCTATGCTCTTCGTGGCAATGCCAACTCAATCGACCAGGCCGTGCTCTGTGCTAAGACGGACTTCGTTGACTCTTCACTTGCTGGTAATACAGGTGGTGCCCATCTGTTCCACAACGTCATGAATCAGCTTGGTCTGAACACACCTCCACAGGAGTATGACGCAAGGGTACGTCAGTCTGTTGACGGTCTGCCTTGTGACATCTTCGCAGGCACATCGGAGCAAGGCTCTCTGACCTATTGCGGACAGTTCGTTCTCAACAACGAGAAATCAAAGTCTGGCAAGATATTCGGCATGGAGGGTGTCAGCGGTTTCAGCGGTGACGAAACACTGAATCCGATGTCTATCGCTTTGGAGGCATTGAACAACGCATCTCCGATGACACTGTTCCAGCCTGCAGGCTCTGCCGACAGCCCGGACCTCTCCGCACAGCTCTCGAAGCAGTTCGACGACGGTTTCGAATTCAACTTCCCCGAAGACGCAAAGTGGGCGAATGTCGATGAGGGCCAGTGGGACGCAGGCAAGAACAAGTGGTCCGTAAAGCCCGTGGAGGGTGCCCGTGCAGCCATCAAGCGCTGGATGGGATGGATCTACGACTGCTTCTGCGACACCGCAGGCTACAAGGCAGGCAACATGACCCCAGCAAGCCCAGACTTCGGTACACAGCTCGGCTGGAGCGATGAGTCAAAGGCAAAGTGGGTGAGCCAGAAGTTCAAGAACGAGATTTCAAATTACTTCGACCGCGACCACCTGCTGACTTACTATATCTTCATTGACTATCTCGCTGGTAAAGACCAGCTGGCCAAGAATATAATCTGGCGCACATGGGATGGTTTGAAGTGGTTCTCTACGTTCTACGACGGTGATACATGGGAAGCCATCAGAAATGATGCTTTCATCGTTTATCTCTACAATATTACCCGTGACAGCTACGACTCTGAGCGCAGTAAGTACGCATTTGAAGGTCATAACTCATGGTTATGGTGTCTTGTGCTTGCAAACTTCGAGGAAGAACTGAAAGCATGCGCCGTTAATCTCCGTAACGCCATGTCAACACAGGTGATGCTCGATGAATTTATCGGCACCATGATTGGCAACTGGAGTCCACGTCAGTACAACAAGTCAGGTAAGCTCAAGTACATCGACACCATCGAAAACATGAACTACGTCTATACTCTGACTGGTAGCAGAGAGGATCACATCAGACAGTTCCTTGCTGACCGTGCACGTCTGCTTGATGCCCGCTATGGCGCAGGAAACTATAACGGCGATGTCGTGACGTTCACTGTAGTCAGAAACGCTGGCGATGCCTATTCTTCTATGAAGCTGACATCTGGCGACCTGTACTATTTCGGTTACAAGCTCAACGGTCTCTGGCTGCAAGGTCCTACCAAGGTTGCCGCAGGCGAGAACCTGACTCTCCAGTTCACAGGAACACTGGCTACGAACGACCCGCTGATGCTCGGTGGTGCAAGCTGCCTGCGTGAGCTCGACCTTACGAACATGGGTTCTCAGTTGAACGGTACTGTCGGTTTGTCTCTGTGTACCATGCTTGCAAAGCTCGTGATGCCTGCAACTATGGGTGTAAGTAACGCTCCTTTGACTCTTGGTAATATCTCGAAGCTGGAGTATGTCGACATCACCGGCCAGACAGCTGTACATACTGGTACTGCCGGACTCTTCGACCTGTCGAAGCAGACCCGTCTGAAGACCCTGCTTGCAGGCGGCACAGCCCTCACCACCGTGAAGCTTGCCGAAGGTGCGCCCATCACTACGCTGGTGCTCCCGTCGACGCTGCAGGCGCTCACGCTGCGCTACCTGCCGAAGCTCGAGCAGAGCGGCCTGACGCTGCAGGGAACGAGCAACATCACTGCGCTGAACTTCGCAGAGTGCCCGTACCTTGACTGGCAGGCCATCATGCAGCAATGCTCGAACATCACCCATGTCCGTATCGAGGGCATGACAGGACGCGTACGCTCAAGCATGCTCCGTCCGTTCATGTCTGGCTACCGCGGACTTACGGCCGACGGAACGGAGCAGACCTATCCCGCTCTGATCGGTTCCGTGCAGCTGCTTGATGTTGTTGACGACTTCGAGGCAATGAAGAGCTTCTTCGCTCTCTGCGGCCTCGATCTGGAGGAGTGCCAGTACTCTGAGTATGTCTTTGACGATCTTGAGACTGATCCTGCCAACATCACGAATGTCGACAACAAGACGGGCTATGACTACCGTTCCGGCGTCACTCCGACCATCGATCACCCTAACGGCTACTACGCTTCTGGTCACGTGAAGCTGATACACGACCACTGCGTTCCCGTGCTGGCCTATGTCAACCCCGACACACACAAGCTGCATGTGGAGGAGTTGTCAAGACAGAACTATGCGAAGCTCGCCAATGGCAGCAATGCAGACCATACGGGATCATCGTCCGTGCTGGAGCGTGACGGATTCCTCTACGTGCCCCATTACTGGTATAAGGGTGTCAACGACTACAAGAACGCACGCAAGTACTTCCTTCCGTCGTTCAAGACAACCCAGCCGAAGAGTTCGGCAACCGTAACCACACGCCTGGCCCTGACGGAGCTGACGAAGATTGCGGACAGACTGCCTCTGAACAGCCGCCACAGCGTAGGAGACGCCATCGACGAGTCGCTGTTCTTCACCACTGACAGCCTCGACACCTACAAAGTGGAGGTCAAGGGCATGAAGCAGGTGCGCTTCCCGGGCTACCTCGACAAGACGGACAAGCTGGGCTGCTGCCTCTTCACCGATGACTTCGATAACATCATCCAGATATTCACTTTCCAGATGACGGACGTGAAGAAGAACGGTGTGGTCATCAACCCTGCCGACTTTGATAACGATATCGGCGATTACGTATTCCTCAGCATCCCTGCTGAAGCCACGAACCTGTACTTCGCATGTACGAAGCTCAGCGCAGCCAAGCTGCCGGAGGTTATCCTCACAGACTCGAAGGAGATAGAGGCCATCGAGCCGGACTGGGTGGAGCACCTTCCGGAACTCGTCGGACTGTGGCAGGGCTATGCCCCTGGTATCACCACTGGCGGTACGCCTACGGGCGGTCTGAGATCACTCAGCGGAAAAGCAACCAGTCGTGGTAACAATACTTCGACAAATATCTCCTGGACCTATGATGCTGATGGCAACCCGACAGCACTGCCAACCATCGCCATCAACGGTACGGCAATGGACTTCTTCAACCTCGCCCGTGTCCGCACGGCACTGACAGGAGTCCAGAACGGTGAGTACACGACAGTCGGATACGAAACATCGAAGGACCTGGCCAACCTCATGATGGCATGGTTCGGTACCCGTGACTGCGAGAGCATCGTTGGTGCAGGCGGTACGCCGTCATACACCACTGGTATCCGTGACAGCATCGGTGCTGCCGACTCTGACATTACGCTTATGCCTGGTGCTTCAGGTAGCAACACCAGCCAGCTCAACAAGATGTGGGGCTTGGAAGGTTGGACCGGATCACTCTTTGAGTGGATGGATAAGGCTTGTATGAACGCTCCGTCGTTCGACGCATTCATCAAGTCCCATCGAGCCCAGACGGGCACAGGATGGGTCGTTGACTACATCTATCGTATTCTCCAGCAGGACGGACAAGAGCGTAACGTCAAGGCAGAGTCTGCCAACCAGGGTACATGCGTCGCACGTGTACGTTTCGGACGCTACTGTGATATCGTTGTGTCTTCTTACACTGCAGAGACCAGCTGGGCCAACTGCTACGCAGCTTATCAGTCCTCCTATAACGGCCTAGGCCGTGTGTTGGGCCGTTCGAGCTACTACGCGAACGCGTTCGCGGGTGTCGCTTACTCGAACACGCATTACGCTTCGGCGGTCTCGGGCACGAACGTCGGCGCGCGTCTCTGCTTCTTCGGTGAAATAGAGAATGAGGAGGACATCAAATAAATAGGAAATGCAGTGGGACTGTGGCCGGACGTCGTGCGGAGAGCGCGTTCGTAGGGCCGCAGGCCCGCTTCCCATCGAGTCAAAGGAAAAAAGGTATGAACACAAAAGGCGGAAGATTCCACGAGGCCGTGTGTTGGGCCGTTCGAACAACAACGCGAACGCGAACGCGGGTGTCGCTTACTCGAACACGAATAACGCTTCGACGAACTCGAACACGAACAACGGCGCGCGTCTCTGCTAAATCGGAAAGAATCTGCTTCACGGGACTGCAACGTGCTTGCATCGTCCCGGAGCCAATCGTCGCTACGGCGTACATCCTCGGGAAGGATGATGGCAGTCGGCGAGGAATCGGAGCCTCGGCAACAGCAATAATTCCATTCCAGTGCTTAAAGAACTGGAAAGTATTGGAAAACTACTGGAAAGTATTGGAAAGCCGGAACATCTCAGGTCGTGGCCGATCATGGGTGAGTAGACTGCGAAGGCAGGCCGAAAATGCTATGGCTGCGAAAACGAAGAACTTCATACATACATGCCAACGAGATTCGGAAATCTGATACCGCTGATCGTCGATCCGGACAACATGGACCGGGCGTTCGACGAGGTGGTTGACCAACTGCATGATAGGAAGAAGCGTCTTCCAGACGGAACGACAATAGAGCTGCCAGGCAGGAAGACCTACTACAGGAAGAGGCGTAAGAAGATCATCGAACGCCTTACCAGAAGGATATCCTCGGGCACGTTCAGAGTCATCAAATATACTGAAATGGAGGTCACCGACGGGCCGAAGGACAGAATCGTACAAAGCCCGTGCGTCGAGGACCGTATCGGCTGCAACGCCATCATGCGCATCGTGGAGGACAAGGTCTATCCGACCGTCATCAGAACCTCTGCAGCGAGCATCCCCGGAAGGGGTATGCACCACCTGTTTGAGAAGATGCGCCATGATATCGAGAACGACCGCGAAGGCACAAGGTATTTCTACAAGTGCGACATCCGCAAGTTCTTCGAGTCGATAGACCAGCAGCTGATGTGGGAGGTGGTCCTGCACTATGTCAAGGATCCAATCCTGCTGCCGATGCTGCAGAACTTCGTGACGATGATGCCGAAGGGGCTGTCAATCGGGCTGCGCTCGTCGCAGTGCTATGGCAACATCATCCTGAGCGCCATCGACCACTGGTTCAAGGATGTCCTCGGTGTAAGGTACTACTACAGGTACTGTGACGATATCGTGATCCTCGCAGGGTCGAAGCGGAAGCTGTGGATGCTGCGTGATATCATGCACGAGCAGGTGGCCAGACTCGGACTAGTGATCAAGCCCAACGAGGTCGTGAGGCCTTTGAGCGAGGGCATCGACTTCCTCGGGTTCGTCTACGACGGCAGGAAGGCAAGGCTGCGCAAGCGCACCAAGCAGAAGGCAGCGAGAAGGCTGGCAAAAGTCAGGAGCCGCAAGCGTAGGCAGGAGGTGGTAGGAAGCCTCAAGGGAATGGCGAAATGGGGAGACTGCAAGCATTTATTCAGAACATTAACAGGTAAATCTATGACGGATATAGGAGAAGTACATGCGGAGGCCGCATATCCAAACGGAAAGAGAAGACTGAAGGGTTCGGACTTAGGTGCGAACAAGCTCATCGGCAAGCCATTTGTCATCGTCGACTTTGAGCCGGACGTCATACCTCGCAGGGAGCAGGACCGCTACGACAGGGAGGTTCTTGAGAACGGAGGCAACACCGTCGGCATTGAGCCGCCGAAGCCGAAACACCTCATGAGCATTCTGTTCGAAGGCCAGCCGTACAAGGTATGGACGGGCCTACCAGACAACAAGGCCAAGCTCGACAAGGCGCGAGAAGATGACCAGCTGCCGCTGTTCTCGTCGATCACGGCAGACTATTCCGGGCGCTATCCCTGTTTCAAGCTATGCTCAGCTGTAGCCCTCGGCTTCACGCCTCCGTCAGACGAAGAGATAGAACAACTGATTAAGAAACATAATATGAAGTAGTTATGGAAAAAGTATTTGGAGCAACCGTGCGCAACGACCAGCTGATCGTCCACGGAACAGGCAAGGCCGTCCTGATCTACGGCTATGGTGAAGAAGACGGTCAAGGTTTTGACTACCGTCATGTGTTCGACCACAAGCCCACGAAGGAAGAACTGAAGAATGTCATCGAGGAACATATCAACTCAATGACAGACGAGAAGATCCTGACTGGCTACGTCTGGAACGGCAAACCCGTGTGGCTGTCAAAGGAAAGCCAGTTCAATTTCAAGGCTGCCTACGACCTTGCAGTGCAGAAGGACGGTGCCAATCTGCCAGTGAAGTTCAAGCTTGGCGAGGACGAAAATCACAAACCTGTGTATCACACGTTCAAGAGCTTTAGCTCACTCGACGATTTCTACACATCGGCTATCACCTTCATCAACCAGACGCTGAACGAGGGCTGGGCCGAGAAGGACAACGTAGACTACAACGCCCTCTTTGGTGTAAACGAATAACCTTAAAAAAGAGGTGAATATGAAGAAGTTTATTTTCATGGGCCTTTTGCTGGCGATAGTCAGCATCATGGCTACGGGCTGTTCAGGCTGTCAGTCCGAGAATAAGAAACAGCCTAAAGAGGTGGCTGCGCACAGCGCCGACTACGACGGCGTGCTGCAGGACTTCACCGCAGGCACAAAGAACATCGTAGCCCTGCATCGTCAGACGATGTTCAACCTGGTTAAGGGACACGATTACCAGTGGCGTAACCTGCAGGTGTCGTTCAACGACTTCATCAAGACAGACAACCTCGACGACCTGCACATCACAGACATTACCAGCGTGTACTTCTACTGGGAAGATGGACCTTGGGTACAGTACATTTCTACAAACATCAAGAAAGGTACGATTATCCCCAATAGGATTCAGGATGTGTGGACAGAAGACTGCGACTTGAGCAACTGCGAAATCAAGCTTGGTGTTGAGGACGTTCTGAAACGACTGAAAGAATGGAACGGAGTCATCCCTGAGAAGTCTAACGGCATGGTGCTCAGACTACCTGTAGGCCCGCGTAACTGCAACGCACAATGGGTGATCGGCAGCTTCGGAGACCCTATCTTCATCGATGCGGTAACAGGAGATATTACTGAATGGTGTCCTGCGTTCCCCATCCCAAACGTCAACGGTCCCCTCGGCGAGTGGCCATAAAGATAATAGAGCCATGAAAGCGTCACTGATCGTTTCAATCATCATGACAGTCCTCTTCACGGGGGCTGTCATCTGGAAGACACGCAAGATACCTGAGAGCATATCCGATATGGTCTTCGACCTGTCCGTACCATGTCGCTGGATATGGGGCGTGTGGCTCTGGGCAGTGTCCTTCCTCACTGCTGTCCCTGCAGTCGATACTCTGTCGGCAAGGGGGCAGGAAGGCATCGCCTTCGCTATGCTCGCCGCGCTGTGTATGACAGGTGCCGTGCCGCTGATCGACAAGAACGGCAGGCGCGCGCACTACATCTTCGCCATCTGCGGAGGTGTGCTGAGCCAGGTGTGCACGCTGCTGATATCACCCTGCTGGCTTTGGCTGTGGGTGCTGATGGCAGTCATACCGATGGCCGACCGTATGTGGTGGCACCAGAGCATCCCCGTGTGGATGTGGAGGAGGGGAGTGTTCTTTGCTGAGATAATCTGCTATGCGTCGCTCGTCATGGCACAGTTGACCAACCTATAAATATGTATCGGTTATGACGGTATCAGCCTCAATTTCGGTTCTCTCATGGCAGGGTGTACTTGTCATGCTGTCTTTCATGATCGTCTTGTCATTCGTCATCATCTGGACGATGAAGTACGGGGAGCTTCCGGCCACCGTGTCGGATGCTGCCTATTCTCATACAAGGATATGGCGAAGGCTGCCGTACACGCTGTGGATCTGGGGCGCGACGTTCACGCTGACCCCCGCACTCTTCGGACTCATACCGGAAGCGTGGGAGGGGGCGGCGCACGTCTACGCGACGGCAATGGTGCTGACGGGCATACTCCCACTTGCGAGGAAGGATAGGGACCTGTTGTTCATCATGTCGGCGCTCGCTGCCGGCGTCTTCTCGCAATGCTGCGTATGCGTCCTATGCCCCTGGTTCATGCTTGTTTGGTCACATATCGCCGTGCTGCTCGTCTTCTCCGGCTCCAGCGACTCAGTGTCGTGCTGGGTATGCAGAAAAGGCGTGTTCCTGGCAGAGTTCGTCTGCTGGTTCAACATCGCGGCATCATTATTAACCCTTCTGATAATTTCGAAATGACATGTATACAGAAAGACTAACAACACTGATGTTCGACGGAGGGCTGATGCTCCTCTGCTACATCATCATCCTCGGCCTCATCTTCTGTGACCTGCAGGCAGGCATCCGCAAGGCAAGGAAACGCAACGAGCCGCTATTCTCCGACGGCTACAAGCGGACGATACAGAAGATCGCCCAGTACTTCAACATGACCTTCGCGCTGTCGCTCATAGACATCGTTCAGCTCGCACTGCTTATGTTCCTCTACCATTTCTACGGGCGGGACATCATCATGATACCGTGGTTCACGCTGGTGGCACTCGGCTACGTGGGATTTGTGGAGATCAAGAGCATCTGGGAACCTGCGAACATCAAGGAGAAGAAGCAGCAGCAGGAGTACCGCCGTGCCATCCTTGCGCTCATCCGTGAGTACGGAGGCATCGACAAGATGATGGAGGCCCTGCTGAAAGAACAGAAGAAGGATGAGGGTACCGGCGTGACCGGAAACATCGACGACGAAAACTATTAAGATTATGGTGATAACACAAGCTCAGCTGCTACGGGCTGTGCCCGAGCTATACAAGCCGCGCATCAACGACTTCGTCACCTACTTCAACCAGTGGGCCGAGCCGTTTGGCGTGAACACACCCATGAGGGTGGCGCACTTCCTCTCGCAAGTGTTCCACGAGAGCGGGAACCTCCGCTACACCGAGGAGAACCTGAACTATTCCGCAGACGGACTGCTGAAGACGTTCCCCAAGTACTTCAAGACACGTGCCGAGGCAGAGGCCTACGCACGCAAGCCTGAGATGATCGCCAACCGCGTCTATGGCGGACGCATGGGCAACGGACAGGAGGCTTCCGGAGACGGATGGCGCTACCGTGGCCGTGGACTCATCGGCCTGACAGGAAAGGCGAACTACAAGGAGTACTCAGACTCGGAATTCTGCGTCGGAGACGTCGTGAAGAACCCCGACCTCGTTGCGAAGGCTCCAGGATGCGTCAAGACAGCTCTCTTCTTCTGGTGGAAGAACGGATGTAACAAATGGGCCGATGCCGACGACGCTGACGGGCTGACGAAGCGCATCAACGGCGGCACCAACGGACTGGCCAACCGAAAGTTCCTCCTGCGCCGCTTCAAGAAGGAGTTCGGCATAAAACCGACCGCATGATGTCAGACAAAGAGTACTACGAAGCGCTCTGGAGGCAGAGCCGGCTGACAGGCTGCCTGCTTTCCATTCTCGGGATGTTAGCAGCCGCCGCCATGCTCTGCCTGGTAAGAAGCATATGAAATGACGATAGAAATAGAGGTCTAAGGACCTTTCTTGCTATGATTTTGGGTTTTGGGGCGGGAGACGGGCTCTTCTGCCCCTTTTTTCCACAATTTGGCGGAAATTCCTCATTTTCAGTCGGAAAAAAGCGTCTGAGAGGTTAAAAAATAGTAAAACTTACGACTTTTTGCAATATTTTCGTATATTTGCAGACGTTAAATAATCCAAAACCAAAATTGTAGTATAAATGAAGCAGATTGAGTTCAAACAAGCTAACAAGTCGCTTGCCATCGTCGGAAAGGCCCCAATCCCCGCTTACGTGGACGAATTGGTGCCGCAGGTAGTAACATGCTGGCGTCTCTCCTTGTGGGAGAGGCTAAAGCTCCTTTTCACGGGCAAGGTGTACTGTTGTACGCTATCCAAGGAGAAGAGACTGCAGATGACGGTTCTTAACATCAACGAGAAGGAGATTTTCCCGGAATGAAGAGGATAGGAATCATCGTGGCGATGGATATCGAGCTGGCGCTCATCCTCTGCCGTGTCAGTGAGAAGTCTGAGGCCGTGAAGTTCACGGGCCTGCAGGTATATACGGGAAAGCTCGGCGACGACGAAGTGTTCATCTGCAGGTCGGGCATTGGCAAGGTCAATGCGGCCATCGCCACCCATACGCTCATCACGGAGTACTCCCCGGACTATGTCATCAGCACGGGAGTGGCCGGATCGCTCGACGAGAGGGTTTCCAGCGGTGACTGCGTCGTCGGCTCCGGCGTGAAGTACTGTGACGTCTGGTGCGGAGGCAACAACGCACGCGGACAGGTGCAGGGAGAGCCTGAGTGGTTCCCGTGCATCGGTGTCAACGCAAGCGGCAAGGGGTTCGACAAGATCCTGCGGAAGTACACCAGCAAGAAGCGCCTTTACGGCATCCATCGTGCCCCCATCGTATCGGGTGACTGGTTTATGGAGACAATGGCCGACAGGATGAAAGCAAAGCGTGCCTGCGGACGTGCCAAGGCAGTCGACATGGAGTCCGGCGCCATCGCACAGGTATGCTGCCGCTATGGTGTGCCGTTCCTGCCGGTACGCGTCATCAGCGACGTTGTCGGGGATGCACAGCACACCAAGAAGTACGACGGGTTCTGGAAGGACATGGCAGACCGGTCGTTCGACATGCTCATGGAACTAATAAGGGAGATCAATGGAACGGATTAAGAGCTTTCAGATAGACCACAGGAGGCTGGATAGAGGCCTCTATGTGCACAGCCAGGACAGCGTCGGAAGCGACGGAGTCGTAACCACATTCGACATACGCGTCTGCAAGCCGTACAGCGACTTCACAATGGACGGTGCAGCCGTACATACCATCGAGCACCTGGGTGCGACGTTCCTCCGTACGAGGAGCTTCTTCTCCGACCGCATCGTCTATTTCGGCCCGATGGGCTGCATGACCGGCTTCTACCTCATCGTGGAGGGGAATGTCGGCGTTGACGACATCAGCGGGTCCGTCCGTGAGATGTTCGCGTGGATTGCCACCTATGACGGTCCTGTTCCAGGTGCTACTGAGGAAGAGTGCGGGAACTGCGAGTACCATGATATTGACGAGGCAAGGAGAATCGCTCACTGCTACTACAATGAGGTGCTGCTGCACCTTAACGCAGACAACACCGCCTATCCGCCAGCGAAGAAAGGGAATAACAAAAAATAGAAACAAGAAATGAAGAGACTATTTACATCAGAGTCGGTGTCCGAGGGACATCCAGACAAGATCGCTGACCAGATCAGCGACGCCATCCTCGACTACTATATCCTCCACGACACCTCCAGCCATGTAGGGTGCGAGGTGTTCGTCACCACTGGCCAGGTCATCGTCGGCGGTGAGGTGAAGTCACGCGTGAAGGCTCCCGTACAGGATATCGTGCGCAGGGTCATCAGACGCATCGGCTATGACAAGGCCTGCTACGGCTTTGCTGCAGATGCTGTCGGGATCCTCGATGCCATGCACCAGCAGTCTCCTGACATCGCGCAGGGCGTGGACGCTAAGGAGCAGGGCGCTGGCGATCAGGGAATGATGTTCGGCTACGCCACCAGCGAGACACCGGCGCTCATCCCGTTCCCGCTGTACCTTTCACACCTCATCGTCAAGACGCTTTCGGAGGTCCGCAGGAAACGTCCCGGGCTGATGGAGTACCTCCGTCCGGACAGCAAGGCACAGGTGACGGTGGAGACGGATGAAGAGGGACGTACCGTACGCATCGACACAGTGGTCGTCAGTACGCAGCATGAGGTGTTCGCCCAGAGCGACCTGCAGATGCAGTCGATGATAGCCAACGACCTCAAGGCTGTCGTGTTCCCCGTCGTCATCTCGCAGATCCCGGAAAGCCGCTGCAAGGATATCGCCCGCCAGCTGCTGGGCAAGGACTACCGCCTGCTGGTGAACCCGACCGGGCGCTTCGTCATCGGAGGGCCTGCAGGCGACAGCGGACTGACAGGCCGTAAGATCATCGTCGACACATATGGCGGCTACGCCCCTCACGGCGGCGGAGCCTTCTCGGGCAAGGACCCGTCTAAGGTAGACCGCAGCGCCGCATATATGGCACGATACATCGCAAGGAACCTCGTGGCAGCTGGCGTGGCAGAGGAAGTGACGATACAGCTCGCCTATGCCATCGGCGTGGCGCAGCCAGTCAGCGTCAACGTGACGACCAGGGTAAACCACACAAGCCTCAGCGACACGGAGATCGCAGGACATGTCATGCAGCTGTTCGACCTCTCGCCGTCGGCCATCACGAGGACCCTGAACCTTAACACACCCATCTACGAGGAGACGGCCGCATACGGACACTTCGGCAGGGACAGGGAGGTCAAGGAGAAATCCATCGGAGGAATCAGCGGCAACGTCATTCTGTTCCCGTGGGAAGGCGACGGATGTCTTGAGATGCTTATGAACCATTTCTCTGGATTCATGGTATAAACGAATTTTTTACTCCATATCTTCAATATAAGTATTATGAAAAAGTCATTCTACGCAATCATCCTGCTGGCACTCACCGTCCTTGGACTGGGCTATGCGACATACCGCCTCACCCTGGAGTGCAAAGCCCTCGAGAAGAAGGCCTCACAGCTGGAGAACACAGCCGCCAACATCGGGCAGGCGCCACAGTCCTCTACAGTCGTCAAGACCGATAAAGGCGATATCACCGTTGTGTCGTCAGAGCCAATGAAAGTCACGGACAAGGTCATCAAGACCCGCTACCCTGAAGAGATGAAGGTGGCCAAGAGTGCCTCTGACGTACGTCCAAAGGATGTGGATGGGATTTCACACATCGAGGTAAGCACCCGTGACAGTGTTAAGGCCCCCGTGAATGTAGAGCCCTTCGGAGAACTGTCCACGCATTATGAGGACGAATACGCCACCATAGATGTGCGCATTGACTCAACGAATACGGCCTCTATAGGCTATGAAGTTCGCGACAGCATCGTGATCGTCGAATGGGCAAGGCGTCATAGCATCCTTTTCGGACTGATAAAGTGGAAGACAAAATCCAGAGTCGAGGCATATTCAAAAAATCCAAAGGCACAGGTCAAATCCGTGGAGGTGCTGCAGAGGTTGGAATAGACTTTTTCCCGTTTCTTGCGTATTTGTCTCAAGGCCTGCCCTGCACGAGATACAGGGTGGGTGGGCCAATCCAACACTAGACTGAATGAAAATTGTTTTAGGTTAGTAGTAATATTTATAGTTTTTAGGTTTTTAGTTATTGACAGTAAGATGGTTGAGACAGCGGTCCAATCGTAATTACTAATGATTAGTTAGTAGTTTGTAATGAGTCGTTTGCAGTGATGCAAGCGACTTTGTTTCACTCTGGGTTGCATATTTGATTAACTCTAATTAACAAATAAAATCCCGTAATTTCTTGCATATCTGATTATATTTTCGTATCTTTGTATTGCAAATAAGATGATAATCAAACAATTTTAAAACAGAACAGTTATGCCAAGATCAATTTTCAAACTCGACCTCCTCTTTGAGGACACCCGCAAGAAAGAGTTCGTAACCTTCGAAGGCTGGGACGGAACCGGCTACAACGGAGAAGGAAAGAACGTTCCCGTCTATATCCACAAGCAGAACGGAAAGCGTTACGTCCGCACCTACGCGAGAGGTTGGCGTTGCTACCACGAGATCACCGACCAGAAGCATCCCGTTTCCGGCGCCTACAAGCTCGACACCTGCGTTTTCATGGACGACCAACTGAAAAAGTAATCCCCTTCAATTCACAGAACAATGGCAAGGACGAAAGAGACCATATGCCCGATGTGCGGATGCCGCACGTGCCATGTCATCAGCGAGGACAGGCACGGCAAGAGGCTGGAGTGCGAGATGTGCCGCTACCAGTGGATCACCATCAAGGATTTCAAGAAGTTATTCAATTTAAAATAAGATAATATGGCTAACATATCAACTTTGCAGATTTGCACTCAAGGAGTAAGAGGTGGCCGCACAAGCAGTCCAAAGGAAGTAGGACTGTGTGAGGTTTACTTAGGAGGTCCTGGCTTTATAGCCTTCGATGCTTTCAAAGGCATGGGTGACGACTATCTGCGACGCGAGGAAACGCAGATACGCATCACGAGCAACGACAACGAGGTAGTATTTCGTGGCACGCTGGATGAACTGGTAAAGAAACTTTCAAAATAACCAAGAAAAAAAGGAATGGTCATGGAGACACCGAAGACAAAGACTATCATGGAGAAGCGCCTGGATAAGGCAGGTCCCTATATAAGGACGGAGCAGAGCTATTTTCTCCGTCAGTTGAACAACCACTTCGTGCTGCTGGAGGTCTGCGAGGCGCTCACCAATCAGGGCTTCGAGTGCTTCACCGCACGCGATGAGTACGAGAGGGAGCACACCCACTACGTCAATGCCTACAGGGACGGCAAGCGGGTCCAGTTCGGGTTCTCGGAGGTGCCGTACCGATGGTGGGTCAACGACAGCAGCTACGAACACGGGGACTGCAGGGATATTTGCGGGAAGCACGGCTATGACTATCCATACGACCTTGAGTACCTGACGGGCAAAGCTGTTCCATGCAGCCGGAAGGAACTGGAGGAGTATGAAAGGAAGAAAGAAGGGAATTTCTATGTGAAACTCGGAAATTTTCCCACGTGAAATGGAAATTTTTACATGCAAATAGGAAATAATCAGTCACATTATGGAAAAAGTAATCGAATTCAAGTCCGGTGTCCTGCCGTATGCCCTCGGCAGCCATCGTGGTGAGCTGACTGTGAAGCTCGGGGACATCTACAACACGGGCAACGTACAGTTCTCCATTCGTGTCAGAACGGAGGTAAAGGACTGCAATGACAAATGGCACGAGGAGTCATGGGGTTTCAACGGATCGTTCATCCTTGAGCACTTCAGCGAGCTCTTCCAGTATCTCTGGCTCCACGGCTGCAGCTTTGACGGGGCTCCAAAGAACCCTGTCTGCGAGGGGGCGTACCTGCTGCGGCACGGTCGCAAGCGCGAAGCCTGCAAGCTGCTGCGCATCAGCTCCGACGAGGTGGACAGCCTGATGGTGTCTGCTCACGACCTCGAATACTTCTCGTTCATGCTCCGCAAGGTCGGGGCCGTGGACTACTGGAAAGAATCTGCAGAGTGGCTCATCAAATGGCTTGAGGAACATACCGGCGAGACCGTCGACCGTGACTTCGGCACGTCAGGCAGCGACATCCATGCCATCGACAGCAAGCTGGAACAGATACGCCAGCTGGAGGAAGAGGGCTACTATGACGACGACAAGATAATGGCCAGGTACGACGAGCAGTACATGGCGAGGATGGACAGCGTGCGCAAGGATATCTACAACCGCTACGAGGAGCAGATGCACCGGCTGGAGGTAGAGCGTGACGTGAACCTCAGCATCATCGAGGCTGGCATCACGTCTTCCAACATCATCATCTACGAGCACGATAAAAGCGTGAACTTCAACTGGTCGTACTCGTACCCTCTCATCCCGGAGAGCGACATCGAAAGGTACGTGGAGACCATCGGCCGCATCCGTTTCCCAGAGATGAAGTTCAAGAACGAGCACATGGGACGTTCCAGTGACACAAACAGATTCCAACTATGAGTGACTACATATGCAGTAAGGAGCTCCGTGAGTTCGAGAAGCAGTTCAACCACATCGTGAGCGTCACGCACCATGACGCCATCACCGTGTTCGACGACCTGCTGACGTTCATCATCTTCAACTTCAACCCGAATCCGAAGCCCAACCCATATTGGAAGTACAACCAGGAGCAGAACCAGCTGTTCTTCCAGCTGATGAGGGAATGGCTGTACGTCTTGCAGAGGATGATCGACGCCCGCGGGTGGTACGATGCCTTCGGCGACTTCTTCATGTCGAATGTCGGCAGGACGTCCCAGCAGTACAAGGGACAGTTCTTCACCCCTCACACCATCTGCGACTTCATGGCGAAGGTGGTACTCGATGACAGGGACGAGACTACTGAGCCTCGTGTCACCTGCAACGCCTTCGGCAAGCGTGTGGTGGCCAATGACAGTGCCTGCGGGTCTGCCCGTATGCTGCTGGCCGCCCATGCTACAAACTGCGAGCGTGGCCACCGTGCCTACTACTTCATCGGTGAGGACATCGACCGTATCTGCTGTAAGATGGCGGCTGTCAATATGTGTGCCCATGGTATGTTCGGCGAGGTGGTATGCCATGACACCCTCTGCGAGCCTCACAAGGCATTCACGGGCTACATCATCAACGAAGGGCTGTACCCCTTCCCCGGCTGTCCCACTATCCGCATCACCGACGAGCCTATGCAGTTCATCAGCTGCAGGGCCGCGATGGGCTGGATGGCCGAGGCAACGAAGCGGACAGAGACCGTCAAGGTGCCGGAGGAAGTCAAGGCCGAGGCTCCAAAGGAGCAGAAAGCAAAGGTACCTGAGCAACTAACATTAAATTTCTTTGAATAGCATGGAACAAGCAATTACAGAAATCTCCCGTGAAGAGTTCTTCTGCAAACTGGAGGTTGCAGAAGAGGTAGACTATGTATCGGCAGGATGGAAGCATGGTACTCCCACACAGACGGAACTAACGTTCTACGAAAGCAGCACATTCGTCATCAGGAATTTCCCTCGCGGGCATAAGTCCTTAATGGAGCTGACAGACAACCTAAAGAAGCAGACAGAAGGCATCAGCCGGAAGTTTTTTACTTTCGGGAAAATGCTAATATCGCGGTCAAAGGACGAAATCAGCGATGACTACTATTTTTACAGATATTTCAGACTAAAATTCTAAAGAATATGAAGACTATAGAAGGAATCATCGAAACTACCAATGAGTATTTCGAGAGTGAGGGCATTCCAGAGGAATGGGCACTCACACCTACCGGCGAGCCATATCGCCGCAGTACAAACGATAATCTTGTCGTATCCATGACAGAGGACGATATGCGTACCTATTACAAGCGATATGTCGCCGAATGGGCGGATGATGAGGAGGGCATGGAGTATGAGACGCCCATCGAGTACATCGACTTCATGCGTAAGAAGATTAACCTCCACGAAGAAATTTATGATTCCATCGTGTTCCTTATGGAGAAGTTCAAGAAGGCAGAACTCGATATCTCTGATGAAAAGGATGGAGATCTCGGATTCGTCTGTGTGTCATGGGATTCGTCAGACGGCGTGACGATAGAAGAGTTGCAGGTGACAAAAGTTAGTGTAAATGACCGTAGCCAGCTGACTTTAGAGACCGTTGACGGACAAGTGTTCGATGCTTCAGTTAGAAGCGATGAGGTGCTATTGTGTACCTTCAATAGTGTTTACGATGCCGTGTATCAGCGACTGGTGAGGAAAGGAGATGAAGGATGAAAATAAGGTTCCGCTGGCATTGGAGTGTATGGTCACTGATCCCTTCAATAGGTATTCGCTGCCGCAATCATGCGTTAGTATTCGAGTGGCTTTGCGCAAGCCTCTGGCTGGAGAACACCGTAGGGACTCGCTGCTGGGACAGCAAGTATGTGACAGTCTCCGTAGGCCATTCTCCTACAAACCAGTCGCTTCCGACTCTGCGAGTCAGCTTCCGTAATAGCGAGATAAACATCCGTGTCTCAGTCCTCGGCTTTTGGCTGTCACTCTATATCACCATCGGCGAGAATGATGACTTACCTTTTTAAGAAAAATAAATGCTATAAGATATGAGCAGGAACGTAAATTGCCAAGGTCTCCACTGCCCAGTACGACTGCAGTGTGCCAACTTCAAGAGAAAACCAACGGCAAAGGATGGTCGTACGGCCAGCCGGATCACCAAGTGTACCAACCAGAAGAAATTCGTAAAGAAAGACTGATATTTTGTGTATGACATACAAGCAGCTACAAGCCGCAGAGAGAACCTGCGACAAGATTATGAACAAAGCCTGCGCCATCTATGGGAAGAAGAAGCAGCAGTATATCGACGAGCACGCGCCACTGGTGCTGAAACCAGGCGACTGGATAAACATCCGCCTGCAGGTTACGGAGGAGAGCCGTGCCTCGCTGGTTCCTGAGTATCGCAACAAGCCCCGATACCAGCTCGGCTACAAACATACCGTTCGTGGGCGGTTCGTCCGTTGGCTCATCTATGACAACGGGGAACTGCGTCCAGATCTCTATGGCAAGGCGTGGTACCCATCCAAGGAAAAGATTTTAAGTATAACCAAAAGCAAGACAGAGTAATATGGCTGTACCAGTAGGAAACGGCCTCGTAGAGATTACAGGCGAGAAGTCCCACGACAAGGGGTTCTTCTGTATCAAGTTGTGCGGGCATATCACCGAGGAGATGAGACGCGTCGGCGACACCTCCTTTGACCTATGGCACCATCGTTTCGAGGAAGCCAAGGCCGGGAACTGCGCCTATAAATCCATCTGCCCCAACTATGCGAAGACTGTAGCAAAGCTCGGTAGAAAGCCCGTGCAGCTTTATTTGAACTTCTAAAAGAACATATAGCAATGATTATCAAAGGTAAAAGACTTTACGCAACGAGGATGCGCGGGAAACAGTTCCTTAGCAGCCGTGAGGTATCGCAGAGCAGTGACGGCAAGGAGTTTTCCTGCATCGACGGCATCTTCGTCAAGACCATGTGCCCGGACCTCACATTCGGCGAGGGCTTCAGATACGTCGATCTGCACATCGAGATGAAAGAGTTCCCAGGTGGTCATCAAATGTGGCTGGCAGGAAGATTCCGCCACCGCTTTATCACTTGGGACAAGCCAGACTATGGCAATGAGGACGGCAGTTTCAAGGTTACGGGCGGCGATGCTTTGTACCTGAAGTTCAACTGTGACGTAGACTATTTTCCGCGACTGCCTGTTGGTATCTACCCCATATGGGTTCAGTGCATCAGCAGCGAGCCCTACGACGAGGATGACTATAGGATACCGCTGGTCTTCGACTCCATCGGCACGCTCGATAGGGACGGGGACGGCCACGCGTCGTTCTCCGACAGTATCAAAGGACAGTTGGAGAAGTTCCTTGACGATAACAATCTGTCCTTTCTCCACACACCTGTGGAGTGCAGGATAATCATCGAGATACCACAGAAGGTAGAGGTTTAACAATTAAAAAAACAGAATCATCATGAGTACAATTATCAACGGGAAGCCCATTGACGAATGGGTTGAGGAGCAGAAAAAGAAAGACGGTGCAATCTACGTACACCGAGGCACAGTCATCAATGGCAACACCAGGAGCGTCTATAATGGGGGTGTGATCTCACTTGTGGACGGGAAGGACCTGCGCTATTTGGATGCGGACATCAGCACCCTCATAAAAGGCAAGACCTACCGCTTCACCGGCCGTACAGTCGAACGCAGGGAAGGGGTATGGTATATAGACGGCAGTGAAGCCGTACTGTCAGAACATGAGAGTGACGAGAATCTCAGGAAGCTCATCGACGACACCAACAGGAAAGTGTCGGAAGCCTTCCAGAAGGCAGGCGTGGTGATGAATGAGTTCGGAGGTGGCCGCAGCTACGGGAAGTCTTCCAGACGGGTTGTCATCAACAGCGGAACCGTGAACGTCATCAGAGGCGGGAAGTCGTACACCATCAAGGGCAAGAATATCGAAAAGCGTGACGGTCAGTGGTACGTTGACGGCATACCAGTGGATTGGAAGGACGTCGGTGGCGAGTACCAGGACGCCGATGTGGTCCGCATTGAAATTCACGGCTCAGTGCAGAACCTCGTTACAACCAGCGGTGATGTGACGGTCAACGGTAGTGTTGCCAACCTCAGCACAGGATCTGGAGACGTTCAGTGCGATACTGCAAGTAACGTCTCCACAGGCTCCGGGGACGTCCACTGCAAGAACATCACCGGCATGTGCTCTACGTGCAGCGGTGATATCTACAGATAAACATGTAACTGTTCTGTGAAATTGATTATTTCACGCGAAGGTGGTCCGTCGTGAGACGCGCCACCTCTCTTTTTTATGCGCCTGCGCCATGCTCGCATATATGATTAATAACTTTTAACTAATTTGATTAAACTTATATCCGTAAAAACTTGCATATATGATAACTTTTTCGTATCTTTGCAGTAGCAAATAAGATAATAATCAAACTTTTAACGCAACAAACATTATGGAATCTACAAGCAATCCCACCAGAAACGAGAAGCTGCAGCTTCGCAAGGAGCAGATGATCCAGCGCTCCAAGGACGCCGAAAGCAAGGAAGAAGGCCATTACTACCTATGCCTTGCAGACCTCTACACCCTCGCCATCGAGAACGGGCAGGCGACGATGTTCGGCTCGACGCTGACAGTCACCGTAGGTAGTGATGACGATGCAGTATCAAAGGTGTGCATCGAGGTCATCACTGACTTCTCATCACTCACGAACCATTTCGAGACGAGCTTCAGCCAGTGGCAGGGAGTTCCATGCAAGCTGGTACGCGAGGCTTCCGACAAGCACTTCGGAACGGCCGAGGAGGCCTTCCAGTTCATTGTCGGCCTGTCGCAGAAGATCAACTCATTCTTCAACAACATTCAGATTTAAGGAGGAACGTCTATGACAGTCTTGGAGAAAGAATATATGACACGGATGCCAAATGAGATCCGTCGTCTGCGCGAGAGCATTGACAAGCTCGCAGAAATCCTGAAGCCCATTTCGGATGCCTGCAAGAATCATCCCGAGTGTAATATAGATCCGGAGGCCATCACTGACAGCCTTGAAAAGATAGGTAAGACAATCCTTAAACAAGAATAAATATGGCACGTACAAAACCCATCCGAGAATACAAGGAGGCAGGTAAGCAGTACGCCTACCTACTCGACAAATGCATCTCGACCGACAACTATACGGGTGACTTTTCCTCTGACAAGGCGAAGATCTACCTCGTTCTCGCCTGCTACAAGAGCTGGCTGAAGAACAACAAGAAACCCAAAACCTGGAACACGGCTCACCATATCGGCGACTGGCTTCGTGGACTTCCATCCTGCTGTACAGTGGCCTACTGGAACGACGAGATCGTGAAAGTCGGACAGAGCTGGGGATTTCCACTCCGTACCGACCCCGCACAGGAAATGTTCACCGACCAGTGGTGGAATATCTGTGGCCAACGTCTGTTGGAGATTGCCGACAAGCTGAATATGTCTTACTTTAAAATTCTACCCTATGTATACGAAGTACCAATACAAGAGCAGATGGCAGCAGCTGGAGTCTGAGACTGCCGATCTGCAGAAGCAGATGGATGAGGAGTACAAGAAGCTGCCTAAAGTGCCACATGACAGCCCGGAATGGCATGAGGCCTGGAATGGCTACTATCATAGAATATTCAAGCCAAACAGAGAAAAGATCGACAAGCTGAGTAAAGAGGCGGAATACTGCCGCATCCGTTCACTCGACCAGTTCTACTGCAACCGCCACCTCTACAGCGACGTGCAGCCCTACGAAGTGATCGAGGTCATCTCCGACACCTGTCTGAAGCTGCGCAGCATGGACTACGTGCAGACTGACGGCAGCGTAGAACGGCTTAGGGAGTCCTTCAGTCCTGGAGGCTTCTGCGGCCACTTCGACAACTCCGTGCAGGAATGGATCTGTACGCCTGACCCGAAGGGCATCGTCGTGGAGGTACGCCGCCGCAAGGACGGTCATTTCTACGAGGTGAACGACTCCATCCCTTACGTGATTTCCGACAAGCCGAAACGGTTCCGTGACTTCAATTTCTAAGCGATATGGAAGAAAGTAAATACTGTCTCAAGATAGACCTCCGGAAATTCTTCGAGTCCATCGACACCGAAGAGCTGCGAAGCCTGCGTGACGAGGTTGTGGAGGAGCTGCGCAGAAGGGCAAAGGAAGCAAGGAAGAACGCGCCTCCTTTTAAGCCTGAATACAGCTACTGGACTGGCACGGTAACCCGCCGTATCGGAAACGCGCTGTGCCGTTACCGATATCACGTCGATCCTCTTAACAAGGAGGAAGTCCCGGAAGAACTGAGGAAAGTTCTGGCAAGCACCTATTTCACCCTCATGTCCGGCGTGTTCAGAAAGAACACTTGCCCGAAGGTCGGAGACAGGGTGATACTCAAGTACAGGGTCTGCAAGCAGAAGGAAGCCATCGCCAACTTCAGACGGTCCAGGATCACCGATATCGCTCCGAAGGAGGTAGCAGGCTGCAAGCAGGACTGGAACTGCATCAGCATCATCGCGCGCAAAGACAAGAGTATGTGTCTGAGCTGCCAGGAGGCAATATTAAAATGAATCGATATGGGAAAACTTATCAGCAAGCCCGCTCCTGGAGTGGAGGTATGGGATGAGGATGACGGTACCAAGCTCGTCCTCCTTATCAGATGTCCCAAGTGCGGCAAGGAGAATTACGCATTGAACGTGGCCAAAGGTATTTGCACCTGGTGCGGCTACGATGCGAATAAATTATTATTATCAAAACCAGAGAACAATGAGAAAGAGCAAGTACAGAGGTCAGAAAGTGAGTGACGGCACCTGGGTTTATGGAAGCCTGTCACTCGACTGCGATGACAAACCGTTTATCCGCGTGGCTGGCTACGGTGCGGATGGCAAGGCCTTCGACTCCATGGTACCAGTGAAGCCGGAGTCGGTTGGGCAGTTCACGGAGGTCGTTGCCAAGAACAAGCCAGTCTATGAGAACGACATCGTGCAGTACATCAGTGAATGGGATGGCATCAACCACGTCTTTACTGAGGTGGTTGTCTTTGAGGAAGGCAGTTTCTTAGCTGGAGAGTGCGGCAGGGAGCTTGCCGGATGCTATGAGCTGTCGGTTGTCGGAAACACTTCCGATGATCCGGAAATGTCGTATGGATTTTATAAGGACGCTTAGCCATGACATTACAAGAGTGCAAGGAAAGTATTGGCCGCAAGGTGACGTATGTTCCCTTCGTAGGCTGCGATCCCTCCCTCCATGAGGAAGGTGTGATAACGAGTGTGAATAACAAGTTTGCCTTCGTCCGCTACGGAAGCGATATCAACTCCAAAGCGACAAGGCCCGAAGATTTAAGATTATAGGAAATGAAGAAACTAATTTTATTTATGGCTATAATAGCCTTTGCCGGGTGCGCTGAAACGAAACGCCACAGCAGTTCTAATAATGACGAGTCTGGCAAAAAGGATAGTGTTATCCAAAAGCGTAAGGAACACAAGATTTCATCACATTACTCTGCCCTGAAGCATTGGTACAAGATGCACGATCCTGACTGTCCTCTTTGCAAGGAGATGAGAAAACAGGAAACCATTGCAATCGTTGACTCCATGCTAAAGGAAAGATCGAAGAAATAGGAACCAAACGATTTGCATCTAAACCTAATTGGAGGAATGACTATGCAGTACATGGTAATAATGAACGACAAGTCAGCTTTTATGACTAACTGGTATTCACACGAGAATTGTTGGACTGACGAGATTTTCTGCGTGGTCGATACCATCAAGGAACTTGTAACTTTCGACGGCAAGAGCTGGGTGGAAGTCGAACACGATCATTTATAAATTATGAATATGAACGAGCAATTTGATATCGTAAACCTTCTGAAAGACAAGAAGGCATTGATAAAGTATATTATCGACATGATAACGTCGAGCGACAAGTTTGCACAGAACCTTCCCCAGCTTCGAGATCGTGGCTGGAGTGAGCAAGGTATGCTCGACAAGGTGATAGAGATAACGGCCATCCAATCCCAACAAATCAAGCACCTGGCACTGGTTGCTCTGATTACCGTGCAGTCGAGAGACTTCAACGGCAACGTAGGCGAGATGATGGTTAAGATGGGGCGCGGCGAGGATGCTCTTAAAGCGATGTTTGATGCAAAATTGAAAGGAGGCTGACTATGGGACAAATAAAAGCACCAGATATCTCCATGCCTCAGTCTCGCAGGCCGGAAGCTGCTCTTCCTGAAAAGCTGAAACACATCCATGAGCTGAACCGGGAGATCATTATGTACAAATCCAAGGCCACAGGACGCTCTACAAGAATCGTAGATGAAGTCATCCAGCAGCTCTACAGGAATCCGGGGAAATGGATTGCCCTCTTCGATCACTACTACGATGGAAGGAGTGAGCGGAACCTCTATAACATGATTATGAGAAGAATGGATTCCGAGCATCCGAAAGACATCGTGGAAAAAAGAAGAGGCAAAATCAGCACCATTGAGATCCGCCTCGCCCAATGTCCCGACAGGGATTTCTGCGAGATGAAAATTACGGAACTACAGCGGATGGTAAACGATTTAAGGAATAATGACTCAAAAGAAGAGCATAACGTTAGTGTATTGAAAAAATTAAAATTCTGGTAATTTATGGAACTATATCACAAAGACCAATTTTACGATGTGCAGGACGTAGTCATTCCTGGCACCAAAGAGAGAAGAAGCCGTACTGAAGAGAACGAGCAAGTTATTAATTGGATGAAGGAAACAGGGCGTATTCCCATTACGTACATGCGTGAGAGAGATGGTGTCCACGTAGAGGTCAGCAAGATCTTCGAGGCGAAGGTCAAGGATGTCCTTCAGCGTGGTACTGCCATAGGAGCCGATGGCCGCAAGTTCACCATCGAGAACCCTGACAACCTGTTCCCCATCGGGAGTGATATCTGCGTCCGTGCCACTCCAGAGGGTGGTACCAGCGATGCTTATAGTTTGGACTTCTTCGTATAGACTTATGGACAGGAGAATAGAACTGATACGTGAGCTAATAGCCCTCAATGATGCTGAGGTCAACGCCATCAACAAGGTGGCCTCACAGAGCCGGAAGAAGATGCCAGACAGCGACAGGAAACGCTGCATAGCACTCCGTAAGAGCAATACATGGCTGAGGAAAGCCGAGTTTGAAATAATCCAATCAATAGCAAAATGAGAAAGAGGATGAAGATGGGACACATTAAGGCAACATATATTCCTGCACCACATAAATTGAAAGATGTCAAAAACTGCACTTCACTGGAGCAATCGGAAGAACTCCTGTCTCTTGGCCTTAGCGCAGAAACGTCAGACATGATGTGGGGCTATTTCTACAACGGAAAGAATCTTTGCGTTCCTCAGATAAGACCATTCCTGGATATGAAGGGAGAAATCCCCAAAGGATATGTGCCAGCATGGTCCTTATCAAAGCTGTTAGATTTGTTGCCAGACATTATTAGAGAAGGTGATGTTTTTTATACATTCTCTCTCACTAAGAATGTTATCGAGTATATTGACCACGAAGGTAAAGCCCTTTATTCCACTGGAGGCTGGAACTTTGTAGATGCAGCTGTTGAAATGTTTAAAAAGATAGGAGTATGAATTATAAAAGCTACATATTCAGAATAAGGGGAGAAAACGGCAAGGAAGTATCTGCTAACAAGCATTGTCTTGATGACAATGCTGCCATACACCTTGCCAAGAAGATGTTATCCATCCATTCTTGCACATCTATCTCCGTCTATCACATAACAGAAGTGAATGGCCGTGAGTTCAAAAACTTCATTGGGAAAGTTGAAAAGAAATGAATAGATTATGCCATCATCATCCAAATGTTTCTTCTGCGCCAAGTTTGTGCAGTGCCAAGATCATCGGGAAGACTGTACGGAGTATAAGGCCCGTCCAAGGAAAGTGTCCCGTAAAGGAAAGAAGATTATAGTCAATTTTAAATAGTAACAATTATGAAGATTATCGCAAAGAAAGGCTCTGCACTGGAGCAGACGATTAAGGACATGTACGACCGCATGGTTAGCGCAATGAATGGGGCACAAGACCTGGTGGAGAAGTCGGCTGGCGTCAGACCGACCACTATCTACCACCTGTTCCATTGGGGCATCATTTCTCTGTTGACGAACGATTTCGTCATCAGTAAGGAGGACGAACCGAAGATCAACCCGCACGTACTGCGGAAGAAGAAGGGCGAAAAGGATGTATGGGTGCCTGCCGCACGCTACAAGGAAGGCGCTGCCCTGGCCGCCGCCTTCGACGAGTATGCCCGTGAGCACGAGATTGGCGAGGAACCGCTGCATGAGTTTGGCATTCACGCACTGGACAACAAGAATGGCGTGTCGTACTATTGTCAGCCGACGCACGACAAAGATGCCGACCGCTATTTACTCATCTGCTCCGACAGCATCCCCAAGGGTTTTAACAAGAAGAAACTGGCGAAGGACCAGTTTGAGGTGGAGTATTAACGGAAGGAGGGCTGACCCATGAAACAATGCGAACCACTGAAAGAGCCACTGAACGCACCGAAAGAGTGCGCTCCATGCCCACCAGGACTTAGAAATCGCAGACGTATGCCGATGGGACACGTCGGCATCGTTGCCAGCGAGCCCGTCGCAGGTGCGTCCGACCTCGTTGCCGTTGACGTAAGGACGCAGGAACTGCCCAAGGTGTTCATACTCCGAGAGCAGTACGACAACCTTGACCCAGCCGTCATCCGTGAGAAGCAGGAAGAGGCACACTGCATCCTCGTTCCAGTAGAGCGTGACGAAATGGATAGGATTCGACAGGAGGCCGTCGTATATAAACCGATGCCGGAAATGCCGAAGCTGCCCGAAGTCCTTTGGCAAGAGCCTTCACCTTATTACGGAGGCGCAGACATCGGCAAAGGCCATAAGCACATTGGAGGTCGGCAAGACCCCAAGGACTACGCCAAGAAAAAGAAGGCAAAGCGCCGTCAGCAGAAATCATCAAGAAAGAAACATTGAAATTTGGAAGAAACAATGAAACCGTATTATATCCGCTTCGGTGGCATACCGAAAGACGAGAAATCCTTCTCCTGGAACGAAGACAATACCGTCAGGGGAGAAGAGCCAGGGGTGTCTGTCTATGATGCCCTGTATTTGGACGACGGCTGGCATCTTGTCCTTCCGCTTCCAATCACGGAAAAGATGCTCAACACTCTCTATTCCCTGCTGAACTACCAGAAGCGCCACGTGTTCCTGGTGACGGGAGATTTCGTCGGGCGTGGCTCAGACGGTGAACCGTGTATAAAGAACGTGGAGATCGAAGAAATTATCACAGATAAATTCAGAATAGTATGATATGTAGGAAATGTGGAGAGAAGAATGCGGAGTTGAAGAGATGCTGCAGCAGATGTGGTGCCTTCCTTGAAGGCTACACCCTCAACAACGTTACAGGTGAGTATGGCTACCGTGGCGGTGACGGCAGGTTCTACAAGACCGAGGAAGAATACCGCCGGCAAGCCGAGCTGGAGAAGAAGGCACGTATGGACTTCGAGGAGGCTCTTGCCAGGAATCCGCTCCCTATAGACGAGGAGCTGAGGAAGAGAGTGACCGATATCTTTCGCGGTGGCTACGTCAAGGCCGTGCAGATCGGTACCAATGTGACCGACATCATGAAGCTGCCGTGTGTACGCAGTGCCGATAAGCGCGATTCGAGGGAGACGGAGCCTGCCTATTACATCCTCGATCCCTTTATGATGAAGCATGAGGTGTGGCAGTTCGCCCACAAGGGCGACTGGCTCTGCGCCGACGCTGGTAACAAGTGGTATCTCCTTACCGATGAGGAGTACCAGGAGAGGTTGAAAGGAGGCGTGGAATGACAGACATCCTGATCGCTCTCGTTGAAGGGGGCGGCTATAAAGCAGGGGTTCTTGGACGAGCCAAGCGGCAAAGCCGAGCGGTAATGAGATTAGCAGCATAAGTTAAACCATTTAATATTTACGAAAATGAGAAAAGAAGAAGTAAGATTGACGCAGGTGTACCGCATCAATGGTCGCCTCGTAGTAGCAGACAGTATCGAAGGTGCCATCAACATCTATCGTGAGTGGATGACTCCAGGTTGCCCAGACATCACCAACATCGAGAGGATGGGCAATGATTCCTATTCATGCGTAGGCAATGAAGCCTTGATGTATTCCGAGTCTTCAGCATTGGCCGAAGAGTTGAAGCAGGTTCACGATATGAACAACGAACTCGAAGCAAGACTGAAAGAGGTTACAGCGCAACTGATAGACCTTCAGCAAGCAAATTGCGCTGCTGGCAAATAGCCCCCTGCATTATAGCCGTCCCCCGATTGGCGGGGGACTCTAAAGGTGTCGCGGCTATGCCAAGGCGAAAGGCCGCCGCGTGAAGCAGATGCAGGTAAGCCGTGACCAGGTGTTCGCCCTTAGTCTCCTGTTATCTGACTTAATTAAAGAATGAATATATGAGAATCTATATCAGTACCCCAGTCAATGGCCGCAGCGAGGCAACCTTCGATGAGAAGCGCAAGGCGGCATACCGCCGATCTGTCATGCTGAGGGCCTACCTTCTCGACGAGTACAAGGATGCGGAAGTCCTGACTCCTTTCGATGCCGTGCCACTCGATGCCAAGATAAGCGAAGCGGATGCTATCGGCAAATGTGTCGCCCTGCTGCTGACATGCGACACCGTCCTTCTTGATAGGGGATGGAACGCCTCTGACGGCTGCAACCTCGAGTACCGTGCCGCGAAGATCTATAAGTTGAACATCATCGACGGTAACGGCCAGCTATGAAGATACGGAAGAAGGTCTGTCCTCATTGTGGCCGCAAGCTGTGGCTCCGCGAGTTCTACGTTTCCAAGAGAGGCTGGACCGCCTCCTGGTGCAAGGACTGTACGAAGGCCAACAAGCGGGACTGGTACGCCAGGACCCGGAAGGTTCCTGACGGCCTGCACCATGACAGTGTGACGGGCAGGATCACGGAGCACAAGGGGCTGAGTACGCGCATCTACTGGAACCGCAGGATGCTCGATGACCTCAAGCGCCTCTTCCCTACGACGAAGAACGAGGAGCTTGCGGGCGTCCTCGGTGTCAGCGTCCGCACCCTCATCCGTAAGGCAAGGGAGCTCGGTTTCTGGAAGTCCAAGGAGTGGCAGCATGCCATCACCATGGAGCACCAAAAGATGGCGGAATTCGAGCATAAGCGCCTCGGGCACCCCTCAAGTTTCAAGAAGGGCGAGCACTACAACCCGGAGGGCGAGTTCAAGAAAGGGCACCAGCTCACGATGGAGGAGAAGGCCAAGCAGAAGGAAGCACTCCGCCGCTATAACATCCGTCACCCGTATGCTGCCAAGCATCGCTGCAGGAAACTCATGAAGCCGGTCCTCTGCGAGGACACTGGTGAGACGTTCCCGTCCATCAGCGACGCTGCCGCAAGCATCGGCGTGAGGCCTTCATACCTTAGTGATAGAACAAGGAAAGGTAAGACCGCCAAAGGGAAGACCTTCCGCTTTATTAATAACCAACAAAAATCAGAAGCAAAATGAGAAAACAATTTCAAGAAAAGCAGAGCATCTCTGCTACCGCACATGTGCAGAACCAGTATTACCCGTACGACAAGCCGTGTGGCCTTACCGAGGCCTGCGGCCAGGCAGACATCACCAAGGAGTTCGAGCCAGGCCCCGACGTACGGTCGGAGATCTATTTGTAGATTCGTAAGATAGTTAAACAACGACACGGGAAGCGTCCCGTTTTGAAGGTGGGCAGCCGGGAGGCTTCCCGCCTTTTATGGCATCCTCACGGCAACGATCCGAGGGGTGCTGGATTGCATATTTGATTAACTCTATTTAACTAAAATAATCCCGTAAAAACTTGCATATTTGATTATTTCTTTGTATCTTTGTCGTAGCAAATAAGATAAATAATCACTCTTTAAAAACAGAACAGTTATGAAAACTTCAAAGAAAAATTTCACAAGCGAGAGCGAAATCCGAGTTGCAATCATCAATCTCCTGGGCACAACCAGTGAGCCGTTCGTATTCGGAAAGTCAGTAACCGTCGGCGAGAAGGGTTCCAAGACCAAGATCGCAGCCATCGAGGTAGTGAGCGAGACCGAGGTCTACATCACCGCCGAGTCGAACAGCGATATCTGCTGGGACGACCTGACGATCAAGGAGCAGGCCAAGCTCTACAAGGCTATCGAGAAGCAAGTCAACTCAAGTAATAACAATCAAAATCCAAACAACATGGAAGAAGTAAAGAACGATGCAGCCGAGACTGCACAGGTAGAGAACGAGAACGTGGAGCAGCAGGCTCCCGCAGTAGAGAACCAGGAAAGCGTCGAGGCACCTGCAGAGGAGCAGCCCGAACAGGGAACAGAAGCACCTGCAGAGACACCCACCAAGCCCGAGAAGAAAGAGGAGGAATTGCCGGAGATTCCAGACCGTGGAGACGTGGAGCCTTACGAGGCATCAAGCATCCTCCTCTCCAAGCCCATCGAGGAGGTCGATGCCGACATCGCTGCAAACGACAATCTGAATGTATCGTCATTCAAGCAGCTGGTGGAGTGCTGGCCGACAGCCCGATTCACAGCGACAGCCAAGACCAAGGGCATCGTCACCGCAGAGGCGGAGCCAATGGCGCAGCTGACGGAAACGCTGCAGAAGATGTACAAGCGCAGCATCCTCATCAAGGCTCTCTAAGGGAGCCTTGTTTCCTTTCTATATGGTATATTCAATCTAATCAAATTTGTGTAACCGAAACAGAATGCGGGTCAAAAATCTTCTGATAGTCTGCGCAGATCGGTGGAGGCGCATCAGTGACGACAATGGCTACATAGGCCCTTGGCCTGCACTAAGCAGCATGAAATTTCCTCATCGTAAGATGTGGCTGACGATAATCCGTCCTGCACGAATAGTTGCCGCCTGGTATGCTTTTCCCGCATTCTTTTCAAATCTCATTCAACATGGACAAGAAAATCTTAAAGGCGATGTACGCCAATGTCGTGGCCAACGACGAGCTGCGACCAGTGATGAACGGAGTGTACTTCGACGAGGAAGGGGAATGTGTCGGCAGTGACGGACACCTGCTCGTCGTCTACAAGTGTGGCAAGACCAATTTCGATGGGAAGATTATCCATCTGTCTGGCGAGGAAATTGAGGGCAAGTACCCGAACTATCGGAGTGTCATCCCCAAGGAGCGGGTGGAATATGAGCACCGCATAGACCTCAAGGAGTTGTATGCAGCTTGCCAGTACCATCTGAGGAAAGAGACTTCATCTCCTGATGACAGGGTTTCCATCCTCCACAAGACGTACAAGGTCAAGAGCCTGGTATCAATTCTCACCGTGTTCAACGTGGCAGGGAAGCTCAAGGAGGCCGTCCTCTACAAGTCAGACCAGACGACGGCCGCTGTCATCGAGTCAAAGGACATCACGGCAATCATCATGCCGTGCCAGCATTTCGAGGAGTCCGTCGACGTACAGATTGACGAGGGCTCACCGATGACCATATCGTACGAAAACCTCATCAACGACTACGCCTTCAACTCATGGCGCAAGCCGGAGATCAAGGACTGGATGGACGAGGCGTAGGCCTCTCCGTTCTTCCATCAAATGCAAATAAGTTATCATTCAATGCAAATAAGTTATCAATCGAATAAAAGAACAGTTTATGAAAAAGAATGAAATCGCCGAAGCAGGCACAGTTAGGAGAATCCCTTTGAAGGACATCGTCCCGAGTATCAACAACCCACGCAAGACGTTCAATGCCGATGAGCTGAACGAGCTGGCCGAGTCCATCAAGGAGAACGGCCTGCTGCAGCCCATCACCGTCCGTCCGGTCAAGAGCGAGAATGAGGAGACGGAGTTCGCCAAGTATGAGATAGTGTGTGGTGAGCGCCGCTACCGTGCCACACAGCTGACAGGCTCCGAGGAGATAGACTGTATCGTCAAAGACCTCGATGACAAGCAGGCCCTGACGGCCATGATTTTTGAGAACATGCAGCGCAAGGACGTCGACCCCATGGAGGAGGCCAATGCCATCGACCGCCTCGTGAACGAGTTCGGTACGGAGGTTATACAGGTGGCCAAGATGCTCGGCAAGAGCGAGACGTTCGTCCGCAGCCGTCTCCGCCTCAACGGCACCATACAGGAGTTCGTTGACCTCATGCAGAACGGCCCGCTTGTGCTGACCCATCTTCTTGAGATAAGCAAGCTGCCGCCAGAGCAGCAGAAAGTCCTCTATGAGACATGCTTCACACCGGAGTGTATCGCCCGATGGAAGTACAAGTTCCCGAACATCCCGGAGCTGAAGGAGATGATAGACTCCAATGTGATGATGAAGCTCGAGACAGCAAAGTTCCCTCTGAACGACGAGTCATTCCACGGATTCGCAGACGGGGAGATGCTGCCAGCATGTGCGAAGTGTCCGCTCAATACCGCCAACGATCCGTCCGGTACGGGAGACGTGGCATCGCCAAGATGTATGAAGCGTGACTGCTTCATGCTGAAGACCGTGCAGCACATCCTCCGCGAGGCGAAGCACCAGCCTGCAGGGACGGAGGTCGTCTATACGGGCACGGAGAAGGAAAACGAGAAAATCCTCTCATTCGCACGGGCGCATGAGGTGGAGGTCAGTCCCATCGGCATCAGAAAGACGGTGGTCAACCCTGTCGAGCCAAAACGGGAGGACTTTACAGAGGAGGAGTTCTACCTCAAGCGCCATCAGACATGGGCGCACCAGAAGGCGATCTTCGACATCGGCGTCAAGGACGGTAACATCGTGCCTGTCTATGAGGTCTGCTTCAACGGCCACCTATCGGGCGAACAGAAGTACGTGTACAACATCAAGGACGAGTCGATGGGACTCAACAACGAGTCACGACAGATGAGGCAGGAACAGACGATGAAGTACAAGGCCCAGCTGACGGAACTGACGGACAAGCGCCATGACGAGAAGATTGAGCGCTATCGTAAGGCCGTCGAGGAGGGTGACTACGGCAAGCTCAACACGGCCATGGGGGCAACGGAGAACGATGTGCTCATAGCCCTCATGCTGATGCACCTCTCCTATGAGTTCAAGCAGTCGCTCGGACTGGAATGGACTACCGACAAGGACTTCCTCAAGAACTACAAGGAGGTGCTGCAGAAGAACCGCAATGCCATCAAGCGTGAGTTCATCCGCCAGTGCCTTGCCGAGAAGTCCGTGAATTTCGCCAAGGGCCTACAAGGCATCCTCGAAATCTTCGTCAGCGACCAGTTCCCGCAAGTCAAGGAAACCATCACCAAGGAGCTCGACGACAAGTATGCCAAGCAGCGTGACAACCTCCGCAAGAAGATCGAGGACTTGAAAAAGGACGTGAAGAAGATGCGCGAGGCCGAGGAAAAGGTGGAGAAGCCTGCCGAGGAAGCTCCTGCAGAGGCAGAGGAGGCTCCAGATGATGCCGCAGAGGTTCAGACCGAGTCAGCCCAGGAGCAGGAGGCACAGGCCAAAGCCGCTCCCGCAGAGAACGAGGCACCTGCAGACGATCAGCCAGAGGAGGCACCTGCTGAGGAAGCACCTGCCGAGGAAGCACCTGCCGAGGCTCCTGCAGAGGAAGCCGCTCCTGCTGAGGAGAAGGCCAAGCCTGCCAAGGAGAAGAAGGGCAAGAAGAACAAGAAGGGCGGTAAGAAATAACCGCCTTTCCTCTCATGTTATCACCAAGGGTGGGGACGATCCGTCTCCATCCTTTTTTGTGTGTACGACGGCCTACGCTGGTTCGCATATTTGATTAACAGCGTTTAACGATTGCGATTTAAAAAAGTACCTTAAAAACTTGCATATTTGATTATTTTTTTGTATCTTTGTCGTAGCAAATAAGATAATAATCAATTCAGCAGAACAGCGTTATGAAGAAGTACATTTTCGGCCAGGACACGGCCACGATCGAAGAGGTGAACGCCATCATCAAGGATTGGCAGTCACAGGATTGCAAGTTCGTCTATCAGATGACAGGCAAGGCAGACCGAAAGGGGACTGTGGTCTGGAGTCTCGTGACTTACGGCACCCTGCCGGAGGAAATGGAAAAGTTCGCAGAGGCGGAGCAGGAGGCCTGGGAGGGCACCAAGGAGCTTCAGTGGATGAAAGCCAGATGGGACATTGAGTTCTCCAGCCAGCCCGACAGGCGTGAGGTGTGCCGCATCTGTTCCTGCAGGAGCGATATCCTCATGGCGGTCATGGTAAGGCTTGACGAGCTGAACATCCTGCACGGGGAGGTCCATCGAGACCATCAGTCTAAGGAGTGGTACCTGAACGTACCCAACGACGGAGGTGCTCATTATCTGGAGGAGCTTATCAATATGGGCTGCGCCCAGTTTGCAATAGAAAAGTATCACATAAAAGAGTTTGTATATGAGTAGAGAAGAAATTCTGAAGCAGATGGAGCATGACCTCCGTGTGCTTGCAAGAAACCACAAAGTGGAAGTGAGAATCGAGAATCCGGACGTAGACGGCGACTTCCTGGCAACACTGACAGGTGCGAACGTCCCACTCGTCAATGACATGAGGATGCTTGCGGAAGCCTATGGCCTGGTGCCTGCGGAGACTGTCGAGAGCGACGACGGATGGGGTTATACCAGCATCCTGATTGCGCCGTACGAAGAGGTGAAGGAGCCGAGCACGATGCTCCGTACCCTCTGCGGTGCCACCCGTGTCTATGATGACCTAATGCCAGTAGCCGTATGAGCACGTTCGAGAAAATACAGATAACGCTCGATGACGGGAGCACAGCCGAGGCCGTCGCTCCGGAGATCATCAGCGCGAGCCGTCGGACGGATATCCCCGCCTTCTATGCCGACTGGATGATGAATAGGCTGATGCGAGGCTACTGCGACTGGGTGAATCCCTTCAGCCAGCAGACACAGCATGTCAGCTTTGCCAAGACGAAGTTCATAGTGTTCTGGTCGAAGAACCCGGGTCCGATGATACCGATGCTAAGCCGCATTTATTATGACATGGGCATCCGCTTCTATTTCCAGCACACTCTCAACAACTACGAGAAGGAGGGAATGGAGCCCAACCTGCCGCCGTTCCAGGAGCGCTGCGCCATCTTCCGCCGTATCGCGGAGGAGTGGGGGCGTGGCAGACAGGTCTGGCGGTGGGATCCCATCTTCCTCATCGACGGGGTGCTGACCATCGACGAGATAGTGAAGCGAATCGTGGAGACTTACTCCTGGCTCGACACCTTCCCGACGAAGCTGGTCATCAGCTTTGCCGATATCAACTCCTACCGCAAGGTCAGCTACAACCTGCGGGGGACAGGCGCACGGGAGCTGACAGCCGACGAGCAGAGGGAGTTCGCCGACAAGCTCATGAGCAGGCTTTCCGGGCGGAGCCTTGAGGTGGCCACCTGCAGCGAGAAGGCAGACCTCAGCGAGTTCGGCATCAAGCACAATGCCTGTATCGACGCCCAGCTGATATCGTCCTTCGCCACCAATGACGATGACTTCGCCAAGCGCGTCCTCAAGATGGGCAAGGACAAGGGACAGCGCGACTGTTGCCTTTGCACTGCAGCAAAGGATATCGGGTACTACAACACCTGCGCCCACGGGTGTCGGTACTGCTACGCCAACAATACGCCGGAATCGGCGAGAAAGAACTATGAAGAGCTGCGGTTTTCAAGGCTTCCTCTTTTAATGTAAAGCCGGGAGTTTATGTTTTAGCTGTTTGGCCTGGCTGTGGCCGTGGGGAAACTCGCGGCCTTTTGCTTATGGCCGTCGCTGGGTTGCATATTTGATTAACGTTATTTAGCAAACAAAAAGTCGTAAAAACTTGCATATTTGATTACTTTTTCGTATCTTTGCAGTAGCAAATAAGATAATAATCAAGGGCAAGACCCTTTTTCAAACAGAACAGTAATTATGAACAGACTCATCTTAGCACATCAGAAGCGGGTCATCATCCAGACCACGCTCGTCGAGGCTCACTGCCAGTACAATCCGGCCATCCGTGAGATCCTTACCCGTTACATCAGCCATCCCGGTGTGGTCACAGAGCAGAACCTCGCAGCCACCAAGGCATGGATGCACCGTAACCCCCTGCAGGTGATCGACGCTGCCTGCGGGTGGTACTGGGTGAATGTTTCCCGCACTTATCTCGGCAAGGCCATCGCCTGGCACTTCGACGAGCGCCACGCAATCAAAGTCAAGGTTGGCCGTAACTTCAACAACAATTAAACCCCTACGACTATGTTGACACTCAGAAAGCAAGAGGTGGCGGGCCTGACATTACAGCAGGCCTACGCCCACCAGGAGAGACTGAACAGTGAAATGGCCGTCGCCCAGTCACGGCTGAGGAAGGTCATGGAGCGCAACGACGCACAGTTCCGCAAGGACTATCCCTGCGCCGTCGGTACCAACCACGAGGCAGAGGCGAAGAAGAGCTGGTACGCCCACCGTCCCTACACGGCAGGCACCGAGGAGTCGCTTCGGAGAGACAAGCGATATCTGGAGGAACTTTCGGCCTTGTTGTCCGACCACATCGAGGAATTATCATTAGCATAAGAATATTATGAACGAGAACAGAGAGAAAATCGCGAACCTCAAGAAATGCCGCGATGACTACATGAGCAAGCTGGATGACTGCGAGGTGGTCATCTTCCAGTGGAGAGACGGGACAAAGTCCGGCATCGGCAATCCCGAAATGAAGAAGATGGTTCTCCTGTTCTGCGCCGACGAGGCACAGAGGCAGATCGACGAGCTGGAGGGCAGGGAGCCAAAGAAGTTCAAGGCCGTCGTCATCAATGACGACTGTGCCGCAAGAATCTACGAGTACGACGGTATCGAAGCACTCAACGAGTACTGTCAGGAGAACTATGTCAGCCCTATCGAGAAGGAGTTCGACTCCAAGGAGCTGATGCAGGCATACCTCGACGGCATTTATGATGTCGCCGGCGGTGACGAGAGAGCTCCGGCAAACTATCTGGTACTGACAGACGAGAACGAAATCAAAAAGTTAGAAATATGACAGACAAGGAAAAAGCATCGGCAGTCCTCCAGTTCATGGAGGATGAGTGGGACAGCACGCCGATAATCAATGCGCTAAACCCGCTACTCAAAGACGAGGACCTCGCTGGCCTCTACGACAAATTCGTAAATGAAGGGATTATAAGGGAATGAGCTATGGTATGGACAGACGAACACAGGTTTGAAATGCTGCAGATATTCCGAGGAATGCTGAGCGACCACCACATCTACATCTTCGAGAAGAGGCGGACCGGAAAGGTAATGCCCATCTATCACGTCAAGGTCTATGGCATCCACAAGGGTACCTGGGACTTCACTCCTCTTATACTACACCTTCTCCATTTCAAAGGTGACGACCTCAAGACTTGCAGCAAGACTGATCTTGTCAAAGCGTTCTGCAAGGCTATCGAGGAGCTTGGCTACCCGAAGGAGGAGGAAAGTTACGAAGAGATTTCAAACAATATAATATGGCTTGAATAATGAAACAGATTACACAGGAAATGATCGACCTGGCCCGCAAAGCGGTGGAGGTCGACAAATGGGAGGACTTCTTTGATGCCTTCGGCTTCAAATTTAACGAAGAGGTTGAAGATGCAGAGGAAATCGAACTGGAGTCGTACACTGACGGAGGTGGCGATATGATAATCTCCCTAGATGTCTCTGAGGACTGGAAGAAGGCTTTCAAGGATTATGTAGAGGGCTTCGATGTCGACAATGAGGTCATAATATGGTGGCCAAACGGTAAACCTGGGAAAGGGGTGCCTTTCGACAATATTCGGGATCTTTACGACGATATCGAAGACTGGTTGGACTGGCTCAAGAATATCGTCCGTGTGATGGAAGGGGAAAATCCTCTTGAAGAGGAACCAAGTGACTGTGAGCTGGACGCCATACGTAAATGGGTTTACTGGAGCTACAACTTCTCCGAACCTGCAAAGTTCATCAAGGATATATGGGGTGACGGGCCTTTCGCCGACCATATCATGAAGAAGTTCATCGGCTACAATGCCAATATGAACCGCTTCTACTGCGAGCTCGACAAGGAGAACCAGAGGAAGCTGGCCGAGTACGTCCTTAAAAACTACAATCCAGGATGAACAAGGAACAGGAAACCGTACTCCAGCGTATCGAACGGATCTCCCACTGTCATCCAACGGAGTGCAGCTGTGAACGCTGCAGGCAGATGTGCCATGTGCCATGCCTCGGAACGCCGGAGGATATCGAGCGACTGGTTGATGCCGGCTATGCCGACAGACTGTGTCCTACGGAATGGCTTGTCGGCCAGATTGCGGGCCTGTGCGACAGTCCCATCGCCATGCTCCAGGCAAATCAGCGCGACGGATGGTGTTCGTTCTACCATAACGGACTGTGCGAGCTCCATGACAAAGGCCTCAAGCCGACGGAGGGCAGGCTGACACGCCATGATGACCAGCAGACCTTCAAAGGACAGCCCCTTACCGACAATGTGACGTGGCTTGTGGCCAAGGAGTGGATCCAGCCGGAGAACTTCCCCACCATCGTCAGGATATGCGAGAAAATCAAACACCAAAGGAAATGAACATACTTGTAACGAATGTGAATGACGGAGGGCAGGACGTCCTTGTCATGACGGAGGAGCCGCTGAGCCCTTTCACGTTAGCCTGCGCACTGACGCAGAGGAAGATGAGATTCGACGAGGCTTATTCCATCAAGGACGAGGAACGGCAGTTCTACTGTTTCGACCCTCTCTGGATGGAATCCGAGACGGTCGAGAACACTAAAAGACTGGCTGATGCCTTTATTGCTGAGAACAAAGGGAACGAACTGTACGAAAGTGTCAAAAGGAAATGCGGAAAATAG